AGGTAGAACGGTAGTAAAATACTACTTGACAAATTTATGGTTTTATGATAGGGGCGGGGTTATACCACATATCAAACCGTATGTCAAGTAAGCATATAAAAAAATAATTGTCAATAGGGTATAAAGGAGGGTCACCCCTCCTCATACTATTTATTCCATTTGCGCAAATTCTCAATCAAGTCTTCTGCTGCTCTTTGCAGGTCTCTAATAGCTACCTCCGTTTGATGCTGCTGCTTAACCACGCCTGATACGATAGCGCTAATACGCTTGGATACATACGTAGCCTCCACCAGCGCTAAATCATGTCTAACGCCCTTCATACCCTTATTAATAAGCGTCGATGCATCTATGATATGAACGTGCATATGAGCAGGTAATACAATTGAGTACGTTTGTCTAGTCTTATACATATCACCAAGCACCTCAGCATGTTTGACAATCTGCTCCAGTTCAATAATGGCAAGTTCGATATTAGCGTTCATAATATCCCATCCTTTTATCTATATAATAGTGAGCTTACAATTATAAGGGGCTTCACGCCCCGCCTAGCATGCGTACGTGTACACTTGACCCTTAATGTCATAGTATTTACGTAGCTTAGTTCTCATAGCACGAGCAGCCTTAAGAGCTTCCTTCTCATCGTAGTACGTACCGAAGTATACGCAGAATAGATATTTCCCGTCCTCATCATATGCAGAGAATTCGCAGTCATACACTTCTTCTCCGTCTTCGTCGTTATTAAATACACGTACTGCATGATAGTCCGGTTCACCGTCCCATAACTCTGCAAGCTCCTCTTTATATTCCCCTTTAATTTGCGTAATATTCTTAACGTCATAAGGTGCAGGAGTAGCCTCTTTAACCTCATTCGCTAACTCCTCGCTGATTTCCTCTTTTGGCTCGTCTAATACAGTAATACGAGTTTTAGCAACGTTAATTAAAACCCACTCATCTGTAGTCGTACGATTAACCCAAATGATATTAGTATCAAGACCGATATCAACGATACGCCCTGAGAAGAATTCACCGTTTGGACATTCAACGAATAGCAATTGACCCATATGATAAGGTGCTTCTTTTACTTCCTTAACGTCCTCAGTAATAAGCATAGCACATACCACGTGGTGCATATTGATAGTTTCTAACACTCCGCCTACGTTTAACCATACAAGCGTTTGACTATCAGTGAAGTCAGTCACATAGCCTTTGTATTGATTGCCTGACATCATTGTAACCTCTACCACTTGACCTAATTCTAATTGACCTGCTTTAATAGTTGTTTTCATATTCATCTACCATCCTTCATTATGTATGCTAGCAATGTGTTTCCCTGCTGCTCCTATAATATCTCATATATCGACTTATAATACAAGCCTTTGACAAAAAGTAAATTTATTCGCAATTGTCAGAATATTATAAACAGTTAATTTGTCAGAATATAAGATTAACTTGACATATAGCTATTACTATGATAACCACATATGCGCGCTCCTATGCAATGTAATAGGAGTTTTAAATTGTCTGATAGTCAGAATTATCTGATAACTTCCCATAACACATATTATTCTATTTGTCAAATCTATTTTAAAGCCCCTCACAAGCCCGTACAGCGATTCTAAGATATAGCCCTAGTATTTGTATTGCCTATCCTCCTAACAGCCCGTACAGAGGAAATAGCCCCTCATCCCAGCAGTACCAAGGGCTCACAAATTGTCAGAATATTTAGTCATCTTATTATTGTCAGAATTGTCTAACTATTTGAATTGTCTGACAAATAGCTCACACACGTTTACCACATATCAACGCAAATGTCAAGTTAACAATGTATTCGAAATAGTCTGATAACTTGAATAGTCACAATTGTCAGATAACTTACAAGCAGCTCCGACCGAAACAATTGTCAGAATATTTAAAATAGCCTGACTAACATAATTGCTTGAATAGTTTGAATAGTTTGAATTGTCAGTTAATTATATTGTACTCTCTTACAATTGTCAGACTATTTAGACTATTCATAACATTCAAACTATTCATAACATTCAAACTGTCAGAATATTCAAACTGTCAGAATATTCAAAATAACACGAACATTATAATTGTCAGACTATTCTATTATTCGCAATTATCAGACAATTAAGAATATTCAACTAATAATTCCCGAGGGTTTTTATCTAAATGTTCAGACAATTTAGAATAATCCGAACAATAGCACAATTCATACTATTATGACTGTCAGACTATTAGCCCCCTACCATTGTCAGATTATTTATACTATTCTTATTGTCAGAATATTTGCAATACTCTTTTAACTTGACAAATAGCCCCGTCTGTGATATTTATACGAGCTGCTAATTGTCAGAATATTTAGTTAGTCAGAATATGTATAAAAAACTTTTATTTTGTCTATGCTTGTATTGTTGTCGTTTTATGTGCTATTCTGTTTAGGCAGGTCGATGCACATTTTGTAGATACCTGTTGTCGTAATTGTCTGACAATTGTCAGATGCTGCTATTAGCTCCGATGGGCGTATTTGCTCACGAGCTAAAGGGACAAGCCCTATAGTTGCCTACGCGTTCTAGGGAGCTACTAAGGATTTTCGGCTCTGTTCCAGTGAGCTACTAGGAGTTGCGCTTGCATTCCAGTGAGCTACTAGCAAAACCACATATGATAGCAGAGAAGCCCCTCACACACCGTGAAGGGCTTTTTTGTTGTTCTAATACATTTGTACCAGTTAGTTTGTAAAACGACGTGTAACGGAGTGTGAGACACCTTAAAACACCTGTACAAGTTTGTAATACTCGTATATATTTGTGTACAAGGATGCAATCTACTCTATCTAGCATGAAGCGTATACCAGAGAAAAACCTGAGGCTCTCATATACATCTTGCTATTAGCTTTCAATTAATGTTATTGTAAGGCTTGTCAATGTTAGTTATTCGTAGGCTTTCAATTAATGTTATTGATAAGCTGTTTCAATAAGGTTATACGCGCTGTTGTATCAGTTTAATGTAATGTAATCCCTTTAACGTTTATAATCTCATACAAAGGAAGTGACAACGTCTCGCTGTTATTACCTGTGAACTCTACCCATGATGCAGCTTGTTCTTGTACATCATATATAATACGTTCTAGTTTAACTAAGTCTGATGTAACAAACTCCTTTAACGTATCATTTGCCCCTACCTTCTTATACTCTTTATATACAATATGAAAGTGTGATACATCCTCTTTTAATACCTCTGCTATCTCATTCCAGTCCATAACCTCTACTGATGAATAATAACGAATTGTCATGACATAACCTCCTTATATAGTTCTATTCTTTTATCACGTGCTCTTTGTTCTTCTAGTAACGTTGCTACGCCTCTATACACGGGATGGTTATATTTTACGTTATCTTTGTTTTTATTATTCATTAAACTTAATCGAATATCTATTACCGTTTGTATTAATGTAATTGCTTCATCAATTGGAGCTGTTACATGTACACGCGGTTCTAGTTCATGAGTGAATAACGTTATTTGTTTTAGTGTTTGTTCGAAATCCATTTTGATGTGTATAAGCATCCAGCCTACTGCCTCATCAAAGCTATTGAAGTTACAATTGAGTTGTTTAATGTCTTTGATTGATTCAGTTGCTTTCTGTATCCATACTTGTTCTTTAATGCTTAGTTGTTGTACGGTGTCAGTATGGATAGTATAATCTGTATGCCCTGTTTGTAAGTAGAGCATGATATGTTTTAATGCTAAACGTTTAATCACTGTTAACTCATGACCTTCAAATGAATACATTGTTTATCGCTCCTTTTTCGCTATGATAAATGGTTTTCTTTTCAAGTACTTATCTAGTGCTTCCTCGTTTGGGAAGTCTCTCTTTTCTTTTGTACCACCGATAATGTTAATTAACGTTACTGTAATCATATACACCTACACCCTTTCATAATATGTTATATACTATTTATTGTTTAGTCTTCGTTTAGATAATATTCTTCATAGCTGAAGATATTTCCCCCGAGGTCTTTGTTTGCTTTGTCACATCTAGCCTTCGCTTTTTCCTCTGTACTGTATACCCCTTCAAAATCATTTGTGTCATACCCGTAATTAGATGTAACAATGTATACGTAGACTTTACCATCTTTTATTGTAAGCTCTTTTAATAAGTCTACTAATGATAGACATATTGCTAATTCCTTTTCCTTTGTCACGATATATGCTCCTTTCCTTTAGCTCATACATGATTTGATAATCAATATATCTTCCATGGGGATAACTAATACATTCCCTTCATAGTCAACGAATCGAATATGTGTTACCTTTAACGCTGTACTGTATACAACTTCATGTAGCTTGTACACTGTTGTTACTAAGAACTTTCTTTCTGGTTTGCCTTCTTTACGTCTGATATGTGTTACCATAAAGAATTGTGTGTCTCTTGTTCTTGCTAGTGTTTTCATGATAACATCATAGCTTGTTATCTCCTCTGACTTGTACAGACCTAACATTATTATACCTCGTATTCTCTCTCTATTCCTCCGACTTATCGAAGTTGATTGCTCTTACTACACTTATGTGTGCATTCTCTAAATGGTTATTAATCTTTGTCCATTGTTCCATGCTTATTTCTTCTTGAATACATGCTCTTGTTAATACTTCCTTTACCTTCTCAATACCCTCTAATCCTGCGTATAGTTTAGCTCTCATTTGTATCTACCTCCAGTAATGGTTGATACATGTTCTTTGTCTACTTCTCCTATAGAACGTAACAACCCTACATGATAGCTTGTTTCCCAGTGTTCATCGAGTGAGTAAATTCTTGCATAAGCATCGTCAGTTATACCGTGCTTATATAGATACAATACTACACATACCTTTGTATGTTTTGCTTCTTTTAAAATGACTAGGCTTCCTTTTCTCATTGTTAAATCCCCCAATCTAACAAATCTAGAATCGTTTGTTCTTGTGTATCAGATACAATAATATCACTACTGTTGTATGAGAATGTGATAGTATTATTCCACATGTTGTAAGTAACCTCTAATTCGTTTGTACCATCATCAAAGCGAATACTATTGTCAGACTGCACATTACTATCAATGTAGTCATAAAGAATATTTTCTTCTTTCTTGTCCAATAATACTGTATAATTGATTCGCTTGTGTCTCTTGTCCTGTACATCTTTAACGAATTCGAATTCAAGTTTTAAATCGCTTGTATTAGATGACTTAGTGAGCGTCAATGTGTCTTTGTTGAACTCCTCACAGATTAAACAGATAGACACGTCTTTTTGGTGTCTCATGCGTTTAACCCCCTTTCTAACTCATCTCTAAACTTTCTGCACGTTGTACGGTTCAAGGCGATAGTGTCAACACCTATATAAATGTATGCGCGCTTTCTAGCTGCATCTGATACAATTGCAACTGTATCCTTAATGTCATAGCCTTTGTTAATTTCTTCGTGTACATCCTCGTACATACAGATAGATAATGTTTTGATAAGGCGTAACGTTTCAGCACGTGTTAATAATTGATGTTTTGTAAGTGGTTCCTCATTAAAGATTACATACATGAAAATACTTGTCATGCCTTTGTCATTCATTGCCACTGTTAAATTATCGCTTTCCATTACATCACATACGATATGAAATTCATTTACTTTTGTCATTATAATCTACCATCCTTTATAATTGTTTTAGTTTAGTGTTGCGCGAAATACCAAATACCTTGTAATTCTTCTTTAGTAAACTTTGTAGCAGCTTTCTTATAATCTCCTTCACCCAACAAATTGACAAATGTTTCTGCCTTTTCTTCTCCGCAAAAGTCTGCACCATTCCAAACTCTTGACACCTTAATGTTATGCGGTAAAAACCTTAATTCGTTATCAATTGCATGTACATATTCTATCTTTTTAGCTGGTTTCATAGAGCAACACCTCCTACAGTGAAAAATTCATTTTTACGTGCCATAACCTCGGGTAACGGCTCATTATGGTATGCATAGCAAACATTTTTATAAAGTGTTTCCAATTCAATGATTTCCTTAACCCATGCTTTACGGTACTTAACAAACTCATTGTAACGCATATCAGTAGGAGCTAAACGAATAGCCTTATATAATCTTTCCTTTTCCTCCACAACATCAAGACCTAGTTGATAGATGCTTGTAACATCCTCAATCTTAGTTGGAAAAGCCTTTTCTACTACAGTACCATTACTTAACAAGATTTGTTTGATTTTCATATGTAACTACCTCCATTTATTTAATTATTTATGTATTTCTTAACTGACTTCATTGTATCATATATGTAAGGGGCTGTGAACCCCTTATTTTAATTAATTGAAAGAAATGTTTCCTTTAACTCTATCCTTTTGGATTAAGTCCATAATCTTTTCAATTTGTTCAAGTACAAGGATAACTCCTGTACCATTAAGCTCAATCAAAACTTCCTGTTCCTCAACATCATGACCTATACGCAAATCAATATCATTAATTTCATCATGTAAGATACGTTCAACCATATTCCCCATAACACCAGTATTTTGATACATTGACAATAGAAGTTGTGTGATTTTATCTGTGAATGCTGCTGTTTGCTCTGGCGTTAGTTGGCGCTCAATACGCTCAACCGTTTCGCCCATGTCATCATGCATTAAGATTGAAATGTTTTCTTCAGCAGTAACGCCAACATTCATGTAATCCGTACCAGAACACACACAACCAAGACTAACCATTTCCACAACCGCTTTTAATTCTTTCATATGTAACTACCACCTTATATTTTTTTTTGTATTTCTTAACTGACTTCATTGTATCATGTATGTAAGGGGGTTGCAACCCCCTATTTTATAAATCTTCAGTAAATCTATTTAATCCCTCATTGTCGTCCATCTCGTCCCATAACGCTGTATAGTATTTGTCATAAACACTGTCATTTACATACTGTCTTTTCTCTAGTTTGACAATAGCGTCCATCTTCACTATAGTATCAATTAGTTTACCAGCTTGTGCGCCTGTCTCCACCTCATATGCGTGTGGTAGTCGCTCAATGATAAGCACACGGTCACACACTTCTATGACTCTGCAAACGTGCGTATAAAGTACACCGTCATACTCTCGATACGTTAGATTGATGAACTCTATTTTCGCGTGTAAGTCCAGTACAGCATCAAAAAAGTTTGCAGGTGTTGCCTTGATACGCTTTGACACAATGTAATTACGATATATTTCAGTCATTGTATTCAATATCCTTCCCAGCAAAGTAAACGTATGCATTTTCTAACATAAGAAACAAGCGGTAACCGCCATCGCGCGGCGTTCGTCCTCCTGTTACCCATCCGTCCACGGGGTGTTGTTGAGCTGTGTTAAACTCTAGAATGTCCCATACACGTTTTACATCGTTGTTTGTTGTTTGCCCTAAAGAAATTACGAGTTGTTCCAAGTCCTCATATGTTAGCTCGTACACTCTGGACTTATTGAACAGACGTTTCAAGGACTCTTTATTATATACAATGAGAGAACAATATAAGGTATTGCTTTCCTCCTCCGTTAAAGAGAATGATACCTTATTATCATCAATAGGCGTAAAACCAGCGTGTACCATGCTTATTTCTCTATCAGTTAACCGTTTAACCATTAATTAACAACCTCCTGTGTTAACTCGTTATCCATAATTCGTTGATTGCGTGTAATCTCGCTGCACATTAACTCCAGTTTGTCAAGTGTCACAGTCACTTCTCCTGTGATATTCTTTCCTAAATGATACATACGCACATCGGCTACAATTTCGCGTTTACCGTCTGTTAAACGAACCTTAATGTCGATTGATATTGTAATCTCGTCGTTGTGGTTGCGGAAACACACATAATTGTTTTCCTTTAGTTTGTCAACACCTTTTTCGAATTGCGCACGGTCTACAATTGTAGTAATCTTAGTGTAAATCAAATCACTGTTGCGAACCTCGCATACTTGTTTAAAAACAATAGTATCCTTATCAAAAGTATATACTATCTTCCCAGTTTTTTCAAATCCTTCACCATTAAATGGGATTGATAACTCCATAATACGTCCAGCCATGTTATTCCCCCGCCTTTTCTCTATAGTCTTGGTAACGCTTGTCAAAGTCGTAAAACGTATGATTCCCCAACTCGGCAATGATAATGATATCAACAAAGTCAATATATGTCAAGTCATAGTTTACTTGATGCTTAACAATTAGTTTACCGTCAAGTTTTCCTTGTATAACTCCATCAACTATGCTATAATTCTGCTTTTTATTACTATCGATGTATATAACTCGTACTGTATTAACCTCTAAAGACAACAAAACTTTATCTAGTAAGTCGGTTTTAAAGGTAAGCTCATCCATAATGACTTTTGAGGGCTCTAGAGGCTCGCTGTGCGCGATTACCTCCGGAGCTGGTGCAATTGTCTTCTTTTCGTCTAGAGTGGGCATAAAGTCCCACATAGAGCCTGTATGCGTTTGTGTCATTTTGTAGACCTCCATAGGTTATTATTGATGAAAGTAAACTCAATGCTATCTTCATTTTGTAATCGTTCTTGAATGCTCATAACTTCCTCGAATCCAATTTCTGTACACTGGCTAGGCGAGTCATCATGTCTAACAACAACGACTTCACTTTCCGCGTTCACAACATCAATTCGCCCTGTAATAATTCTAATAATCTTGTAATTCATGTCTTTAGCTATTACAGTAATCAATATGCGCTTCTCATCAATGTTGGTAAGGTATTTAAATAATGCCGTTTCTGTAATGTCAAGCGCATGTTTAAACAAATCAGCGCGTAAATCATACATAGAACCATTCTCAAGGAATACAATTTGTTCAACATTTTGATATTGAATGTTTGTTATTTCATCAAACGCGCTCTTAACATCGAAAGATTGTAGAAACGAATTTGCTATTCTACCATCAACAGATTTTAACGGCTTGTCTACATGTTGCACATCTCTATACCAGAAACGGAATTGCTTACCTTTCTGTATACGTTGGAATGATTTAATTAAATCACTAACGAATAAAATTTTGTCTGTTTCCTCTGCATTTGTTAAAGTTACCTCTGTCATTATAACTACCACCCTTTATAATAGTTTGTTGTCCCTAACATTTCTACCAAACTGTTAAACTCTAAATCTCTGAACATTTTCGCTAGTTCACTAGGACTAGCACCGTATACCATGTTACACCATAATGTTTCTTTTGTCAACCATTCTAGATAGCTGTTTAAATGCTCCTGTTCGTCTGCTATAATCTTAGAAGTCCCAACACCGCTGTACGCTGCTAAAATCCTGACCTCAGCATCACAGTAATCATAAGATAGTAAACTATCACCGTTGTAAACAACGTCTTGTATTGACCCGTAAAACCCTGCATACTGTGCCGCATAATCCAGAGCCGTTCCATACATCTCGGTAATAGCTCCAGCTGGTAAACCTTCACCCATAAAAAGGCTTGTCTCAGTATTTAAACATAACAACGTTTCTGTCATTGTCCTGCACTCCTTTTCCCCAACATTTATATTTAACTGGTACTTTTAAAAACTCTATAGGGTCGTGCTCCAGAAACTGCTCATCTATCCACCCCGACCAATACACCCACCATCTAACGATGAGTGTATTACGGTCAAAGTTTTCATTAGAGTATTCCCAACCGTTACCGTTTGTAAGGCTATTCATCTTCTCCACCTGCGAACGGGTGGATTGTGATACCTGCAATCGTTGACAGTTGTTTAAATCCCGCTTCCTTTAGTGCCTCTGCTAAAGTCTCAACGAATGGATAGAATGTGAATGTTTCGTTATGTGTTGTTTCTATAAAACCCTCTTTAGATACCCAACCTTGTTTATTGCTGTAATCGACCTCAACATAATCATAACCCGCGATAAGCTCCATATCAACCGATAACCCGAAATCCTTATTCATGCTCATTTGATTAAAGCTCTCTAATTTGTAAATCATTGTTTCTTCCTCATTGATTGCATAAAGTTCTCCAGAGAATTCAGTCTTTCCGTATACGTTTGTCATTATAATCTACCATCCTTTAATTTGTATTTGTTTTCTTAACCTGTAATCATTGTATCATATATGTAAGGGGGTTGCAACCCCCTATTTCTAGAATGTTATTTCGATATCATCAATGCTATTAGATTGTAATAAGAAATCTACTGTTTTAAGTATAACACCCTCCGCACTGTCATATACCATGTTCCCCATTACTTCACTTATATAGCCCTCCATACCTTCACCACCGAGGTAATTTTCTGCTAAATCAATATCATAAGAATATCCATTAACTTCGACAGTTACCGCGATTTCTTCACCTAACACCTCAACAGCATCCTTATACCATGATTGACCTTTGATTAACTCATCATTTAATGTATACATATTATTTACCCTCTTTCATAGTTTTTGTGATTGTGATTACTTGTGATAAAACCAGAGACATAAAATTATGTTTATCGAACTCGTAAAGCCCCGCGATAGTGTTGCATAGTTCCGTTATACGGCTGTTATGAACATGTCCATATTCTTTGTACTCTTTGATAATTATATGAGCAATCTCAGTGGATTTAGAAGCGAATAGCTTATTCTTATTAACTTCTAAGTACATATCATACTCATCATCATTCAATTGATTTTTACGTTTTAATACTAGTAATGGAAGTACTAATGTTTCTGTTAAATCACCAGCGAAATTATAACCAGAATACTTACATTCGACAACACCCTCATCAATGCTTGTAATATCAGTTACAACAACAGTTTCCATCAACACTTTCTTATATTTCTTGTTGAAAAGATTCGTGTTGATAATTACCATTTCTTCACCTTTTTGAATTCTATCTGTAGTCATATGTAACTACCTCCTATTAATTTGTTGTTTTCTTAACCTGTAATCATTGTATCATGTATCTTTTAATCTGACAACCCCTAAATTAACAAATCTTTTTCTAGTTGACTTAACTTTTGTTTAACCTTCATGTTATGGTTATACACGTCGTTTTTATGTATTAGCTCTGATTGACGTATAAAAGCGTTAAACACAACATTTAAGGCGTTTTGCGGCGCTGTAAAGCGTGTTAACTCGTGGAATATTTCGCCTTGCCCATTGAGCGTGCAAACGACCTCTAAAGAGCGTGTGAGGCTTTGTTTCTGTATAGTGATTTCGAAACGCGTGTCAGGTTGTACCGTTGGAGCAATAACAATGTAACCCGAACCCTCGCGAATAACATTAAAGTTTGTGAATCTCAATAAATACTTCATAACATTTAAATCCAGTCCATCCTTTTCAATAGCTTCCTGTGTTTCATACTCACTTATAACCTGTTCAGCCTCATCAACTAAAATTTGTACTCTCATACAGTCCTTTAAGCTACCAAGACCCGCATAAAAATTATATTCCTTTTCTAGCTGCCCTTTATCAACAATAGCCTGTAAATAAACTGAGTAATCTACCTTTATGTATTTCATATGTAACTACCATCCTTTTTATATGTATTTGTTAACCTGTAATCATTGTAGCATGTATGTAAGGGGGTTGCAACCCCCTATTTTAATTTAATTCATAATTTCTAAGAATTGTGCCATTCCCCAAATTACTCCACCCATAAACCCGATACACACAACCATTTTTAAACTACCTCGCATGCTCATTTGTTTAACCCCTCCTGTGCTTCCTCTATTAAACACTGTACTTTCGTTGTAACCTTGTTACTAGCCATTGAGAAGCCTTTTAACTCTAGTTCTTCACGTAGACTATTAGACCACGCGAACCATACCATATACGCCGCCCTTGCCTCGTCCTCGGCTCTATTAGTGTAATGGAATCTATCAACATATTCCCCGTTCTCCAAACCTGCTAAAAGGTACACGTTAAGGTCATACATCAATATTGCGCCTTCCTTTTGTTCCCCTACATCCAAACCGAATACCGCCTGTGAATCATTACTAATAACTACAAATTGAAAGTCGTTAACATTAAACATCATATTCAACCCCTCTGTAAAGTTCTTCCCATAATTCATTAACTAGAATCATTTTAACCTCTCGACATTCTGCAATTAACTGTATGCATTGTACTTTCCTCATTGCCCCGCTCATAACGTCCTCGTGAGCTTCCTTAATGTCTTCCATAACCTGTGCAATGTTACTTTGTCTCAATTTGACTTGCATTACTGTCCACCCCCTATAACACGCTCTGAGATATGCACATGTTTTAATTCTTTGTTTAGCAGGTTTATAATGTCCTGCACTTGGAAAACGTCGAGGTAGATTCTATCACCGTACATATCAAAACATATATCACAGTCATAGTGATTAACTGATACTGTAAACTTGGTATTGTCTGACTCGGGACATATAACCACTTCTTTGTTAGCTGGGAACTCATCCGCTCTTTCAATGCTCTCAAGAAACTTTACTAACGTTTCTGTAAATAGTACAATCTCAGCTGGTGTTAAGTTTGCGCTTGGTGTTGACATTGTTTCTCCGTTATCCACACGAATTGCAACAGTAACATTATTGTTTGAATCCTTGACTACACGGATATCATCACAAGTGCTATAATGACAATCGAACATAACGCACTCTTGAACCACCTGTAAACCATCATTTAACTTTTTCATATTTAACTACCACCTTATAAAGTTATTTGTTTTCTTAACCTATAATCATTGTATCATATGTATTTTCTAGTTGCAACACTTTTTTATACGACCTTATAACTCTCACTGACGCCCTCATCCGTTACAAAGGTTTCTACTACTAAATTACAGCCACACTCCGGACATTCAACAGGTTCCCCATGATAGGCGACCGCATGACACTCACCGTTTGCACAGTGATATACAAATCTATCATCAATCACCGCCCCGTGTGCTTTATAGTTTGTGAACGAGACAACTTGACACATATTACAAAGCCCCTTCTATTACTGTGACTTTGTCGTTTTTCAAGTCTACTACGTGCATTGTGCCTTCATAGTCATTGATAACCCATATTGTACGAGAATCCACACCAGTTGTAACCGTGCCTGTGAACTTATACCCCATTTGAGTTTTAACACTAACCTTAGAGCCTTCTTTAATTGTCATATGAATCTACCACCCTTATATGTATTGTATTTCTTAACCTGTAATCATTGTATCATATGTATAAAAGGAAGACAAGCCCCTATTTTAAATATTAGGCTTGTCCACCTATATTATTTAGAATTGTATTTCTTCGTGCTCCGTGCTCCATACTACATTTACACCAGCGTTTCTAAGTGCTGCACATAAGTCTACAGCCTTTTCACACTCTGTTGTCGTTGGGTTAAAGTTTTCAATACCGTCATATCCTATTAAAGCGCTAATTCTTTCATATGGTTCCGCGTCCATGCTAATTCCTGCATACTCGTTAATATCAAACCAGTTAATCCAACCATCGTTTAAATCAATATACATACTATCTAAATAGAATGATTCAAATTCGTTACCCGATACACGTTCTACATAATAACTATTGTCTGTGTCTTCATCCTTTTTAATAAACATTGCGCCCTCTGTGATAGTTACATCACCAATATTTTCATAATCTTGATTATCAAGAGGTTGTCCCATTTCAAGACCTGCCATATATGAATCAATGAATTCTTCCAACTGAGAAAACATTTCGTCATCCATGTAATCAAACTCACTATAACTGCTTTCTGCCTCGTCTGCATAGTTCTCAATTTCCTGCTCTAGACCTTCGATGTCCATTTGTGTTACATGCTTGTCCACTAACATTTTATTAACACGGTATACAATGTAGTTATATAGAATCTCGCTTCTATTTGCTTGTAACTCACTGTCCAACATGTATAAGAATGCACTTAACATAGTTGTATTCATGTCCTCTGGGTTAACTACAATCATACCTTCGTCAATGCCTTCTTGGAAAGCGTCGCGCGCGTCGCGCATCATAGTCCACACATCGAAAGTGCTTTCTGTTTCGTAACGATTAACCATGTCACTAATAACTCTGTCAAGGTCTCCGGATTGGTTATCTTCCACAATAAATCCTAGTGCATCACGTGTTACGCGATTACCTTCACTATCGCATAATTCTTCGTTGTGAGCGTCATATAATGGGAAATTAAACTCCTTACCTTCAATTTGAATTACTTCTTTTTCCTCAACTGCTTTTAATTCATTTACGTTTGTCATATGTAACTACCACCTTATATTTTTTTATTTGTATTTCCTAACCTATAAACATTGTAGCATATGCCGTCGAAAAGTGTCAACACTTTTTATTGGCAACCCCCACCACTATTAGGTGGGACGCTCTGGACTTAATGCCCTTTGACTTTCGTCACTGTCCAGACAGTTCTTACCAAGGCGCACCCCATTTATTAGGTACATAGAACGCGCCCATTTCTTCTTTAGTTTTGAATTGAAGTAATTCGCCTTTCTTTTGTTTAGGTCTATGAGAGCAAATGTAAACGTATTTCATTTCCTCGCGACCTGTTCCGTTACCTGCTACAATTTGCGCTTCCTCATAAGATTCACATTCGAAAGCTAGTTTGTTTTTACGGTCTTTAGCTTCGCCCCACCCGCTCATGAAAGTATCAACCATAGTAACATAATATTTGTAATCTGGAGTTTTCTTCATTTTCATCTACCTACCTTTTTTTAGTTGTTTTGTTAACCTGTAATTATTATAGCATGTCCACTTTTAGAATGCAAACGTTTATTGCCAAATTCCGTCGATTAATTCATTTTCATTTAAATCATATCGCCCTACCAATTCACTAATAATGTAACCTAGAGCGCGTTGTGTCTTTTGCTTAACGCCTTTACCGCTCATTTCATCTTTAACCATTTCACAGCTAATTCTATGAAAAGCTAACATTAATTGAGTTTCTGACATTGTTTTCACTTCACTACGAATATACATAGTTATGCACCTACCTTAATATCATAAGTTGTATCAATCATGTAACCCATAATAATTTCTAATGCACGGCTGTGAATGCCTTGTAAGTAATCCATATCACTATTACAGATAGCTTTGTAAACTCTATCAGCTTTTAAGCAAGTATAGTGCAATCTAATACCCATGTATTGATTAGTTAATAAAGCAAGCTTACCAGCATCATAAGTACAAATGCTTTCTAACTCCTTAACACATGCTTGCATCTTTTCTACCATCTCAGCTTTTTTCATATCCAACTACCACCTTATAAAGTTATTTGCATTTCTTAACCTGTAATCATTGTAGCATGTATGTAAGGGGGTTGCAACCCCCTATTTCTACTTTATTTTAATTCTTATATACTTATACCCGTTAACACTACCAATATTAGACGTGTATTTGATTCCCATTATATCTAACACATCTTTTAATTGATATGAACTAACATTACTAGTTGAAAACACGTCAAAGAATCCATAGTGTATAAGCTCATGTAATGCCCCATGTAATGTAAGCAACTCTTTACTATTGAAGGAAGTCATCTTGTGTCAACCCCGTTTCGTATAATCTCGCATCACTAGAACTATACCAAGCATCTTCATTAATGTTATCTTGTAACATGTCTAGCGTTTTATTAAGCTTATCAATTTGCGCCTTAATACCGCGAATCTCTGTTTTAAGTTCTTCACGCTCCGACGGGCTCGACGAATAGTCGAACGCATCCCACAATAATTCTAGCTTGTCCTGTAGCTCCTCGCGTTGTTCTTGTAAGGTTTCTGGTGTTGTCATTTGTAACGACCTCCTGTTATTTAGTTTTCAATGTCCAGTAACTCATAATATGATTCATAGAAATCAAGATAGAAACGTCTATCATATTCACTTTCTATAATGTCTAACGTTTCGTTAAACTCTATGACCTCTTTCATAGAAGTTCGAGGGGTGTTAAACCCCTTAACGAACTCCTTTACCTTCATGACAAAGGTTTTATCATCTAATGATTTCCAATTCATTACTTTTTCACCTTCTTACTTTTTCGCAACGCCTTTAACATTTCGTTACTATTACTATTGTTAAATTTACGTACCGCGCGGTGTTGGCTCTTAATGCTTGTCCCACCTTTGTATAACGTAGGCTCTTTAGTCATTTGCAACTACCTCCTTATTAAGTTAACCCTAGTTTACTAAAATTGTGATAGTCTGTCAATACAATCCTGTAAAGTTTTTTCTAATCTCTCAATATTGCGGTTTGCTTCCTTTAAATCACACACCAACACATCCAAAACAGTATCATTAGTTACGCTTGTCATACTTGAAATAATGCTAACTTTTTCATTAGTAAAGAACTGTAAATCTTTCTTACATTCATCAATCTTAAGTGTGACCTTTTCCTTCTTATAGTCCATACCTTCAAACTCAATACCGTGATGTGTTAACCACTTTTCAAATAGTAAGCAGGTCTTTTGTAAATCCAGTTCACTAATACGGATTACAAACATGTTTAGCTCGACTGTTGTTCGCTCTGTCTCTGACATATATTTGAAGTATAAAGAGCGCTCACTTTTATAGATGAACTTATCACGACGGAAATGTTTGTGCATAGAGTTTACAAGGCTTTTAACCTCATCAACGTTTAAATAGATAGCTGTTAAACCACGGTCATATAAATCTGTAATTTCCACTAATAACTCAACTTGACTCAATGCCTCTCTAACAACTAATTTTCTTTCTGCCGCCTCGTTTACCACTGTTAAACTATCTGTAAATCTCATTTTCAACTACCACCTTATAATTAGTATTTGTTTTTCTTAACTGCCCTCATTGTATCATACATATTTAACTTGTACAACACTTTTTGAAACTTTTTTAATTCTACCTTGATGTGTATGTGATACGCACGCAATGAACATTGTATCACCTGTTATGTATAGGACTTGATATTCTTTATTGTTATGTGTGAACACATCGCCGTAACTGTATACGCGCCTTACAAAGAAACTAATGTTACTATCAACTATGTACGCCCTTGTCACCTTGTCCCCTCCTCTCGTTTAACTCTGTAAACATCGTAACATGGTAAACAAGGAAAATGCAACCATTATTTTAAATAACTTTTTTATGTTTCCTATAATGGAAGAAACTATTTACAAAGCACCAACAAACCCAGTCATACCAAGGGTTCACAAGGGTTTTAAAATAAATAAAAAGCCTGACAGAATTGTCAGACTCTTTTGAACTACTATTTTAGCATGATAATTTTCAATATTCGTTCCAGTGAGCTACTAGTCAAATGAACCACATGAGTCTGAGGAGCTACTAGAACCTCCGCCGTCATCATGATAACTACGCCCACAACTTGGTGCTGGTGAGCTACTAGGTGTATGTGCAGCTGTATTAGGAGATGTAAAGAATGTGTCTATATCATACCTGTCGTCCCAGTTCCTACGAGTATCTTTAGGTCTAGTAGGTGTAGGTGGTTTATATGAATCTCGGTAACCTTTACTGCCTAGCGGAGCTTTATGCTTGCTAGGGTTATAGTTACTCTTAAGCAGATACTCACGTGTCTCACGTCGAACCTCTTCTAGTCGTTCTTTGTCTTTCTTGTGAACAACATCATTCATATCCTTACTTAATCGTCTGTCCTTATTCTTTGGAGGTGTACTATTAGAATACATATGAACAATAAAGTATATTGCACACAGTCCAAAGAATGCTAATAAAGGTGCCATACTATCATCCTCTCTAGGGAGCTATTAGTTTACTAGTGAGCTCTCCACAGCTTTTAGAATCTTTTCAAACGCTTTAACACCAATTACTTTACGTGTACCATTCTTCCACCCTGTAGGGCTCATGTACATTGGTTCTAAAACATAAGACGGATTCGAACCCTTGTAGCATTTCTTAACCGTAAATTTATTTTTATCATCCGTTTGTTCACTGTAAATCTCTTCTTCTTTATCCCAGCCTGTCCATTCTTTCGCCATTATTTAATCCTCCCAACAATTTTACACATATACTGACAATCGTAATCGCTTGGTTCGAATCCTACTTGGATATCGTGACTTGAATTAACGAAAGCCCATTGAGAAATGAATCTTGTTGCGTTGATATTTGATGCTGTACGTCTACCATAACCGAATGCTCTAGCGAAGTCATCACCGCTAATGTGATACATGTACTCGCCTTCTTTAAAACTATTAAGTTTAATTGCTAATCCTTCTACTTGCATAGCAGCTCGAGCTTGGTTCCATGTACACATCGCGTCTTCGCCTTCTTGCTGCTTACGTAGGTAGTGTGTTTCCCATTTCCCAATTAATCTTTCGTTATCCATGTTAATCGCTCCTTATATTCTTATATTCTTTTAGTCCATAATCCGTGTTTTCTCCAACCTTCTCGCTGGATGTATCTGCTAGGTTGGTATCCTAGTTTAATAACTTTACCGCTGCTAAACACTCGACTGTCTACATCTTCAATACTAGCAATTGTACTTTCGAAAGCAGGTTCTCCCTCGTATTCACCATATCCGTAACCGAATGCAGTACATAACATACTATGACTGTAGTATACTAGGTATCGTTTACCTTCGAACGAATCATGCTCAACGCTATATCCTTGTTTCAGTAACGCTTCCGCTTGCTCCCAGTTAAGATTGAACTGTTCACTCATACTGTTACCCCGCGGTCCGTTAAGAACTTCTCATAATTCTCATAAGAGTATATGAACTTAATTTCTACGAAAGAGAAGTCTTCCCCAATAAGTTCATACAACTCTGTGTCTTCAATAATGGCTCTTGCATAATGAGTGAACTCACTACGTCTTTCCCAGTTATGTTTAACAATTTCACCTTTATTTAGGATTATTGTACCAACACCGCTTTTAGTACTTTCTAAAATATACTCTTCTTGCTCCTTCTCAACTAAAGCCTCTTGTCTATCTGTCTCAGTAATAACTCGTAACATTCCCATTCCTCCTAATAGTTTTATAGTTTTACGACCAACTCACCAGAACAGAGCCTAGTCAGTGTTCCAGCGAGCTACTAGTAACTTGAGTTTATTATAGCATGAATCTATTTATTTAGCAACACTTTATTTACCAGAGAGTAATCATTAATCTCTTCGATATCTATTACTTTAATACCTAGACCTTTAATACCTTTCTTATAGTCTGCAATAGACTCGAATTTAGCACCCCATACACCCAGCGAGCCTCGTTGACTAATCTCAACCACAGAGAAAGAACCGTATTTAACTAACGCCAAGTTATTCACTAGCATGTGCACAATTCCAGCTTTAAATGTTACAATTAGTCCTTTACCAATTGTTTCTGGGAATTCTACTTCATCCTCATCTTTTCTGATAACGTTAAATGAACTCATTTCTTTCTCCTCCTCTTTTACACCTTTAGTATATGTTACTTCTAACTCATCACTATTTAGGTAGATGTTTATGCTTTTAAACTCTACTACAGTTGATACGTTCTCTCTATCTAGAACAAACTCTTGCTTATTGATGTTTTTGCGGATAGTTCTACAGAACCCTTCAGCTGTGGAATACCCATAGAAGTAACGATAGTCCCTATGCTCATCAATAGTAACTCTATCAAATAGATTCATATCAGAGATATAACGATTTCTAGGGTTATTAAACATAGATAAGAGAGACTTCATTTCCATAACTCTTGCAATTGTGTTGAACTGACGGAACCTAAACCCTGTTTTAGCGTACTGTATTCTAACGACTACATCATTGTCATCCGCATCGAACGAGTTTCTATCAACCTTGATAACAAATCCTGTACCAAAGTCAATGTCATCAACTGATAGCTCATCTTTCAAGTACTGGACTATAATATTACGACCAACTACAGGTCTTAGGATTACTTCATGACTGTTAAACGGTTCGAAGTAAGTAACTAGTTGGTCCATAGTAATAGTAATCTCGAAGTCTAGCTGTAGATGTCGCAGCGTCACGCCAATCTTACACTCATCTACCTTTTCATATACATCGTACTCACAAACTTCTTCTTGAACATCATGAGTAATCGGCATGAACGATTCATCAAACATATTCAGCATCAAACCCATAGTCTTCACTTTATACAACTGACCACCATTAATTGTTTGCACTATTCTTTTCCCCCTTGAACTTTATATGATAGATAAGCATGTCACGGTTATCAAACTTAACTGTAATCGTCGAACCTTCTTGAATAGCTTTAAATTGGCTGTCTTGGATTTTAAGGTCCAACTTAACATCTGTACCTTCTACCGTAATCGTACTGTACCGAGCTCTAGCTGTCGAGTAGTTCTTACCAACAACCTTTACATCTTCAAGTGTAGTTACGTAGTTATCAGTCTCACAACCTATTAATAGTGTAGCACACAAAACTAGTAAAGTCAATAACTTTTTCATAGTTTATCACTCTTCCTAACTTTAACTCCGTACCTGTGCAACGTTTCTTTAGACATCTCAATAACTTCTAGGTACTTCTCTCTAGTTAACTCCGCCCAACCTGTAAACTTAATTACACCTTGCTTACTAATAATCGTTTTGTCTCTACGGGCGATGTTCTTTAAAGTCATCTCATAGAAAGCTACTTGCGATTCTAGCTTTCTTACCTGTTCTTCTAATTGCTGCTGTCTCATTGTGCCGCCTCCAGTTCTGGTTTAATAGCTCGAGCCTTGTCCCACATCATTCTAATAATCTTCCCTCTAGTTAACCCTTCACACTCTAGCTGGAATGTCATATTACTAGCATGACTTTTATAGTAGCCTTGTAGATTTGTATCATCCGCAGATAATACTAGAGCGAATACGCCCCCAATATCGTAAGACTTAACACTCTCATCGAGTACGTGCCTACGGTAATAAGCATCGTCCTCTTTCTCCCAACGTTGATACATTCTATCACGGTACGTCATTGTAATTCTCCTCCTCTACGAATAAGTAAAAAGCGTATAGTATATAGTCTTTGTGATACCCTCTCACACTCAACTCTATTACTTTATCAATATGTTCTTTCTTCTGTATGTCATAACCGTTATACGTAATGACTGTGTAGAAGTCGAACGGTTTCTTTGTTACCCCTCTATAGAACATATTAGGTACCTGCGGTATCGCCTTCTTGAATAACGTCTCCATTAGAACTCATCCCTTGGAATGTTGTTTACATGAACCACATGCAGGTCGTTAGCCTCATCAGCTAGTTTATCTAGGAACACCTCTCGACTCGTTACACCTCGTCTAGTATCATCCTCAATCCAATCATCAAAGAAGCTGACAATGTTCTGTACGGGCTCAATAGACAGCTCTAGCTCCTTAACTGTACAAGGTAAATCTATCGCATGCTTGTCCATATGTGCGACAGAGTTTTTAAGTTTCTCACGCTGCTTGTCCCACTCTTTAAACTCCCAATCTGGTAAAGATAGTAACTTTTCATAGATACCCATAATCGCGTTCACGTGTCCCACATTTACTAGTTTTGTCATTATAGCATTACCCCCGTCATATTAATGTATGGTGTTGTAACCTCGTCAATTGCATCATCTACTAATTCCCTAACAGCCTCCTGTGCATCTAGAGGTAGACTTTCAATAAACTCGTCGATATGGCTAAAGAAACTACCTTGTCCATCTTCTTTTAAGTCAATATATACCATTATTTAGACCTCCCTAAAGATACGACAACTTTATCACTATGCTCTAACTCTAGTACGTTAAGTCTGACACCTGTCGATAAGGCATCATACGCTCGTTCAAATAATTCTAACTGGTCTTTCGTAACCTTTACTGGTCTATCATTAACAAGGTGCGCGAACATATTGTGAACAATAAGCAGCTTGTTTTGGTAGTTAAACTTAGAGCTAACCCCCATCTCTTTAGCACTCATTTCATAGTCTGTCTTAAAGTTCTTTAGCTCGTACATCATGTCATTCTCATCGACTAGCTCTAAAGCGTGCTCTTCGTCTCTTGCTTCTACTACTCTATCAATCTCAGCAGTCATCGTACATGTAAAATATTTAACTTCCGTCATTGCTTGTCCATCCTTTCTTTTACCGCTCTAAAGTAATTGTATAAGTGGATAATCCCTCTGTCTGTATATTCTTCAAAATTATCGGGCAGCCCTAGCTGGGTTACCCGATTCATTTGTACACAGAACATTATAGCCTCTTCCCTTGAACACCCGATAGACGACATAGGATATAATGTGCTCATTACTTCACTCCATTCCCCATCTCAGCCATTACATCTCCAGTTTCATTAATGATTTGTAATGTGATTTGATGTGTCTTTGCTTTCCCTCCGTGGAAACGGTCATTCATTTCATCTAATACATACGATACATCTTTCGCTACGGCTGCTGCATACTCTTTGTGGATGATTGGCTTAATCCCGTCAATACGTTCTACAGCTCGGAAGTTAATTGCTAACTGGACCGTATTCTCATCTTTTACAATCCATTCAATATTGTACTTCTTTGCTTCTGGCTTCCTGTCATCGTTGAGTGCATCCTCGAATACCTTCGTGTTGTTCACTTCAGCAATCAGGTTCTCTGCCTTTTGTATTGCCTCATTATTCTTGTGTACCGTTTCATTCTTCTTTCTTAATGACTCACTATAAGCTGTGTCTACTGTGTCACCAGCATCGTGTGGTATTAATGTCTGTGCAGACCCTCCATTTGTTGAGTATACATAAACACCTACCACTAAAGTTGTAATAACTACCGTTGATTTTAAAGTGAAGTTTACGAATCCTTTTCTAAACTTAAACATTCTTTATCTTCCTCCAATAGGAAATACCCAAATTTTAGCAACCGAATATTGACTCTTTCTCGGTCCTTCGTGTCATTATACTCGATTATCACATCCGTGTCAATACCTAAGTCTGTATGTTTTAGTCGTTCCACGATTTTCACTTCTCTTCCTTTATATGTTGCTTTTGGGTCAACACCGAATAGGTTCCCGCTGAAGTCGATACGATAGTACCCTTCAAACTCTTGATTAAAATCTATTAAGTTGACACCAACCTCAGGCTCCTCTTCTTCTACTAACAGAGATTTAATGTATTCCCGAACTTCTTCCGCTACCTCTTGACTAGCCCAGTAGAAGTTAACATCACACTTACGTCCCATTTGTGTTGAGAATGCCATTGGCTTGTCATCGAAGAAGTAGACTTGGAATCCTACGATTGTATCTGTGCAGTACCAGTTCGCTAACCAATAAGATGTAATTCGGCAATCTTCCGGCTCACTAATGTAATCTTCCCAGATTTGAAACTCGCTAGCAATCTCACTTAAGTCTAACCATCCGCTGCCCTTTGATTTGTCAACTCTGTCGAAAATGTGTTTTGCGTTCATAACTTAATTCCCCCTAGTAATTTGTTGTTCTCTTAACTTGTCTTTATCTTATCATAGGTGAAACTAGATTGCAACACTTTTATATAAAAAAAAGCCCACTATTTCTAGTGAGCTACTACAACCATATTAAATTCCTAACTTAGCAGCAATGTCTCCTAGTTTACGGTCTGCTTTCATTTCTTCCGACAACATACCATCGATTTCCTTAGAACCCACCTCTAGCTCTTCACGTTCCTTCTTAAGGTTGTGCTTATTGATGATAGTCGCGATATCTTGCATCCAGTCCATAATAGGGAATCCAGCAAACTTGTACGAGTATTCTACACCTAAATCTTTCGCTGATAGTTTATGCATGTTAAGTTGTACCTGCACCTCACGCAGCTTGTCAACTGATAGTGTATGGAAGTTTAACTTCTCCCCGTATAACGTAAGACTACATGGAGTCTTGAAGTCTGGTACATTGGATAAAGCTAGCTCGATAGCATTTAATTTATGTTTAATACTAGTCTGCATTCCTACAATCTTAGCATCTTGTTTAGTTTGAATCATTATAAATCTCTCCCTTTAATTTAGTATTGGCTGTTAGCGCCTGTTTCTGCTGCTAATTGTTTGTTTCTTTCTTTACTGCCACCATAAACTTTGAACGGGTTACCTGACGCGTGACGAACTAATAACATATATGGCTTGTACTCATTTGCTAGTTTCTCACGAAGTGCATTCTCTGTTAAAGAATACGTACATCCCATACTCTCATGACCACCTAGAACACGAGTCTTACAGATTGCATACTCATACTCAGGTTCTTGAGGTGAATCCTTATGTCTAATCGTATACTGGTACTTTTGTCTACGTTCTACTCGATAGTGATACTTAGCTGCTTCTGGTCCTTCTAGGTGAAACGCGAATGAGTCTGCGCTGCGGTAACCTTCATACGCAGCAAGATAGGACATAATTTCTTCCACATCAATCTCGTAGTACTCCGGCTCCCAAATCTTAACTTCACTTACTTCTGTAGACGAGTTCATCATCTTTTCAAAGACAGTAAAGTCCTGCACACATCCCCAATCTGCTTCCTCACAGAAGAAGTCCTTAACATTAGAACGAGATGTAATAGTCCATCCATTCTTAGTCCAACTAGACTTCTTAGCAAAGAACCATTGTTTAGCTTTAGTTCCATACACATTTTTACGTTTCTGTTCATCATTTCTCCATCCATACGATGAGTTACTAGGTGAGCTGTACTTAATAAATCTACCAAGGTAGACCCATTCTTGTTGATTCTTCGTGTCGATGTACGTGTATCCAATCTTAAGGTCCTTAGGCTCCACAAACTCTAGCTTCTTAATTACAGCAGAATATGCCGACATAGTTTGATAGACATCAGATTTTACTGGCAGTAAATACAGCTGCTGCCCTTCCCATGCTAGAATCAACTTACCTTCAATACCTTTACCTTTTGTGATGCTACAATGAGCTAGAATGAACATAAGGTTGTCCAAGTCAATCTCGAACTCGAAACCTTCTGGATGCCATACGCGTATGAATGCTTTACGTTCACTCCATTTAGGCACACCGCCACCAGAACGGTTAATAACAAATCCTTCAGTAGGTTTGTTGTCTAGTTCCATAATACCTAGCTCTTCCCTAATCCAACCTTTCCAACTATTCTCCTTACGCAACACTCCCTTCTCGTCATAGTAAGTGATGTAGCTAAGTTTACCAGAGTACGTATCATCACGACTCTGGAAACCTACTTTTAACTTATCAGGGATATACATTTTAGCCATTAGTTCTCCTCCAATGCGAATTCCATTAGTTTTTCTGCTACGAGCTTAGCTGTCTCTTTATCTAAATGTACCATAGCGTAAGTAGCATCCTCTTCATCCATCCCTTCATACTCCCGCTCTGTAATCTTAACTTTCATTACTTCGACATCGTAGTCTGCAATCTCTTTACTAAGCTCCATCTCATCTTGAAATACAGTATGGCAATTTACTCGTAATATATTAGACACTGGCAATCGTCAACTCCTCTAGTAATAGTTTAACAGGGATAACGTTAAAGGTATCATCAAGTTCTGATAGTAGAATTGAATTATCTACATGACCGCCATCCCGTCTAACTGTTGTAATAACAAGTCTTGTGTCATTAAACTCATTGACAATACCATATTCTTCTTCCCAGCGCATTGCTACCGGACCAGATGTATAAGATTGAATGATTACAGGTTCTCCTACGTTAAAGTGTCTCTTGTTAAACACTTCCTTTGTTTCTGTTACCTTACCTTCTACAAAATACTTTGCGTCTACATGTGGTTTTCCCATTGTTTCTCCCCCTTAGTTAATATCATATAAATAATATTCCAACTCCTCTTGCTGCGCTTTAAGTTGTTCCTGTAACTGAATGAGCCACTTGGTACAACCGATTACGTCAATGTCATCCCTGTCATTGTACAGCATATCTTTATACTCTTTGATATAGTCTTCAGTATCTTTGATGTTATCTAAGATTCTCTCAACCTCTTTTTCTGCTTCACGTCTTTCCTCGATAGTCACATTATCCCTCCACTGGTTGATACGTATCAAACGCATCCATACCTGTTTTTTCTGCTGTACGATACATCTGGTAAGCTAGTATTTCTAGCTGGTCATCTGTAAAGTCTACTAATAACGCTTTGATTCGTTCGTACGACGCTCCGTATCCGTGACGTGTCATGTTCCAAGCTAACACCTCTGCTGGTGTTTCCGGCATCATATCTGTGTCCATTCTACCACTCCTCTTCCCAATCTACATTCGTTAATCCCCACGTTTGCTCATACGCCCACTGCGCGCTCTCTAATACCTGTTCCATCTCATGACCTACAATACTCTCGATAACAAACGAACCAACTTCTACGTTATCGACATAGGCGATACACTTCACATCCCTGACTTGAAACATTCTTCAACCTCCACTACGTTAAATCCTAAATTCTTTACGGTATCTAGATGCGGCATTAGCCCTGTATCTAAATGCATACAATAAATCCTGCTGCGTAATTCTCTATGTGTGATTGCATTTACTAGATTCTCTAGCGATAAGTGTACGTTCCCTTCGTAGTGTAACCAGCTCGTATCTTGATAGATGTAATCAAACTTGTTGACAATCGTCGGCTTCTTAACGAACCAAGGTAACAGAGTAGTGTCGCCACTATAATAGATTGTCTTGTCGTTAACCTCGATGACGTAGCCATACGCTAACAACTCCTCTACATGTTTTTGGGGTACTGCAACTATTTTGATATCTTCATATTCTTCAAACTTCATATCAATATTGTTATCGAAGTTTCTAGGATGGTAATACTTTGTTGTACATCCTACTTTATCCAGCACATCTTTTAGTTTAATATCGTAAGGAGAATAGACCCAGATGTTCTTCTCTCCTAGATTACCCATATTGAAGTAGTTATGCATGATTAAGCTACCTAATGAACCTACATGGTCATCGTGTGTGTGTGTGTGATAATAACTCTGATGTTAGTAAACTCTTCTAAGAAGAAAGATTCATTTAATCTCTTAAACGTCTCAGTTCCACAGTCAATCAGAATTAGCTCTTTACCATAAACAAAGTAAGCTGAGTTACTACCTTCCCATGTGTTAAACGCACTACCTCTACCAATAAACTTTAGCAATGTAGTCCCTCCTATTTAATTTCGTCGTAAGCTTTAGCAAATACAGGAATCATAAGAAGTATTGAAATGATTACAGAGATAAGTCCGAGTACAATGGCACTTTTACGTAATGATTCGTCCTCACTAGTAATCGCCACCGACATAAACGCGATACTCATTAAACTGATATAAACAATCGATAATCCTGTTGTGATATTCTTTAATAGTTTCATTACATTAACTCCTTAGGTTTAATTGTGATGATACTGTACTCGTGTTTCTTCATGAACTCTTGTATTTTATTCTTAACGTAGATGTTGGGGTTAGCGTGATACGCATGACGTAAAACTTCCCCTGCGTCAATGCTAATCTCCTGTTCGATTTCTAATAGCTCTTTCAACATATAGTTGTCGTACTCTAGTAGAGCTATCTTTTCATCTTTCTTGTTAATCACTCTACGTTTAGCCCCGTAAGTACGTCTCATAATTTACCCCTTCCTAAACACTAACATTACGAACAATATTGCGCCTACATAGATTAGTATTGGACCACCAATTACTACTGCTAACACACCTAACCAGAAATCCGGAATAGTGAAACTAATGTCCATTACTCATCCTCCCCAAATGCTGTATTTACTGCGAAACGGAGACCTATTAACTCACACATCCTATCATCGGTGTGACCATGTTCTTCTTGCACCTTGTCCCAGAATTCGAAGTATTCCTCCTTAGTTGCGCTCTCACTTAACCAAATCAGCTTGTCCGCTTGTGCTGGTGTCATTCATTCTCCTCCTTCTTTACACGCTGCATCTCAGCTCGTAGGAACCACTGCATAGCTTCAACTTCAAATGCCAATCGGTCCAACTCACCCAAACACTTCTGTACGTTAGTTTCTGATACCTCTTCTCCCGAGTGTACGTACAGCTCATTTAATGCAACATTCATCATACTAATCTTCGTTCTTAAAAAGTCTTTCACCTTATTTACCCTCCTTAACATTCGCAATTAACTCAGTGATTTCTGCAACAGTATTCTCTGTTTGAATGTACATTAATTCCACCACCCTTCAATATTTTGGTGAGCTACTTGCTCTCATTATACTTCTTAACCTTTAGAGCTACATAAGCTCCGATACCACCCAACAACATATAGAATAGCAGAGTTGCGATAGAGGGTATTAGATGGATGATAATATTAGCAACTGTCAATCCTCCTATGATAGCTAGAATACCTACAATTGCTTCCTTAACCTTATCCGGTAACACGTTAACTCCTCCTCTCTTTAACTTACTTTTATTCTATCATACTATCTAGTAATTTGCAAGTACTTTTTTAAAGTTTTCCTTGTCTTATTAGATTAGCCCATCTACCTACAGTTCCTGCTGGTACACCTGTCATTCTACTAATCTCTGTTTGCTTCAATTCTCCGGCGTGTAGGAGCTCGATAGCTGCATCTTTATCTCCTTGTGGTATCTTTACTCCTCTGTTAGAAGGGAGTGCTTTACCGCCGTCTACCATGCGTCTAAGGTTGCGTAATGCATCCAACTCTATGTTTCTAACTGTATTCTTTGTAACTCGCATTTCCGCAGCAATATCAATCTGCTGCTCATTATCAAAGTATAGTTTAGCAATGATATATTTCTCTTTAGACGGAAGTCTATCAAGTAAGTCACGTAGAGCTACTTTATCATCGATTGCCATCTCTCCAGACGAGATAATATCCCCTAGTTTTGCATCTGCTACATTATTGCTCTTGCCTGTACTCACTTCTTCATCCATTGATACGGATTTATAAGCTTCTAACCAACAGATAGCCTCTTGTAATTCCTCATAAGAACAACCTAACGAATCCATCAACTCTAAGTTAGTCAAGTTATTAATATCGAAGAATTTTCTCAACTTCAGTACAAGCGGTTCGATTCTCGTCGGTATTTTAAACCCTTTCGTATTTCTCATAAAGTTCTTTAGTACGCCTTTCATAGATGTTGTTAGATAAGTAGATAGTTCAAATCCTCTATTTACATCGAAAGCTTGTACCACTTTAAAGAAGCACTGAGATAGTTCTTGGTATGCGTCATCGTGGCTGTTCTGGTTTACTTTATGACTGTTAATCAGTGACCACATTAGTCCACTATACTTAGTGAATAGTACCTCCATTGCATCTTCATTTCCGTCCTGTGCTCGTAAAATTAGTTCTCTGTGTTTAATCATTTGTAACTCCCCCTCGGTAACTGATAAAGTAATATTATCATAGTATCCAACAAATTGCAACATATTTTTACAAAAAAAAAAAAGAGGCGTTAGCCCCTTAATTTTGTTTTACTGTGAAGCGAGTGCTTGCTCCGTGATAAACCTTAGCGCTCTCGATTCGTTCTTTAATGTCTGCTGACATATTGCTCTCTTTCATTAAAGCACGTAACTTAGTTGCATCAACTTTCAGTGCGACAACTTTATTGAAGTTATGCGTAGCTAGAATATCTCTGACCGCCTTCATATCATACGTTGTGAAGTTATTTGTTGAACCAGTCTTTTCTGTCTGTGATAGCTTAGCCTCAAATCCGTCAACACCCATCACGCTATCTAGGTTGTGTAACTCCATGAAGTTCTGGATACGTTTTTTAATCTTTTCTTTCTTCGCTTTAGCTGCGGATTCCTCTTTAGCGGCTAGGCTGTAGTCTTTAATAGCTTTTTGGATATCCATTGGTACCTTAACTTCATCGGATTTAAATACTGCATGCTTGTCCGTTACGTCAACCCATCCGGAAGTTACGAACTGATGAACAACATCTTCCAATGTGAACTCCTCGTTATACACATTTGTTGTAGGCTCCTTAGTTGGATGATTAACATCAATTGTTACTGTTACCGCTCCGTTACGATTAACCTCCACAAATACTACCTCACCAGTTGCGATGTTCTTTAACATTGTTTTCTTATTCATGATTTTTTCCTCCTAATAGTCCATTTTTAACTTCTACTAACAAGTTGATAGCCAAATCATACTTATAGATAGCCACTTCTGTCCATGCATAGTTCTTAGCCACACGCGATAAGTAATCCGCGTTTCGGTCTCCACCCTTTTGATTCTCAAGCATACTCTTTCTTCGTTTGTTTTTAGCTTTCATTTCTTCTAACTCATAGTGTAAGTGGGCTAATGCGCTCATATTATCTAGCCCCTTTCATAATATTTAATGCTGCCTCTAAATCTTGGACTTTCATTTCATCAGAGAATATACCGTTTCGTACAGATTGTCGATGTGGATGATTCTCGTCTTCAACACGTAACCAAGCCTTTCGATTCTTAATAAGGAAAGTTAAACGTTCAATCTCCTGTTCTAATACATATTGTGCATGCGTCATTTGTAACTCACCACGATATTATCTACCTCCTGCTTGTCCACATTTACTTTAACTAGCAAGTCTTTCCCTTTTAATAGCACTGTACCTACAACAGGTTCTACCTTAAGGTCCTCGGTAATAATCTGTGCTCTAAGTTCCCCTGATGCTTTCATATCATTCAGTTTGTCAATTACTTCTCTAGCTGTCTTTGGGTCCACTTTAGCTACGATTGGTTCACCTGTATAAGTTACCCCGCCTGATGCCATTGCGTCATAGTCCACGTCACCGATAGCTTTCTTACCTTTAGCGTTAGGGGCAATGCCTTTCTCTGAGCGACGAACGATTGCTCTCTCGTCTAATACATCATACACAGTTTGGTAATTAATAGCAAACTTCTTAGCAATATCTAGTACAGGTTTACCTACAATGTACAAGTCTGCAATACACTTCTTTTGATAATCGCTAAGCTCTAGCATACGCTGTGCTGATTCACGCTTGTACGGTCCACGACGTTTAGGAACACCATTACGACGTAGGATACGATATATCTTGCCAGACGATAGACCGTGGTCATTCATAATCTTTGTAACTGCTACATCATCCTGATAGAGTTTAATAACCTTTTCCTCTAACTCTACTGTTAATGCATCCTCGGACCCCCAAGACGCGGTAACAGCACCTTGGATTAGCGTTTCCTTCTTAACATCTTTCTCCATATCAATAACTGCCATAACTTTAACTCCCCCTTTATTTATCTCTCGTTCTATTATATCCTTAAAACCCATTACTGTCAACCCCTAAATTTTATCTATCGCAATATTCCATGAAATGGTTAACCTACTCATATACTGTTTCTCTCCATCGTTAGTGTATGCAGGTGTTACCGTATACCCTGCTTGTCTAAATCGACGTGTTAGAATCATATAATGCTGGAAGTTCTCAAACATAACTTTCGATACTAGATTATCCTCGTTCTTAGTGAAGATTACACGAAAGTCACCTTTACTGACAGCTTCCTCGATACTTCCTAGAATATAGTTAACTACAGCAGCCTCAGTTACGCCATTTTTCTTTAATATCTCCAATACAGACCTGTTACGCATGGTATACGCACTTTCTACTCGTCTAACTTGTTCTGGTATCTCTATACTTCTATTAGTCATTGTCTAACTCCCCCGTTCCGTTACAAGTCTCGCAATCCCAGAATGCATCATCTCCGCGGTCTAAACAAACACCTTTCCCGTCACAGTTCCAACATGTTCGGACAGGGATAACCTTCTCAACTTTAACTTCCCAATCTTCCAGAGCAGACTCCAACTCTAGCTCTCTCATCATCTCGTTAACGTCGTCATCAATCATTTCCTCGATTGCTTCTGGTAACTCATCATCCATAGATTTAAATGTTAGTTTAACTGTAAAGGTTACTTCGCGTTCTCCCATTACTCTACCCCCATTAATTCAGTTTGGTCGTATGCATACTTTTCCTCTCTTGATAAAGCGTATAGATAGTGACCTTTCTTATTAGGGTCAATGCTGCGGTAGATGTCTGTGATGAAAGCTGTGTCATGTTTACCATTCTCAGCTGATACGTATGCTACGACATCGCCTATCTTAAACTTATTTGTGTCCTGCAAATCTTTAATATCATAAACTACTAAAACAGGTAGTAGTGATAAATCGTTGATACCGATGTTGTAGACTTGCCAGAATGCATCACCGAGAGAAGATTTCATAGTATCATAGCTAATTACTGTAACATCTTTCCCTTTAATATTCTTCATTTTAATTAGTACATCCGACTTTGTGAACTGTTCAAAGTTACGAATAACTAGAACATCTCCTGATAATAAGGCGTCTAGCTTGTCCTCTAATGTTGTTAATAAATCGAAGTTCATAACTTCCCATCGTTGCTCAAATCCATCTTCAAATTGGTCTACTGCCATTACTTGTCATCTCCCTTTTCTAAGTTAACTTCGGTATCGAACCACTCTATTAATATATAAGGAGGAGAGTCTATACCTCCGCATAATTTATTCTCTACCCCATTATGATAGCTAACTCTATAACCTTTAGCGATAAAATCATCTAGAACACTTTTATATGTGTCATACCATGCGAATAATTTATAGATAGCCGTGTCTCTACGGTACTCATTAGGAATCAACATCGCTTGTAATGAACCGTCATTAGCCTCTTTACTAATTTCATCTACTATCTCTTTCCTAATTTCACTTTTTACCTTTTCTTGTTTCGAGTACTTTTGCATCATTGATACTGACCTCACTGTATTGGCGTAAGGGATATCCGTATACATCATACCAGTTCCTCCAATTCTTCTAGTACAAGCACTTTGCTCCAGTGACCTTCGTTATTATATTTGTCTTTTAAAATACTAACCTCATCTAAGAACTCACTGTAAGTAGCTCCATCTGAGTAGCACCAATCTAATACGCCTTTCAATTCTAGTAGAACACTGGTCTTACTCCAGTCTCCATACTCTCCATACTTATCGTACAACTTATCGATATCATCTTTAAAATTAATCAACTGGTTTCTCTCCTCTCGCTAAATGCGTTATAACTGTCAGTACCATGAATGTTACTGTGATTACTAGATTAGAAGTGCTAGGTTTCATACATGTAAACGCTATACCTGCTCCACTCATCATTGCGAATGTAGATGCCAATGACTCGAAAAACTTCCACCTCATTGCATACCCTCCTATACTAACTCATACTTGATAACCACAACTGGTTTACCTACTCTCATCTTAACATGAGCACCGAAATCTGTCAACACTTCTTTTGCTAAATAGTAGTCTTTTGTGTAAAGCGTAATATCTCCTGACCAGTTGTAGATACTACCATAAGCAAATACACTTTCACCATCTTTAATAGAAGAGTTATTCTTACCTACTTCAAATCCTGCTGCCTTCAATTTGTTCTTCATAGAAGTTACTAATCCAGTCACGCTGCTAACCTTGTTTACCTTCGTCATATTTAACTACCTCCAAGTAATTTGTTTTCTTAACTTACTTATATCTTAACATAGAAAAAGAGCCCCGTCAAGGACTCTTTTAAAAGTTTTTCTATTAAATACCGAATGCTTGCATTGCATCTTTCACTCTTCTATCTTCTTCTGTTAAATCTAAGTTCTCATAGAATGACTTCTCTGCTAACTCTAGGTCTGCGAATAGAGCATCATGATATTCTTCCGGAACGTACTTCATAACAACTTCAGTTAATGCCGATTCCTTCGCTCTCACTTTAATAGACATTTCTTTTAATGCTGAGATTGATAGACCGCCTAACGCGTTGTTTGTAATCTTAGCTTTAACTTCCATAGCTTTGATTGCTAGAGGGATATCGATAATGTCGAACTCTTGTAATCCTACAAATGCTTTAGCGATAACTGTATCTAAGAACTCTACATCATTGAATACATTGTTCACTTTATCAACTGCACCGAAGGGCATTGCTGCTGCTTGTGACTCTTCATTAAATTCTTGCACTCTCTTATCACTAATATATGTTACATTGTCTTTCGCACGTTTGTCAAGTAAAGAGATTAACGGTACGCCTTCTGTAATAGCTTCCTCACGCTTCTTCTTATAGTTTGTTAGAGAAGATTTACTAATTGTGAACCCTTGGTCCTCACAGAAAGCAATGATGTAATCGTACGTTCTACCATCATCTAACATATTGTCAACCTTGGTTACTAGTTTCTTGTTATTATAAAGTTGCACCAATACCGAACTTGCTTGTAATTTCTTTTTATCTTTAGTCATTTTAATAGTCTCCTTTTGACCTTAATGGTCTACGTTTTTGGAATATCTTGCATGAATTGTATATGCTTAGAACACTGTAATGACAGCTGTCTTTGCTACTATGTCTAATATAGCGGATGCATTACCTTGTTTGGAACGTAAACGTAAATTCATTAAAAAGCACTACTACTTTATTATGTATTCTGGGGAACTACTACGTTTACGATATTAAACAAAATACAGGTCGTGCAAGGTATTCGTAAATAACGCGAACAAGACAAAATAAAAAGCCCCACTAGATAGTGAGACTTTCTCAACTTAAAACTTCCTTAATTTAACGGATTTATACAACTTTACCCATAATCCGGTGTTTAGATAGAGGGCTCCTTGGGTTACTACACCTGCGAAGAATGCTCCGAAGAATCCGATACATCCACCTAACCATATAGCATCATTATCATAACCATCCCTACTAAAAGGGTCTATACTAATCATGTTAATCTCGCCCCCATCTTCAACATAGTACAATCTAGGTCTGTAATCTTTCGTTCAGCATCTGCGATTCGTTTCATACGCTCTAATCGAGCTCTATCATCATTGTATTGGTTCAAGATGGATGTCAAGTATATAATTTCTTCACTGTTATCTGCTAGCTTACTAACTAGAGCTGATTGCTCTCTAGACTTAGCTCCTAATTTTAGGGTAGTATTTGCAATCTCTTGATTCAAATTAGCTAAAGTCTCTTTGATTTCCATGATTACACCTCGAAATATAGAGTAATTGATGTGTCTAATTCATCATTGTTTAACTCAATGTACTTTTCATTCGTAATTCCGTCTGTATCAACGACGATTTTGTTAACACCTTCCAAGAATAACCCTGTAATTGATGCGGTAGAGTCTTCAGATTCAATATTATATCCCGCGGTACCTACTCGTTTACGAATACTCATCATCTCTGTACGTGGTTCCATCGTAACTAACGTCGTTGGAGTATCAATCATCATGCCCGTGAAGGCTTTTCCTGTAACATTTTTGCTAGATAATAAGTCTAAGAACGTTTTGATGTCTTTAATTGTCGGTTCACCTGTAGATAATAGCCCAATAACGCTATTAAAGTTCGCATCACCGATGATTAATGTAATCTCTTGGTCAATGTTTAGGTCTTCAATGAACATTGTATCCTTGATTTTAACCTCGTACACCTTATACTTGTTAATCGTGTGAGGTTTGATGACCACATTAGGGTTTTCTAGAGAAACAAACATATCCGCTGTGAATAAACTCATATGACTTGTAATCTTTTCTTCTAGATGTGGCTTGTCCAGCATATCTCCCTCTGCAATATACCCCATTACATCACCTTTACCGGAGATTTCGAACATATTTAACGTATATTCTAGTGCTGGGAAGTCATTGTAAGGTAGTCGTAGGAAGAATCCAATGTCAATTCTATCACTCTCAATCTTAGTTAACTCCTTAATGTAGAAGCTGCGAGTGATATGGTTCTTAGCAAAGTAAGCATTTGTGTAATGAATACCTAAAATCTTCATATCACCATACGTTAAAATTTGTTTAACTCGGTCCAGTTTAGTTGTTTCTGTAGTGATTTCGTTTGTCATGTGCTATCTCCCCTTTGGTTTTCTTAACGAAGGTATCGTTTCTCGTATAAGCTTTACGTTCGCCAGACTCTTTAAGTACTTTAGTCTTATAAACTATCATAATACTTCGTCCTCGGAACGTTCTTTGTACCCTTATACTCACCTTACCAAGTATCGTTGTACCTATTTTAACATAGTACACACTATCAAGGCAAGTTAAAGTTACAACTTCTCCGTTTCTTTTTGGTACTAGTCTGATAATGTTAATACTAGTTCCGGTATGCTTAGCTACTAACTCTAGTGCATACTTCTCTTTAAGCTCCACATTACGCTCTGTGACGTTCTTAAACTCTTCAATGAACTCTACACGGTAATTACCGGAAGTCTTCTTCAGTACGCCTTGCATAGCGTTACGTCCGTTGTCATTTAACCCGTTCATCCCACGAGCACCTAACCCGCGGGAATGCGAACGAGAATTAAAACTACTCTTTTTCAATTGTCTGCATATCCACATACGTTTTAATTTCTGAGTACTTAAAGTCCGTATAAGATTCAACTAAGTCTACCATTCTATCGTACTCCTCATCCCATCCTGTAGTATCGGATAATACTTGCATGTGATGTGTTATATGAGAGTACATCATCATGTCTCCTGCTACTCTAGCAATAAATTCACGAGAATACCCGTGAAAAGATAAGTCAACTTTCTTTTTACATGTATGGCAAGCGATGGTATAGTTCGTGCTCATTATAATCCCGCCTCTTCAATCTCTTCTTCTGTCATAACGCTAACATGTTCTAAGAGAATATCAGTTTCAATGTTTTCTTCTTCATAAACTTTACCGTCTTTGACAAGCTGTCTTATCTCGTCAAGGTTGTTTGCTTTAACATAACATTCACGCGTAGTAGTCTCTGTGTACTCTACTCTAACCCACTCAGCCATGGAACTCCTCCTTACATGCGTCACATTCTTCTTTCGTATACACACGCTTCATAATAATAGTTTCATATGGGAACGTGCTCCATAGTTCATTGGCATGCTTAGGGCATAACGCTTGATGCTGTTTTAATGTTAGTTTTTTCTCATGGACTATATTTGCCGCCACAGTTATTGCTTCTTTGCCGTCAAAGATAACAACGGCTTTCCCTTCACTGTAGCTCTCTTCGTCGAACGCATGAAGAATGGCTACTTCTGTACCTTTAGGCATGTCAACGGCTCTCATATTGTTTTCATCTCGTAAAACAATGGAATTTTGTAATATATGTGTCTTCTTCATTAGAACGCCTCCGTTGAGCTGATTACGCATGGTTCTTTTATGTTATGCCAACCAATTACATACCAGTACGGTGTACGGAAGTACTTCGTGTTATACACTTCTACAAACTCAAAACCGAATACTCTGTAGTCCTCAATCGGCACTTCATTAACATCTAATAACATCGTCTCATTTAATGAGATTTCGCCTTCGTAATATTCGTCATCAATTTCTAGGTCGATTCCAGTCTCTTGTTTGTAGAAAGACTTCGCCTCATGCTCATCACGAGCTGCTACAACATCACAATCGTTCATTTTATACACACGGAACATACGCGTATCTCTTGGCTCATTGTCGTCTATCAATCTCATGTTTACTGCTTTTAGCTGTTCTTTTAAATCAGCTACTTTAAGATAGTTATACGCGTATCCTACTTTGTGTTCAAAGTCGTTATATACTTCTACCATTAGCGTGTCATCCGAACCACATCCACCTACTGTAACTGCATGTTGACGACCTTCTTGTGTTTTTATAAGAGTCATATTAGTTTTCCTCCTTAGAGCTTATACGCCCAGATTCTGTACCGTGTAGTGTAATCTCTTTTAGTTCTCCATCAATAGGGATAAATACTCGAGATATATAAATCTTTCCATCCTGTACATACTTCATTAAGAAGTTAGTAATTGACATATCATTATACTTAGCTAGGTCTTTGATTACTGCTGATGCATTCTTAAAGGTTGTAGCACCAACGCCGATATCTAAGTATTCAAAGATATCTACATACCATCCGTTTAGAATAGCTTCATCGTCATCATTCAAGTCATCTTCTAACCAACACAGCATATCATGACCATTCACCGTAGCAGTATGTGTAGGTACGCCTAAGTTACTTCCAACAGGATTACTCCATCCAGCGTCTTTCCAGTTGTTATCATCGACACACATATCATTTACTAGTTTAGTATAGTCAGCCGGAGTTAATGACGCTACTTTAACTTCTTTTGTGTGACTAATAAACTTTAAATGTGTTACTGGTTTGATACCTAGTCGGTAAAACTGCTCCTCGATGTCTCCGATTGTAAATACCTCAATTTGCCCTACAACCTTTAACTTATCCATTAATTTTCTCCTCCCATTTGTTTAGTTTCTGGTTAAACGTACTGTTAAATCGAGCATCACTAACGTTAAATCGGTATAGTAATGACTCTACGACCATACACACATCTACTAACTCTTCAATAACGTCATCTCTACCTTTAGCCTTATATTCGCATCCTTGTGCACCTTTGAAAGATAGTATTGCCTGAGCTACCTCTCCAACCTCCTCTACAAGTTTTAGTACCATTTCTTCTGATGTTTTTGTGTTCATTTCACATAGACGGTCTAACTTACCTCGGTCTAATGTTGTCATGTTATCTCCTCCTTAACTAACTTCACTCTATCATACTATCTTTTGTTTGTCTACTATTATTGGAAATAATATTTATTTAATGTCTTCTCTGGATGCATCTTACCATTGATGTACATATTGCATAGTAAATGTTTAGCTCTATCTGGTCCTAATCGTTCTACAATATGTGACGCAATCTGACTTTTCTTCATACGAGAACTAACACCAGACTGAACAAGTAGTCCGTTCATACCGATTGCTCCTCGGCTATCTGCGGAACCTACCTTTGCCCCATCACCGGATAGTGTAGATACTTGTCGTTTAAAGGAACCAGCAATGTTAAGTAGCTCCTCTTTCCAGAACAGTGAGTTAAACGCTGCCTTCACATCATGTCTAGGTGATGGATAAGCCTCACTGTACATACCAAGAATGCCTTCACCACGAAACTCCGTATAGGCAATGATACCTACCCCATGATGCTTGTACTCTTTAATAATATCATCAACCTTTTCAACGTGCTTATCTTCGCATACAACGTACACTAAGTCGCATATCTTGCTATATGCCCTAAGCTGCTTGTTAAGGCGTGTAGTCGAGTCTCTAGCTGTCTTAACTTCCACCCCTATTAGTATACCATCACTTCGGAAGATTAGCAAGTCTGCAATTACTGAGTTGATGTCGATACCTTTCTCACTAAGCACAACAGATTTCATATCTTTAAAAGGGAGAAACAGCCGCTTGTTATTAAGTACCAGCTGTTTCACATCATCTTCATAGAATGTTTGTTTAGTAGACATACGTACCCTCATTATGCAAGTATGACGTAAGTTTTAGTAGAGCATGCGTATAACTATCCGCATCAATATGCCACCCTTTATCAAAATCTTCCTGTCTGATAAAGTATTCCATATACGTGTCCTCTACATCAAGCCATCCGTTTCTACGTCTAATCTCATTAGGATAAATCTTTACCTTATACAGTTTACCATAGACAAGTATTTCGCTGTTAATAGTCTCACCTGTCCATGTCTTATAATAATATCTCTTATTCTTAAAAAACTTAAACATACTATCTCTCCTTACATTTTAGGTCATATTGTAGTTCTGCGATAACGTAATCGAGAGCCTCCTGATGTGTCATTCCTGCTGCTAGTTGAAACTCTGTGAATATCTCCCAAAACCGTTCTACTTTTTCTTCTTCTGTCATAGTTTAGCTCCGATTAAAGTGTTATACAAGTCCTGCTTAGATTCTAGTGCTGCAAGCTCTTCCTCTTTCTTTTGCGCCAATGTACCAAAGTGAACAACAGAGTTCCAGTAGCTGCGATTAGCTGCATCTTTAATAGCGTTTCTGATGTGTTTAATATCTTTCTTGATTAGTTCAATATTGCATGTCTCATCAGGGATACCTATAATCTCGTGTTTCCAATCATTCGTAAAAGAAGTACGCTTTTCTGAGCTCATTTAATCTCGCCTCCTCTTCTCTAATCCCAGATAGTGCGGACCACATACCTGCATCAGCAGCCATCGTAGCCATTCTATCTAGCAAACTTAGTTTATGCTTAATTGCATGTAATTCATTTAAACTCGTAGTGATAAACTCATGTGGATTACTCATCGTCCGAACCTCGATTCACGTTCATTTTGTCTCCATCTAAGTTCTGATTCCATAGCTTTAGCCTTTCGAACTAAGTTGTCTATCCTCGACCAGAAGCTATTACGTACCGCTCTCTGGATATCTTCTTTAGTCTCGTCTAAAACCTCTTCAATCTCCTCATCTGTAGCATTGTTAATTAGCTCCCTAGCTTCCTCTGGTGTCATTTACCTTCCTCCTCGATATCAATCCATAATGGGTGATTCTTGTACTCTCCTTCAAACTTTCTGTACGATGCATGTTTACCTGTACCTATTTGTAACTGTTTAACTCCGTCTTTCATTACGATAGAGCCCCTCCACGCGCCGTTACACACATAGAACTTAGTTCCGACAGGTAAACTACTGATAATTGTTTTCGTGCCTCCGTACGGGCTATACTCTTCTTCGGTCATCAATTTCTTCCAACCCCTTATCTAGAACTTCGTAATATCGTGACAATGGACTACTTACACTTTCGTTACTATGTTCTAGGTCATAAAAATCTGATATAAACTCCCCTTGCTGCATAGATAGAGCTTGTACAATATTCTTGACTCCGACAGAGAACTCATTAAACCAGTGCACATCATTAAGATGAATAAATACTCCTGTGTAATCACCACGAACCATAACTAACTCACCACCACGCGGCTTAAGTACATCAGGTTCACGCTCATAGAAACCTTGTCCACGTCTACCGGATAAAGTTGATACGCCATTAACAATAGGACATACGAATAACGGGTCATCAATTACCCATTGTTTTTTATATTTAGGTGGCATTTTACTATTCGCCCAAGCCCCTAAAGTTGTATTAAGACTAAATGGATTCATTCGTTCACTCTTAGCTGTTGCCTTCTTCTTAGGGGTAACACCTTTGGGGTGTGGCGTATGGGCTTTAAATACGATTGCGTACATCGTACCGTCATGCTCTTTGATTAGGTCTACAATGTAGTGTGGTTCACCGCCTACACTGATTGCACCTTGTTTCGTATAACGTAAATACTTACCTGACAAATGTGGCATTGCATTCTCGATAACACCTGTCATCCTATCAATCCTCCCAATTAAACTCTAACGCGTATACGCCTAACGTATCGTTTCTCTTTCGGTATACTGTGACTTTATTAAATCGCATGTCATCAAGTACAACTCTTCTAATGATAGTAGACTCGAATAGACAGCCTATACCTAATTTATTCCCTTCATCTTTACTTAATGTGTATTCGGTCTTCCCTTGTTTAGCTTCTTCAAGCAATAGATATTTAATCACTTCGAAAATATCATTAACTTCGATACCATATTCTTCAAGCTCATGCTCTCGTACTAACATCTGTAACTCATCCCCTAACGGCAGATACACCTTAACTTCATCGCGAACATGCTTTTCTAATGTCACTCTGCATCCTCCTCACAATCGCGAACGTATGCTTCTAAATCTTGAATTAATAGTTTAGCTGTCTCTGGTGTAAGATTGATAGAAGGATTCTCCCCTGATTCATCACTAGATGAATAATGCATCTCAATGTTAAACGCGAATCGCTGCTCTTCATCAAAAGCTGTGCCAACCTCGATGAAATCATCACCGTCTGTTACACAATGGATTCTACGGTATAATCCTCCATTACCACCATCTACAAAATAACCTGTTTTAACTTCACTCATGTTATCTCCTCCTTAATTATTATATTACTAATATAGCACACTATTTTAAAAAAGTCAACAAAAAAGAGAGACTTTTTAAGCCTCTCCTCCCATTTTCTTAATATCGCGTTTCAAACTCTCTTTAAATTTCTTCTCATTCTTCTTAACTACAATTGCCCAGTACCCATAAGCGGTGTAGTGAGCTACTATGTTTTTAATAAAGAATAACGAGATACCAAACGCCATAGCTGTTAAGTAATAGATTTCGATAAAGTTAAAGTAGAGTTGTGTGTAAAAGAAAGCAAACACAATCTCAGCTACTAAAGTTAACCCGAAACCTAACAATACTGTCCCGTACAAAGGTGTCTCTCCTTTAGTTTTAATCTCTTTAAATTGGGATAATACACCTAGTAACTTCAACCCATAGTTAACTCCGATACTAGCTGCGATAACACACAATACTAAATCGATATTCGTCATACTAACTCATACCCCGTTTCATCCATCTTAACATTCTCTACGATAGCGTATTTATTACCTGATTGGATTAATAGCTCTTTGACGAACTCTTTCTTAGGCACATACTCACATCTAAATGGAGTGTACACGTTCCGAACTGTTCTAGCTAACTCTTTACTTGGATACATCTTAACAACACAAGATACTAACTGTCCACTAGCCTCGCAACATGATAATTTTGGTTCTTTACTGTCTTCGAGCATGTCTAAATCATGTTTAATAGCCGCACGAAACGTTTCACCTTGTTCTGTTTCCCACACATCTTTATAACATACTAGTCTTCTAGCCATTCTATTCCCTCCTAAGGGAGCCAGCTTATGCTAGCTCTCCGTTTTCTCCAAACATTAGTGTAATAGATTCATATGTTTCCTTACCACGATATAACACAACCGCAGACTGAGATGGCATAGTTGCAGGTAGGTTCAGTGAGCTACTGTAATCATTCTCTCCTACTGGTGATGATACTTGGTAGTGCATACGACCGAATGACTCTTGTGTAATGTCTAGGTAATGTAAGTGACCAGAGAATAAGATTTTAATAGTTTTACCATTCTTCATAAACACTGGAATCTTCTCTTTTGCCTTAGGCATCTTGTCTCCATGTGTACCTACTACGCGATGACCTACTACTTCGATATCGAACATATCATTCTTGTTTCGATTATCAGTAATAACCACGTTAGGCATCTGGTTCAATTCTTCTTGAATCATGATAAGTGTGTCTAGGATAATATACTCAACATTGTTGTTTGCTAGATTATCATTCTTATTCTGGAAGAATCGTGAATGGTTACCTGTAATCATACTGAAGTGTACCGTATGACTCACGGACAGGTCGTTAAGCATCTCTACGAACAATCTGATAGATTTACTAATCTGTGCTGCCATATGGAACTCTAAGTCGAATGACTGTGTATTACGCATTACTTGGTTCTCAATAATATCACCTAAGAATAGTACATGAATCTCGTCAAATACGCGAGTATCCATCTGCTGCTTAGCCCAACCTACTACACTGTTAATCGAGTTCTGTAATCTCTCGAAATTGTAGTCACCAGTACGACTGTGGAACGTTTCAAGACCTACGTGCCAATCAGAGAATGCTAGAATTAACGCTTTCCCATTCTCAGCAATCTTAACGTTCTTAGGCTCGGCTAAGTACTTAGGTGCTGGTAAGTCTTTAATCTCTGCTACGATTTCCTTTTTAAGGTCATCCATTAAGATTTTAAGAGCTGTACCTTCACGTTGTACTTTCTTGTATTCTCGTAAGAACTCGGTTTGTTTTTGTCTCTCCATGATATGAGGTGTGACCATAGAGAACACATTTTCCTCTACCACAGCTACCTCATTACCGATTGGTTCGATGTTATCTACGGTTAAGTCACCGTTCGTAGCCGCCATATAAATAGCTGCAAGCGATTCACTGTTATTAATATCATCGATACAAAACTGTAAGTCCTCTTTCGTTACCTTATCTCGTCCTAGTCCTGTTAATAGTTTATTCACAAGCGTGCGGTCGATTACCCCGCGCTCACGCTTGCTATACCCCATTAGTACTGCAATCACATCTTCGTATAGTTCAATCTTCTTCATTCATTAACACTCCTCGTTTAATTAGTTCTTCTTCAGCTGCTTTCATACATTGGAAGAAGTGAGCTTTATTTACCATATTCCAAGGTGAATCATCCAGAAAGGCGGCTTTGTAGTCTTCATATACCTTCAGTACCTTTTCGTCTGACGTGTTATCGAACATTTACTCACCGCTCTCCGCCATAGCTTTAATAGCTGCTGCAATTACGTTAGCTGTACCAGTAGGCAAGAACATTGTCCCTACGTAACCAGAACCAGTTGTACCGTCTGTAATATTAGCTGCTGAAAAGAACTGCTCAACTGTTACACCTTTCGTTCGTACTTGAACCATGTCAGATGTTCTCGTTGTACTAGCTACTAGAGCAACACCATTCTCTCCACCAATATCCTTAAGGTTCCGGTGAGCTACTTCATTTGTCCAATCTTCCGCATATACAGTACCAACTTGTACAGGTTCACCATTGATGTCAATCATCATCCACTTTGTTTGTTGTCGTTTCTTCTCTACGAAGTCTGACTGCTGCTTAAGTTGACTTTTGATAACTGGTAGATTCTCTTTCATAATCTCCTGTAATAGCTTGTCCTCTAATACAGCTGTAATATTACGACCGAATGCTCGATATAATGCCATAAGGATTTTGATACTATTATTCGTATCTACGTCCTTCCACTGTTGATACTTAATACTAGCATGGATAACATTCATATCATTTTTAGAGGTATCTTGTACATTCTGGAATGTCGTCATTTCACTAGTTAGTAACAATGTTCTTAGGTAAACAATAGGTGGAAAGTCCGAACTTACTACAGAGCGTCCTACGCTAATTTTCTTTCCGTAAGTGTTAACGTGTATAAAGTCACTAAACGGATTGTTCAGCGGCTCAATAGCCTTCTTAAAATCGTCGTTATCAAAGATTGGTAGCCCGATAACAATAATCTTGCTTACTAGCTGTGCTTGTGTCCCTAATGCGTGGATGTCTAGCTTGTCCACAAATTCAACATCGACTTCGTAATCCGGAAGCATACGCTTAATTACCGGAAGTGTAATTGTATTCATGAAGTTATCTTTCATGTACAACTTCACTATTTCCTTGTCCATCAATATCCCCATCCTTTATATACGTTATCTTTAATTGTGTTTCTATGTTCCCTTGTATAAACATCTAGGTATCTGACAAAAGTTAGCACACCGTTTTCTACTGTGTACTGCTTCTCTATATCCCACTCCTCGTAATGCTCATACATGTAAATAACTTTATCTGCTATTTTCGCTAAGATAGTGTTCATGAAGCATTGTATTTCACCATCGTAGTTTTTAAGAGCGAATATAAACTCCCACTCTCTTGTTTCTTTATCTATCGTGTTGACGTTGTGTTCTCCCCATTCATCCGGCATATATGCAGGTGACATGGAAGGTACTTGGTCCCCACGGTTTTTATTCGATAACGTTTCTACGAAAGGGAAAGCTTGTACTGCCTCGCCCCACTCACCATCACTGTCGATAACGTGCTCAACTAAAGGTAAGTATTCTTCTTTCACTACAATCTTCGCTCGTAATCCTGTGTAATTACCCATCTCATCCCTCCTCTTTCATTCTACTAATCTAGTATATCACACTAAATCTGTAATGTCAACACCATTGTTTAATTTTAATTTCTTCAATACTATCAATCGTGAAGAACGATGGTACTAAATCATGCTTAATCATCCATTCATGAAATACTTTCGTCAACTCTTCTCCTAATTCAAATCGTTGCTCCATCTTGACATAGGACATGAAACTGTCTGCAAACTCTCCAGCTTGCTCTACCGCTTGGTCATATGCTTCATCGATAGCGTGGTCTCCACAAATGCTGATAGATGGTTCTACTACTCTACCTACAAACAACTTGTCCCATTCTTCTTCCTCTGCATGCTTCAAACCTTCTTCGATAGCCTCTTCACGTGTATCGAAATGGTCATGGTTCCAACTATCATAATCCTTATCGTTAAATGTCCACTTTCCTACTTGCTCTGCTGCTTCTAATTTATCAACTTTCATTCTAACTCCTCCTTGTTTACGGCAATAAAAAAAGTAGATACCGTTTATAGTATCTACTATATCATAATCTATCAAATTTGTCAACTACTATTTTTAAGGAGTTACAGGTGGTGCAGCTTCATACGCTGATTCTTCGATACGGAAGTCGTTAACACCAAGTGATAATGTGCTATCCGCAAAGTCTAAGAATGCTAATACCATTTGCTTATCGACATCAGCTGGTTTCACACCAGTGTATTTGTCGAATCCAGCGCCATTGTAAGGTTGTTTGTCTACATGGTTCTGACCTACGTGGAACACGATGTCTGTACCGTCAACGTATACAACTGGTTCGGTTTCTTTGAACTTTAACTCCTGCGCTTGGTGGTCAATATAAGCTGGTAAGATTGATTTCTTTCCGCCTACCGTTTTCACTCTAAACACTAATTGACCTTGTGCTAAAGACGTTGAACCTTCTAACGATGGTAGGTAACCTTCGCTGCGTACGTATGCGAATAATGTATCACCATCTGCTAATTTTGCTGTTGCGTTTTTTAAGAAATCTGACACTTTGACTACTGCCATTATTTTACCTCTCCTTTGTCTAAATCAATTTGTTTAGCTGCATGTTCTCGTAATCGTGCTTGCTTTGTTACTGCGTTGTTCTTCCAAGCCATGTGACTAGCTGAGCCGAATAACAGGATTGCAGATACAATATCATATGCTACGCCTTGGTCAATCTCTAATCCTAACTCATGCCCACATAAACGAGCAATCGCGTTAATTAATGCAACACCGAAAACGATAAAGCGAACAATCGTTGCAGCTCCAATCTTAGGTGCTTCCTCAGGTACAAATACCTCGTGTTTATTTTCCATCTATATCATCCTTTCCCTATTGGGTCTTCCTATAATATAGCGGTTAATGTAATTGTACGTTAGTTACCATGACGTATGAATCCCATACCCGATGTACTCCACCAGACTTAGTGATAATGTCGTAGTACTTACCTTTCTCATCATAACCTGTTTCGGTAATCTTGTGTTCAAAACCATCGAAGTCTAGATACCCGATAACATATTGTACAGGAGCTTCATCGTCATCCTCATCAGGAACTAACTTAATAGACCGTACATCAGCAGAACCGTTATATGCATCAATTGCATCTTCGATAACATCTTTAAACTCTGTTTCTGTCCAGTTATCCACATCGAACCATATATCTACCTCTACACGTGCTTTCATAGGTTTCGCTCCCTTATCATCTCATGTAATCTAGTTCGTAACAGCTCTTTTAAGTCTGCTAGCTTCTCTTCTATGAGCAATGCAGGTACTGCACCATCTCTCGCGTACTTAGCTACTAGAATCTTAATGATGTAGCTGTCTGTATTCTCACGAACTAGTAATGTTAAGATGTCTCTGTCAATCTCATCTAGCTTAACTCCGTATAACGCAGCCTCTAACACTTCCATTTCCTCGAGCAGTGAATCCATAGATTCGTTCATTTCTATTAAATCCGTCACATCGAAGTCGTGTTTCGTAGTGAATACGCGGCTCTTATCTCTGTAGTTATTCTTGATGAAACTGTTCTTGACACGGAGCTTTAACTTATTATCTACGTAGAACGGGAAGTCTACCGGACCATTAATATCATACTCTTTAACTAGTCGTAGAAACTGTTCAGATATATATGACATTAATTCTGCTCTAGTAGCCTCATCTGGGATGTACCCTTTATACTTATTGTACACTGACACTCTCAGATTCTTGTACTGGTGAAATAGTTGTTCTGGGTCACGTGAGAACACGCCGCTAGTCTCCTCTATGTTCTTAAGGAAACCAGCACCATTTAAAATCTTATTTGCTTCTTTTTCTAGGTCTCTACTCATCTTCTTCACTACCCATCCACATAATAGGTTGTTTTGGGGTGAAATACGCTTCCCCTGTTTTCACAAGAATCCAACTGTCATCCTTACGATATTCATCGATATTATGCAATCGGTCTTGTAGTTTCTCAATCTGCGTCTCTATATCGTGCTCCATTCTATCTAGGAAACCACGACCGTCATTATCAATGACGTTTAACCCTCCTCTAACCCCACAGTTAAAACATACTTCTTTTCGAGATGCTAGTTTCTCTGTGTGGGATAGCTTAACGTTACAAATACCGCAACGTTTAGAATCCATCCGGCAACATTCCTTTCGATATTGTTTTTACACCCGTCTTCTTACACAAGATATCTGAGTAATGGATTGTTTGAGGTATCTTAACTAGCTCACCTTCAATGTATCCTTCAGCGTACCCTGTAGCCCATCTATCGAATGCTTTTGTAAGATGCATCACAGACGTTTGAACAGCATAGGCTGTCTTTACTTCTACTATAACAGGTAGTTTCTTAGAAATCAAGTTTTCCATTTCTTCTTTTACAACGGAATATGAAGTTGGGGCTTCATAAGGTGTGACTTCTAATCGCTCTCTGTATGTTTCTAGTAATTCTGTTACTAAGTCCATGTTTGATGCTTTAGTTACTTTCATCCAACCCCTCCTTAAAAATCAAGAGAGAGGAAACCTCCCCTCTCTATAAGTCTAGTACTGCATTTAGTTTTTCTTCGTCGATGCCGATGTCATCATCGTCTTCCTCTTCTGGTGTTTCTTCATCTGGTGTGATATCGCTAATATCGTAGATAGGGTCAATCCAGTTATCTAGTTTCAAGATAGAGTTATTAGCAGCTGGATAAGGCTCGCCTTTGCTACCAAACTCTTCCCAGATTAATCGATTAAGAATCTCTGCTCGTACCTTATTACCTTCTTCTTCATCACGTAACCAATCTAGGAATCTAGCTGTTTGCATCTTATGCTCATTACCTTTAAGGTCAATGTAGATGTAACTTTGTCCAGATTGTTTAGCGATACCAGCATCAATACCTTGGTGAACTAAGTTGTATTCATAATCGAATCCAGTGTCAGCAATTAAGAAAATATCCTCTTCTTGCATCGGACGAGCTACTTTGTTTTTACGAGTACGAATACCTGCAATATGACCAATACGCTCTTCCTTACCTTTGATTGTCTTCTTAATAGCTTTCTTCTGTTTAACTTCCCAACGTTGTGACATCGCGTGCTCCCAAGCTTTACCGCCAGGGGTTTTGTATTGTTTTACAAAGCTCATACCACCGATATCGTCACGCACTTGGTTAATACCGATAAACATTGCTTTAGATTCTGCGATTAAAGGTGATAACTTTGTACACATCTGAGCTAGAGCGTTAGCCTTAGCACCGACATCTTTCTCGCCGAAATCTTTCTCATACTGCACAATTGAAGGAGTTTGTCCTAATGAATCCCAGATGTAAACGATTGGGCGATTAGGTGCTTTCTCTTCGAAAGTTTTAAGAGTTTTAGCAACTGTTTTACCAACTTCCTCAATAGTTAACGGACGACCTGCTTTAGCATCCGGTTCCTTAATGATAATCTTCTTCGTGTTAATACCTAATGTTGTTAATCGGACCTTATCACTTGTACCCTCTACATCAATTAGTACAACGATACAGCCTAATTGAGATGCGACACGTGCAATGTGATGGGTCATTGTTGATTTACCACCAGACGGGATACCTGCAATCTCAATCATACGACCGAAAGGTAATCCTCCACCAAGAGCTCGGTCTAATCGAGGGAAGAATGTAGGTAGCCAATCTTTTACCTCTGCAAATCCAGAGTCTTGCAACAATACTAGACCGTCAGATTCACTTGTTAACTCACTTAAATCAAAATCCGCTGTTAAATCTAAAATAGGTCCTTTACCTTTAACTTTCGCTTTTGCCATTTAATTTCCTCCTAGTGTTGTATTTCCTCAAAAGAGGAGAGTAGGTGTTACCCTACTCTTACAGTCCTTGCTCAGCGATTAGAGCGTCGATATCAACAGCATCTAAATCATCTAAGTTAATTTCTGTATCACCAAGAGGTGTATCTAAGTCAACGCCTTCTAGGTCGTCTACTTTAACTTCTTCTGTTTTAGCAGGAGCTGCTGGAGCTGCCTTGACAGGTTGAGTTACTGTAGTTGCCGCTTGAGTCTGATAAGGATTTGTAGCTTGTGCAGTGTTTGCTGGTGTTACTGGTTGGTTAGTAGTAGCAGGTGCTGATTGACCACCTTCTTTAGTTACGTTTGAATCAGGGTCGTTACTATTTTTCCCTTCCAATACATCTGCAAATCGTTGCACCCAGTTTAATCCGTTCTCTAATAACTCAGTTGCACGACCGTGGAATGCTAAATCTTCCAGTTCATTCTGCCATCCTTCACCTAATGGAGGTAGCTGGTTTTGGTAAACTGTAACAGGTGCTTCCATTTGACCTTGTTTAGGCTTTTGGATTAAGACTGGTGAACCTGCGTTAGGGTCTAAGAATGACAATTGACGACCGCCAGCTAGACGCTTATCAGTTAATGATGCGTTGATAGTTTTCATAGCTGAGTGAGGTACATCGAACAGTCGAACAACTAGTTTACCTTTCTCATCTCGTTCTTGTTTTTGAGTACCATCTGGATTCTCAATAATTTTTACACAGTTAACTGTGAAGAACTGCTTAGGTTTTTGTTGTCCGCCGAATGGAGTAGGAATCATTTCCTTAGCTGTCCATTCGTCAATCTTAGCATCTAAGAATAGGCTGCCATCTTTCTTACCTGTTAACGTGAAAGTGTTAGATAGTTTCTTTTGATTCTTAGTTGTTGCTGATAAGAAGATTTTACGGCAGTGTTCCGCAAACTTACCAAATAAATCCGCTGATGGTAAGATTTGAATGAATACCTCCGGTTCTTCCTTACTTAAGAATAGACGTTTGTGTTTCGCTGTAGGATAAACAACCTTAGGGTTATTACCTCCGTTACCAGAACCGCCACGTCCGCCTCCAGAACCTTCTAATTCCTTACGTTGTTGTTCAATAATATCTGCAAAGTTTACCATTATTCATTTCTCCCTTGTTTTATAATTTTGGTTTGTTTTACGTCCACTTTGGGACAGCTGTTTAAAAGGGCTAGCTACCTTTTCCATCTCTGTGTACCTCTACCCTCCTTTTAATAGTTTGTAAGATTTCCTCCTTACTATTTCTATATACCATTAATCTAGCAAAAAGGTAACTACATTGTGGTATTTTTTAATTTATTTTCTAGATACTCTAATGCCCACTCTGCACCTTCATCGGAAAGCGCGTAATCTACTACTTTATCGATAATACACTCGATAGCTTCCTCACGCGTATACTCATCTGCGTTGTACATATTAATCATTCTTTGGACTTCGTATAACATGGTAATTCACCTGCCCCTCCACAGTTATCACATATGGCATCATAGCCTGTCCCATAACCAGAAAAGCCGCTACCTCCGCAAGTAGCGCACTCCTCTGTTTTAATCTTCGTACTCATTACTTATCACCACTAGTACGAATCTTAATATCTGGGATAATTTCTTCTGGACGGAATACAACTTTGTAATGATATGCATCTTCATACTTAGCATCTGTTTGTTCGATGAAGTAACTTACATTGTCGCTAAGACCTAAGTAATGCTTCTTATACGTGTTGTCTTTTGTTTTACATGTCACAGTCACTTTCTTAGCGTCAGACGCATCCATAGCGCATAACCCTTCAATAGATAACAGATACTTATCTGTAATACCGTTAAAGAATACTACTCGACGTTGTACCTCGAAGTTATCTGCTGATTCTGATAGATTTCTAGAAACGGTATCCGCCTCATTTGAACACGCTGCTAATCCTGTTAAAGCCATTAATGATACTAAACCTGCAATAATCTTCTTCTTCATAATAAACCCTCCTATTAGTTGTCTAGTAAAGATAGTTCTTTTTGTATTCTATTACTTTCTAGAATCTCTCTAGCTTTTCTAAGGTCGTTTATAACGCTGTCGGGCTTCTTCGTACCGTCCATGTTGTGCGTACACTTCGTGCAGTTAGTAGATAGCTCCCCATCTTCACATATACATACATCGTTCCACCCACCTTTATATATCGTCCCTCTATTGGTTGAATACGCTCCGTCGTAAGTGCTCATTCTGTTTCGCCTCCAATTTAGGAATTACTAGTTCCTCTATGAACATTTCGCATAGCTGCATGTCTGTCATATCTGGGAAGCATCCGTCCTGCTTTGCCTCCTGCGCTAAGCGGTAGGCGTACCCATAATAGAAGTACACCTTTTGCTCAGACGTCATTTTCTCTTTAATTGCCATGAGTGAACACACTCCCTGCTTTATGACCGTACTGACCTTCATTAGCTAACTGTTTACCGATAGATTGCAGCATGTTACTGCGTTGTTCGAATGCTTTTACAATACGAGATGTACGACCTAGAATCTGTTCGAATTCGATTACACGTTTACGCTGCTGGTCATACTCTGTTCGCGTTTTAATATACGCTTCTACAGAGTCCTTTGTAGGTTTCTCACCTTGACTCTTGATATGAGACCTTGCCTCAGCGTCCAGATTGGCGACTATCTGCTCTAATTTTAGTTCTTGACGTTCTAGTAGGTAACGCACTTTCTCGTGAAGAGCGGACCAATAGACGTATTTAACAGGTTGCTCTAGCATTTCCTCCTGTAAGTTGACAGGGTTAATTTTTAATTCTTCCCGTAAATCGAATGATTCTACTAATCCGTTTGTATCTTTAATAGTAATTTCATCGAAATCGAGGAAGTCTACTGGAATGTTCACTCTACATCCTCCTCTGGTTCTACATAGTCTTGTAATAAACTGTAGTCTAAGCTGTCTCTTAGAGGACCGTTCCCTTCCTTTAGTGGTACAAAGTCAAACTTATCTAAGAAGTCTTCGATATAAATCCAGTACTTCTCTCGATTAGCTTTCCTATCATAGAATTCAATGCGGAACGATTCGTTATCTTCCTCTACGATAGCGACCACTTTTGTGTCAAAACCACCGTCACGCTCGTCCTCGTAACCGTACCAGAATGTTAGATTTGTGTAAGCTACATGGTTCTCTAACAGGTCCTGCAAGATTCTTCGTTGTTCACGATAAATCTCACCTGTTTTCTCTAAGTTTTCTCTTAGTCTATTTTTTAGCTTTAGAGTGGGTTTTTGTACAATGATAAACTTTTCTAGTGCTTGTTCTACAGTCATTAGTACATGTTCACCATTATCTGAGATTATGGTTCTAGCTCTGTGAGCTTCTTTTATATCGGTATCTAGCTTCTTCGCGATATCCCCTAGTAGTACATTAGCCCAGTGTGACTTAGCCAATAGAACCTCTTCATATACCCCATTTTTAACAAAATGTTCGTTTGTCTCACCAATGTATCTTAGCATTCTTCCTCCTCCGTTTCCTCATCATCATGCATGTACCAGAGGTCACAATCCTCTTCTGATACTGGTAATAGTAGAAGGAACACTCCTTTACTAATCTTCTTATCTACAATATCTTTATGTTTGTGCATACACTCGTCGCAAATGTGACCGTACATGTTAACTCCCCCTTATAAAATATAGAATACTTTCTGCCAGTAACCGTTATCTACTACTACAGGTCGTCCTTCTTCATCGATGAAGATAAGGTAACCTGCTGTACTTTCTTCGTACTCATCATCCACATCAGTTTCGTTCATCAGTTTCAAGAACTCTTCTTCAGTTAAGTTAGCCCACTCTGTATGACATCGCTTAATAGATTGGTAGATATGATTCTTTTCAAACTGTACTACTTTCTTACCATTTTCTACATACCATTCAGTTTCTCCAGTATAAATAGCTTTCATATTAAACATTCCTTTCTGATTTTAATAGTTCGGTAATCTCGCCACCATGGACTCTATCTAAGAATGTAGAGAAATGAACTTTACATATGTTCATCAAACCCTCTCTACCAAACCCGATGTCGGATACGATATACCTTGTCCCATCTAACGTATAAGTTCGTCCTCGTTTAAAAACAAACTCACCTGTTCCGCGGTCAACCTCGTTACCATTAGCTTGATGGATAATCCATGTAGGCTCATCATCTTGTGCATGTCGTAACATTGTCAACGTTATTTCTTGTCTACAAGTTGGCATTTAATAAACTCCTCCTCCGTCTTATTCGCTAATTCTATTAACGTCCTCCCTAGCTCTCTAGCATTTGTAGGAGACATGTGCATGATACTACTCTCGTAATCATAGTCTGTAATATCCAGCTCAATCTCAACGTACTTCGTGTTATCAGTTCTCTTATCTAAAAAACCTGTAACAGAAATATAATCTTTTCCTGTTCCGTCTACATCAAAACTATCAATTAATCTCCTCATGTTCTACCTCCTCATTATAACATGGATTCTGGATAATGTCAACACTTTCTTGGAACTCTTGGGATACTTCGAAACAAGCTGCCATTTTAGCTAAATCCCTAGTCTCATAGAAAACATCCCATCCCATAACACGTCTACCTTCTCGATATCCGTTAGATAAAGCTTGTTTTGATACATCAATCTTAACTGCTAACTCTGCCCATGTATCAGCTTTATGGACTTCTCCTCCTTTTTCTACACCTTTTATCATATACGCTGGAGGTGTATCGCCTACATACCACATTCTCCAACCCATTATCTGTTCCCACTCCTTGTTTAACACCTTACTCACAGAGTTACGAGATAATCGATTGTCATCAGCAAATACTGATGCACTATCATGCAATGTAATCTCATTCTCGTAAGGGTCATAAACATAGAATGGTAGTTTTGATTGATTAGGTAGTACACGTAACACGAACTTGCTTCTATCGTTACTTCCTGTCATATCGCCGATAATGTGATAGTAACCTTCCATCATGATTATTTCTGTTAGTGGATATGTTTTTATATATTGTTTACCTGTAAATGTATCTGTAGCTAAGAATGTTACGGTTGATGTTAGAGGTCTTCGGATTTTAGATACGTACGCTATCTTCTTATTCATCAGAAGTTCTTCGCCGCATCTAAGATGTCTTCATATTCTACACCAGATTCATACGCCTCTTTTAACGCGATATCTAGCTTCTTCTTAGCTTCTTCAATTTTGTGTTGCTTTTGTTTCTCAATAAAGTCCTCTAACTCTTCTAGTGTATAATCATATAGATTAGGCACGGTATACGTCTTACCAAATCTCGATTGTAGTAACGTAGAAATAAGCATGTGTATACGAGACTCGTTCAACATAATGTTTGCAGACTCCCCATCCGATGTATCCGTCATCAACAATGTAGTATAGATTTCGTGTCGTCCATCTTCTAGTTCAAATTTACACCCTAAGTGGTCTGTGAAAGTTAACTCTACTGCCATTATTTTTGTTCCTCCTCTGGATATTGTTTTAGTAACTCTGTAAGCTGTATGTTAAGCATCTCCATACTACTTCTACTTAAGTTACCGTATAAGAAATTACCCCATTCTTCAATCATAATAGTAAATGTAAGTTTACCGTTCTGGAAATGCCCTTTTGTCTCCGTGTACATATTCTCACTATCTGGTTGCAGTGCTTCAGGCATACGTAACTTTGCGTTTAACACTATATCCCCTCCTTGTTTGATATAATACGATTCTATCACACTATTACTAGTTTGTCAATAAAAAAAAAGAAGAGATTATTTCTCTTCTTCTACGTAGTATCCAAATTCCCATTTAACTGTCTCTCCGTGATACTCTGTTGCGCCACAATGCTCACATTCCGTACCTACTGAATGATACACGCGATTATCATCCCCAACACGCTCGGAGTGGATTGTACGCGATGTTTCGGTAGTATGTGTATGCTTGCAAAATTGACGCTTGATGAAATTAATGATTTTCATCCCATTCGCTCCCTTATCTCTTCAGTAGCCATTTTATTTAATCTTTCTAGTAGTTTCTCTAAGTCTAGTAAATCATCCCAATCTGCTTGATATAGGTCTATTGTTTTTGTTTGTCCTAGTAATTTAATAAGCTCCTCTATCTTACCCATCGGTCTCCCCACGCCCCTTCCTTCATTCGTAATGCTAACTCAGTCTCTAGGTTCTCTGTCAACTTCTTAGATAGAGAGGTAAGACGTGCTAAGTCTTCCCAATCCATCTCTTGAACATTATTCGTTAATAATCGTTGTGCGTACTCTGTTAAGTTTCTCAAGTGATTAACGTTTTCTGTATGCATCTTTATTAGCCTCCATTAGATTAATAAACTCTTCATACTTCTCTTCTGTTAACTTACCGCAGTTCTTACAGTTTTTCAAGTGTTTCTTTTTCATATGGTAGTCACAGTATCCTTTAACTGTAGCGAAAGTAGATAGGTCTTCTGCATCGTAGTCTACCATGTCATTGTAAGTGATACCAATCTCTGCATCAGCTGTTACTGGGAATCTAGTACGTTTTCCTTCCCAATCGATGTATAACCAGTCGATAGGTAAGTTTTCCATTACGTGAACACCAATCTTAGCCATTTGTTTAATCTCTTCTGGTGGGCAATCGATTACGATACTATCATGTACGGTCATAACGATACGAGAACGTAAGTTTAGCTTCTCGATAATCTTGTTGATTAGGATAACTGAAGAGTTTGTTAAGAATGCACCAGTACCCTGTACACGTGTATTGTTCGATTGACGAAGTGCCTCGTTCTGTTTACCTTTATCTTTAGAGAAAATATCTCGAAGGTTACGAGTGAATCCTTGTTTCGTTTCGATATATCCATGGTCACGTACAAACTGCTTATTCCCTTCAATGTACGCTTCTACAGTTGGTTTCCCTGCGAAGAAGTCTTTAAACAGCTGCTCTGCTTCTTCTAATGTCATGTCCCACTTCGGCGCGAAGGACATCGGTACCTCACCATATACTACACCGAACGATACGGCTTTTGCTTTTGTACGTTCATCATCTGTGATTTCATCGATAAGCTTTTTAAATGTTAATGCTGCTGTCTCTTTATGGATATCAGCACCTTCAATGAACGACTTAATCATTTCATAGTCACCGGAGTCTAATGCTAGAATACGAGACTCTAAGGCACTGTAATCGAGCTGGATTAATGCTCCGCCCTCAAACGATGTAACGAACTCACGTTTAATCGGGTTGATATAGTCGAATCGAGTAATATCCCCAGACTTACGAGGTAGGTTCTGTAAATTCTCTATGTTATCGTAAGGCTCTTTATCCTTACTTCTTATAGTTTCCTATAAGGTCAGACTATATCTTCAATAAAATAGTGTGGCGCAAAATTTTATTTTTTAGTCTTACTTCTATTAACATCTACTCCGTCTGCAAATTTGAAGACGTAGCCACCTGTGTGTTTACGTTTCCCGTGACATACCGTTGATATCTTTGCGGATGATACGCCTAATGCTTTTGCTGCTGTAGTTGCGCTATCATAACCACCTAAGTGTGCTCCTGTCTTAAAGTCAAACACATCGACAGCTTTCTTCGATACTTTAGATAGTGCTTTTCTAGCAGTATGTGTGTCCATCATACCACGGTCTCGCATATCTTGCAAGTTTTCTACTCTTGTCATCCATTCGAGGTTATCAAAATTAGTGTTCTGTCTATCTGTATCTTTATGGTTCACATCTAACTCTTCCTTGTACCCCTCGCAAAACTCTCTAGCTACTAGTCTGTGAACTAAATGACTTGTTCGCTGCTTATCTACGTTAAACTTAATACATAAGTAACCACTGTTAATCACATATTGTGACATGATTAACCCTGTTCGTTTGCTTGCTACTCTACCTTTATTGCTAACTTCATAGTAATCTTCAAATCCTGTTACATCTTTCCATTCTTCTTTAAACATTTATTCCTCCTGTAGCGCCACACTACTTTACTGCTCCGCGCTCGTGGGGTTTTACCGTCCGTTCTGGACTCCATACCCTAGTCGTTGAACCTTGCACACATTCCTGTGAGCCTTGGCTGCTGATTGCCCTCGTCTTTACGTTAGGGGTTCCCAGCAATTCACGGAGTTGATTATTCTGGTCCCAATTTACGGTCTAGGACCAGCTGAACTTAGTCGTGATGTTGCTGTACCTGTAGGATTGAATCGTCCGTGTAATCGTCCATCCGCATCTACCATTTCCAAGAACTTGTAAGTGAATGATTGTTTACGAGTTTTAACTAAAGAGTACTCTAGATAAATCTCTGCAAGCTCTTTATGCTCTGGGTAGTTGTCCTTAATGTACTCGAACGCTGTCTTATCCGCTTTAAAGTGATACCATTCTGCTTCATGTTCTGTGATGTTGTTATTTAGAGCAGTATCTGTAAGGTACTCTCTGTTAAATGGTAGCTGTACCCCATTGATAAGATACCACGCACGTTGTTTATCATCTGAAGATGCTGGATTAAACTTTCGTTTCTCTGGGTCCATGAGTTTAGTACGCAACTTCTCAGTTTCTGGGTCACGCTCTGCTTTTGGCTTAGCGAACTCCTCTACACCCATCTGGTACAACTCTTCTTTGTAAGCTTCAACATCCTTAGACGTTTTGTACGTGCGTATAAGCTCGATTAAGCGTTGTTCTTCTGCGATGTATATCTCAGCCATATGTTTCACGTAAGGGATGTCTAACTGGACTCCAGTAGCCTCTAACTTAGCTAATACGTTAGTTAGTTCTACATAGTGGTTCGAGTATAGGTCAATCTTCTTCGTTAACCCTTCATCGTGTGCTCGTTTATCTAACGCGTTGTAGATACGTAAACACACATCAACGTCACCTGCTGCATATGGACTTAGCATCTCAAAGAAAGGAATCCATTCATAGTTAAAGTCACTACCATCAATTTCATTACGCGGACTCTGCGGTGTTCCGAAATCAGGCATCTTAGGCTTAACATATTTTAAATCCTGCTGCTTTAATAGAAGCTCACCAATCTGCTCCATGATGGTAGGGTTGTCCTCTTTTGTACCCATATCTTTCTTGTAAGCTGTATTTTGTTTCTTGAGTACTTTTACTACTTCTTTTAAATCTTTAATCTGTGCGTTAGCTTCTGCACGGTCAAGCGTACATTGCTCTTTCCATTCATCTTTAAGTTTATCGATACGCTTCTTATCTTCAGCGAGAGCATTCTTCTTAAAGTTCTCCTTGAAGTCTTCTAGCTCTCTATCATATCCGCCCATATCTGTAAATTCATATGTTAAGTCTGATAATCGTAAAGAGTCTTTTACTTCTTGGTTGACTAGTAACCAGTACATAACCTGTGTATCTCGGTTATTATTAAATACAGTAATGTTTCTAGTTAATCGTAGGAATTTTATATCAAATTTAATATTGTGTCCGACTTTGATTTGTTTGGAGCCTACAAACTCTTCTATGAACTTATAAATCTCAGCTAAGTCTCCTAGATTCCAAGTGAAACACTTATGCTGCAAGGGGATGGTAACACCTTGTCCTTCACGCCACGATAAACTAATACATAAAGGCTTAGCACCAATCTTCTCCGGACTTAACGTATTAGTCTCTAAATCCCATGCAACTACAGGAGCGTTAACAATCTCTTTCGTAAATATCTCTCGTACACGTTGAATCGTTGTAACGTCCTCGTATTCTACCTTCTTAGGCATGAACGCGGAGTAACCGTCCTCCACATATTTCTTTAAGATACCCATATCTGCCACTACTAAGTTAGTAATCTTAGGCTGGAACAGTAGATACTCCATAGAATAAGTAGGAAGAATCCAACACTCATGCGTTTCGTCTGTTAATTTAGATGTGATAATTTCTCGTCTAGGCACACCTCGAAGTTTAGAAATCTCTGACTTTCCTATTGTAGCCTTACACGACATATTACCCATCGGAACAATAACATCTGGTTTGTCTTTAATAACACGAGCTGAGAACTCTTCGTATAACGGGTTTGCTTCTTTCTGTGTTACTGGTACGTATGATACTGCTTTCTTATTTCTATTACGTGTACGGACCTTAGGGACCCGCTTAAACGCGTAATCGATATACCACTGGTCTTGTTTAAGGTTTAATCCCTTCTTACCTACCAGAGCTGCTAGTGTTTTCCCTGCTTCAGTGTTGTGATAGTTAAACTCTAGTTCGTTTGTTCCGCGCTTCTGTTTGAAGTGCTCTTCGCGGATGTGGTCTAGCGCAAACATTATTTTCATCATATCTCCTCCTTACTAGAATAATACCATACTATCATACTTTTGTCAATAGAAAAAAGCAAGGGACTACTCCCCTGCTTCCTCTTTATCTTCTTCTATTTGTACTACTTTCATAGGTTTATTAGGGTCTAATCTACCATCTTGTAGTTCTTTCCAATAGAAGTCTACATTTCGTAGATTTACTGAGATGTCGTTGAATGTAATCCAGTTATGGTTGTTATTTCGTTCTGCAAAGTTTGCGAATGAGTCTACATCGACATTAAGGATTCGTTTCACTCGACCGGATGTCATCTGGAAAACAACTGTGATTAACTCTCCTTTCTCATTTTGTGGTTGTGGTTTAGACGGTTTGATTGTCATTGATTCTTTTCTGAACATTATTTTCTTCCTCCTTTAGTTTTTGTCTCTCTTTCATAGCGTCGATACGGTCACGGCAATCCGTACAGCATCCTCCAAAGACTCTTTTAATTACCGGATATATGTCGATTCCACAGGCATCACATTTTGGATAAGCCATGTTAAATCTCCTTCCAGAATGTAGCTTCATTCATGATTTTTTGAATATCCTCTAAATCTAGCTCATGAAACGCGTATAAGAAATCGTCTATAGGCATAGGTCGAACTTGCCCTTCATTGCCTTTTAGTAGAACAACATCTAACAACCCAGTTAAGTCATGTTCAAGTGTAACCATCTTCTTACCAGCTGTCATTAGACCTTTAATGTCTGTTTCTTCCATAACCCATGTGTTATTATGACCTATAAACTCCTTGAAGTTTCCAGTCTCACTAGGGTACTGGTAAACGAATGTTCCTTGAGATAATACCGCGAACGGTAATGAGTTATCGTGCTTTTGTTCTTTATTTAACATGTCCCAGTGAACGATACTACCTTCAATAATCATGTACGCATCTGTTGTTCCCTCTTTACGGAACCACCCTTTAGTTAAGTGAGGTAATACATCTAGACCTATGAAATGTAAATCCATGTATTCTTCTGCCATTATTTAGTCTCCTCCTTGGAAATATTTGCTTCACCTTCAAAGAATAGAAAAGCAATGGTGTCTAAAGGTAACGCAAAGTAATCAGATACTAACAAACCTTTAAATGTATTGGTGCGTTTCTCGATATAATCACCCATGTTTTTCGACGATAAACGTACTCTATCTTTAATTTCTCTACCATCCTTAGTAAGGATAACTACGATGTATGTGCTAAACATTAATTCTCCCCCTTAATTAACTTCTTGAATTGAGCGTGGTTTATGCCTACTACAAATGTTGAGCTATTAAGAATCTCAGCTGCATCGTCTGACATGAATTCATTTGCTAAATTCTCTAGGAACTTAGATAACGAGATACTTCTGTTACCGTATATTGCCATATAATCCTGATGTGTACATCTAACATCGTTAAACTGCTTTCTCGCTTCCTCGAAAGTAGATTCTGTACTCCCACTTAAGTCATAAGGTACAAGTTTTGCATTACCAGCTACACTCATGCTCATCCCTAGCAATTTATTAAAAGATATCTCACTCACATGGTCGCTAGATAGTACACCATTTAGTGTGAATCTAACTTTTCGTAAGTCGTTATTCTTAACGTAGTAGTATTCGTGATAACCTCCATTAAGACCTGCGCTTAACACATGCCCATCCAACATTGATGTTAATGTTAATCCAGTTACTACTCTACCTAAATTAATTTGCTTGTACATATTATCGCTCCTCCCAGAACATGATATCGTTTAATGTAACCTTACTTCTGAAGCATGAAGATGTTAAAATACTCTTAATGTCTTCTTCCTTTAGTATACCAAGTCGTTCAACAAACTTCTTAAGTTTAACTTCTTCATCACCATAATTGCTAATGTACGCTATATGAGCACATTTGAATGGTTTGTTTAGCTTCACGACATCTGTGAATTTACTAGTTACGTGACTACCTGCAAATTGCTTCATAATATCTCCAATATGTTTGTTAGAACTTATAGGTAACCATTTCGTGTCTGTTATTAACCCTGTGTCAATCGTACTAGAAACTACTGTTGTCATTAATGTTGAATCCTTGTCGAATCTTAATGTTAGAAGTTCCCCTTCGTATAACGTAAGAAGCGCGAATGGTCTACCATGAGTTCTGTCATCATTATCGCTAATCATCAAATTGTCTGCTGCGCTCTTAAAGAATTCGTTGTTCATTACTGCGTCTTTACTCATTTGTTTCTCCCCCTCTTTCTTAACTGTCTTTATCTTACCATATGTTTCTAGTAAGTACAACCCCCTAAAATAAAAAAAAAAAGAGAAGATTATTCTTCTCTAATAAAAATAGGAACAGGGAAGTTATCGAAATCCCACACAGACCGCTTACCACAAGGTCTACATATGAATCTATAATATCGTTCACTCTCAATATATCTAACTTTACTTTCTTCCTTAATCATACCAGCGCTACAGCTAGGACAAAATACCTCACAAGTTTGTTTACTTTTCTGCTTATCTCCACCGAAAAACATATCAACTATCTTTTTCATTACGTTCATGTTTCCACTCCTTCGCAGGTATTCTAATAGATTCTAGTTTCTTGAGCAGCTGTGACTTCACTACGTACGTTTCTTCTCGTGTTACATATCTTTCGTTCAGCTGGTCCCAACATTTCTTCTTCGGCAGCTTAACCATGTCTAACGTAAGCGTCTTACCTAACTTAACCTTCTCACCACTTAATAACGCATCTTCGATAACATCCTCTAGTAATTTAAGTACGTCATCCATATCTCCTAATGTGTACCCACCGTTATAGGCAATACGTCGAGCCAATTCTTGTCGATTTACTAGATTACTCATTTCACACCATCCAGAATTGTGACATTATGATTGTACTTAAACTTACGGTTTTTCGTATCTACTAAACACTCAACCTCGTTAGCATCAAATGCATCATCACAAACAATCCAGATATTCATCTTCCAAGTTGATAACGGCTCTTGAAGATGACAGAAACATTTGTATTTATATTCCGGAAGTACGTAAAACTTACCATCGCGCTCCTCATAGTATTTACTACGCTCCTCTGTAATCTCTTCGGCTTCTAAAGCTGGGAAACTAATACGCACCTTATCGACATGGTATCGTAGGCTGTGAAGGCTAAACAGATAATCGTACACATTTATATCCGGAAGAACGATAGGCGCGTCTACGACCGTGCTAGTAGCCATAGAAGCCAATCTAACATTCTCTACTTCATCTGCTGTGTATTCTTTCTTCGGTCCATAGATAATCTCAGATTCTGGAACACCTGCTAGTTTGTTAATTACATGTACACTTGCTTTACCTGTTACATAATATTGGATGAATCCTCCGTGGTCGAACACTAGATTGTTTAACGTATCGTCACCGTATCTTTGCTGATATACGAGGTATTTATTCTCATCTCGTTCAGTAATGATTGTTGATTCGTCTTTTAGTTCACCTAACGTACGGTAAAGCTCTTCTGCGTTTAGCGCAGTCACCTTGATACCTTCTGCTTCTTTTTCTACTGTTGTATAGTTAGCGTTAACACTTCGGTCCGAATTATGGATGTTAACTGTTCTTTTTCTCACGTTTTTTGCCATATGATGACCTCCTATTTGTCTATACTATTAGTATAGCACAACATAAAAAGTACAACAAAATAGAGTCCTTTTTAGGGGACTCTACTTCATTCCGGTTAGCACGATTGACGTGATAATCATATCTTGTTTTGTATATTGGATACGATGGATAATCTGCTCTAGCATTGCTAGGTTCTTCGCATCCAAACTAGCATATCGTCGTTTGTTATCGGCTGTTACGTAAGATACAGAGTATGTGTTCATCGATATAAACTCTCTTTCTCTTTTACTAGATGATTAACTAATGTGTCTTTCGCTACTTTAATCATCTTTTCTAGATTCCCTACTGTACAGTCGTTAACCTTAATCATCTCTACCTTTGCACTCATCGTTAATGCTACTAGCGCGTTCTGACCTTCCTTAGAAGAACTAACGATTACATACTCTCCTATACTGACTGTGAAGTCATTAGAGTTCGACGCTAAGTTTGAAATCTTCCCACTCATCTTCGCAATTGCATTCAACATGGTAACTCTCCCCTACTGGTTGGCAATCACATTGTGTTAGCTCCTCGACTAACTCTTCTTCTGTTGTATGAAGTAAGTTTTCTAATGTGTAGGTACCAACTCTGTTTTTCCCTTTATCGTTTGTTATCACAATAGTTACATACTGCGTATCTAATGACCTAAGCATTAAATCTTCGCCTCCAGCTTGTCCATGTACTTTTTAACTTCGATTAGCTCAGACAGTGTTCTCCTTTGCGTAGATATATTGAAGCTTAGTTGAGGTACAAGTACTTCTATTACTTTGTCCGTCTCACTATCTGTTAATCTTTGTTTTAGGATAAACTCCGTAATGGTTAATTGGAACGCAGGTTTTAATCGTACGAAGTTCTCTTGTAAGTATACCGCGTATTCATATAATTCGTTCTCTAAATCTTCTCGTACCGAAGACGGACAATCGAGCTGGTTAGGGGTTGCATTATCGAACCCCTCCTCACTCTCATGACAACAACTATCGAATGCTTGGAAGCAACAATACTTGTTATTGCACTTCATATTTAGCGAACTCCTCGTCAATGATATCTTGTAGCTGCTCTTCATCAACCTTACCGTTAAATGCTAGATATGCAATCTCCTCTACGAACGCTTTTGTTGGTCCTGCAACAACTGTATTATTTACCTTGATTGCAGATACGATTTCTTTTGATTTACGGAATGCTGCTACTTTACCGAATCCGTAATCTCCACCTTCTGCTAGGTTCGCCTCGATGCGCTCCTGTAATTTTTCCTGTGCCTCTTGTTTAGTTAATGTGTTTGTCATAATAAACCCTCCGTTGTTTTATAATTTTATTTTACTAGTAATTCTGCTAACTCGTCTAACTCTTCTGGATGAAACTTAATTGAACGTTTAATCTCTGTACCAATAACTTCATCAGCTTCTGCATCTTCTGGGACCTCGATTAGAATAACTGTAGGTACTGAAGCTAGCTCGTAATGTGCAGCTACCTCTGGTCGTTCCTCTACGTGAACCGCTGTGTGTGCTACTTCTAACTCATTCTCTAGGTAGTTGCCTACTGCTTGGCATGGTGCGCATGGTGTTGTGTAAAGCTTGACTAATTTCTTCATTATTTTACCTCCAGATACTTTTTAAATTGATTAACTAGAATTTCATATTTATAGACTTTAAACTCCGCTGTTTTAAAACCAGCTTTACGTTCTGCCTCTACACGATAGTGACGTGACTCTTCCGGATACAATGTATTAATAGCGTCTACAAGCTTGTCCGCTTCTTCTTTAACTTTATTAGCTAGTTTCTTTTCTTGCAGCGCTACATGTAAACGACGTAAGATTTCCTCTGTTTTCGTGATTACGTCTTTCGTTTCGTTTACGGAGTTTTTCATCAGCACATCGTTAAGGATAGATGTCATCATAATCTCGTCTTCCATATGGAAACGACCTGCTTTATCACCTACTACGATTTTCATCACTCGTTCTGCTTCTTCTTGTGTAAATTTATGTTCTGTCATATTCTGGTCTCCCCTTCATAATGTTTTCGTAGTCTTCAGCTGTCTCGTCTGCGTAGTTAATCTTTAGGTCATCGTCCCACTCGAACGGCGGTGACTCCTCATGACGTTCTATTAAGACAGAGAACTCTGAACGTTGTAACGTCCGTTTAATCTCTTGAGCTACTTGCTCTGCGCTAAACTCTTCGTAATCAGTCACGTACATTAAGACTTTGTGTACCTTTGCCATTGGTAACCTCCTTTACCTCTTCTCTATACAGTCTAGTAAACTGAGATATTTCTTTAGCTCTAGGATATCCTTCAAACTTAAATGTCTTCACATAGTTTGCTTTAACATAATGTTGTCTGAAGAAATCTACTGAGCCACAGAAATGTTTGTACTCACTTCTACCACTACCTACTACTATAACATGTTTATCTCTAATTTGCAAGAGTTCTTTTTCATATTTTCGTAGAAATTTAGGAAAGTCTGGTTTCTCTTGATATGATGGATAATAAGTCGGTACTGCCAGCACAATTATAGTAGACTCTTTAATCAAGTCTCGTACTAAGCTTTTCGTTATACCCTCATATCCTAAATCTATAATGTGCGTAAACTCTTCTTCTCTTAACTCAGATAATATTCCTACCGTATTACCTTTTAAAGAGTAGTAAAAGAGAGTAGACTTCATTAGAAGTCCATCTCTTCCTCTTCTGACTTGTGTTTGTATCCGATAGCGTTACCTTGTAGGAAATCTACCTTAGACGCAATCTCGTTGCTACCAGACATCTTAGAACCATAAGTTACAATCCATTTAGCTCGTAACTCACCATTGTCTGGGAATGGCTCCTGCATACCTGCATTGCGGCAAATTAAGTTTGCTAGATACTCGGCGTAGTTGTGGTACTCATCGATTGACATCGTGTCAATATCCTTGTATAACCACTCTGTCCAATCTTTCTCTAACTCTACTGCCGTTTGAATGAATGACAAAGCCCAATCCATATTCTCTTTTGTATTTAAGAATGGATTCTCTTTAATCAGGATTTGAATAACGAAACCGAATACTTCACTATGTTGGTTCTCATCAGCTTTGATTAAGTTAATCATATTGTTAGACTCAATCATTTTGTTATCTCGTGCTAATGAGTGGAAGTATACGAATCCACCAGAGAAGTATAGTCCCTCTAGAATCTGGTAAGCTACTAAGCCTTTGAAGATTCGTAGAATTTCCTCTTCTGTGAATGTAATAGGTTCGTTCTTCGATAGCTTGTCACGGAACAGGTCACACATATCTTCTAGCTGCGCGATAATATGGCTGTTACGTTTAGCTAACAATGGTAACTCTTGTACCTTAGCGAAGTACTGCTGCTTACGTTCGAAACTGATAACTGAGCTAGTCATATGCTCGTATGAGATGTTATGCGTTGTTTCAAACGATGCAATTAGTGTTAACACAGAACGTAACGCTGGGTCAGATGTCGTCATGAATAACATCGTTACGATATCACTAGCCATTGAATCTAACCAGTTGAGCATACCGGATACACGCTCGTATACGATTTTCTCATCCTCTGTTAATACTAATTTGTATTGCTCGATGTCTTTACCCATACGAACTTCTTCTGGAATCCAATACTCACCGTATAATGCTTTCTGGAAGTCCATCCACTTATCTACTAACTGGTCGTCCCAATTTCGGATGCCATTCGCTACGCCACCAAAGATACGCGTTGCTCGGTTAGGTGCTGCTGGGTTGTAAAGTCTAAAAGGTTTTTCTTCTGTTACAGTGTTGAACATTAAATCGTCTCCTATTCTCTGTTGAATTTATATAAGAAATCGCTAACTTCCGAGTACACATCATTGTCATCACAATGGGAATCACCCATTACTGTATGTGCATCATCTAGTAAGCTGTACATTGTATTAATTTTTTCTTGCAGCTTTTCCTCTTTATCTTGTAATTCTTCAATACGATGAAGAACAGATAAGATGAACTTACTACCAGTCTCCTCTGACCATTGCTCTCCATGTCGTAAGACACTTAACGCTCCAGTGCTCTCGTTAAAACGAATGGTATACTTACCATTGTCTAAATCTACTTTTCTAATAGACATGTATTCTCCTCCTTAAAATAAAAAATAGGTACCATAGCTTTCGCTACAATACCTACTATACACTATCTATTACTCTTTGTCAACATCTTTTTCTAAAGAAGTTATATCTTCAAAAGGACGAATCTGTCGGTCCATGTCCTCGAAGTCTTTACACATAAACATTCGTTTTCCTTCTGGGTTCTCTTCTGTAATATAAACTGTTGCTGAGTAGTAATACATTGGTTCACCATTCAAAATGTCTACCGCTAAGTGATAGAAACCATTCATATTAAATACCGCAAACGTAGAACCATTCGTGTACTCTAGCTTATACCCTCGTTGGATATAAATATTGATAACCTCAATAATAGATTTATACATGTAATCTCTCCCTTCTATACTAATATAGCGAAAGAGTGGACCTAAATCCACTCTTCTTGATTAACCTTGGCACATTGGGCAATCAGCTGGTCGCTCACGGTCCTCTGTGTGCGTGTAGTACACTGTTTTCATTCCTAGTTTCCAAGACATTAAGTCTAGTCGACGTAGTTCTGATGGTGGTGTATTCTCACTGATATGCATGTTATGTGAAATCGCTTGGTCTACATAACGTTGAGCTGTTGCTACGTGTTTTAATGCCCAACCTTCATCCATGTCGAAACCGGATTTGTATAACCATTTTGTTTTATTGTTATAGTTTGGCGGAGCTACTAGAACAGTGATACCTGATTTAACCTCGGTATATAGTACATCGTATAACGGGTCCTCAGCAGGTGAACCATTCATGATGATACTATTTGTAGCTGTCGGAGCTGTTGCCTTTACATAACCAAATCTAAACGCCGTAGCTGCCATCTTACGGTACTCTTCCCATTCCTCGCCTATGAATCCTCGTTTGTCGAAGAACGCGCCTGTCTGCCAGTCAGAGCCCTCATACAGTGGATACGAACCTTTCTCTAATGCAATCTTGTATGATGCTTTAATGATTGCTTTTAGATAGCGTTTGTGGAAGCGTTCAATCTCATCTGTAGCTTTCGTAGACTCCCATGGAATACCTTCGTTAGTTAGATGTGTTACAGTTCCTAAAAGTCCTGCACCAACTGCGCGGTATTTGTTATTTGTAACTCGTGCCTGTCCAACAGATAAACGACCTTGGTCAATTACGTTATCTAACATACGCATTTGAATCTCTGTAAGCGCCTCGTACTCCTCATCAGATAAGTGCGCTACATTGTGCATTACTTGAGATGATAGATTACAAGTTACTAAGTCCCCTGCTTCAACTTTATAGATTACTTGACCTAATTCGTTAGTCTCATTCTGTATCAACTTGTCATAAGACATGTTATGAATGATTTCTGTACATAAGTTTGAGCCAAGTGGCATACCTGCATGACCATTAGGATTCATACGAGCACTTGTATCGCTGTAGTACATGTAAGGCGTACCTGTAGTCATACGAGATGAACGAATCTTCTTATACACTTGACGAATGTCCAGTACTTCTTTAATCTCTAAATCTTTTAACTGTTCCGCTTTACGATACCAGTAAGTGAAAGCATGGTCATGAATGTTAGGCTCTTCTCCATCTTGCAGCAATTTCTTATCGTACTGTAAGTTAAGGTCTACACCTAAACGTTGACGTACTTCACGTGGGTCAAATAATGTTACTGGTTGTACTTTATCTAAACGACGCATGAACTCATCAGGAATACATAATCCTGTTGTAATCGATTGTGCACGTTTTTCTTGTGTACCAGTCTTTAATCGTAACTCTAAGAATTCCATGACATCAGCGTGCCAGATTGGTAGATAAAGAGCGATACCTGCTTTACGTGTTCCTGTTTGGTCAACGTACTCAGCTAATCGAGATAGCATACCCGCTGGATGGATAATACCATTGTTTGCTACTTTAACACCACGGATACGTGAACCTCGAGCTCGTAAGAATCCGCCGTATACACCTAGACCAGAACCATTCTTAGAGAATAGCGCTACTTGTTTTAATACATCAAAGATGTTATCTAAGTCGTCATCCATTGTTACGATGTGACAAGATGATAGCGAGCCATGTGGTCGACCTGAGTTCTTTAATGTCGGAGTAGCTTGTCCTACCATATGATTAGCTAATGCCAGATAACCTTGAAGAACACGTGCCATACGCTTCTCTTTCGGTTCTAATCGCATCAAGTATAATACTGATGTTAATAGTCGTTCCTGCGGCAACTCTACTAAGTTCTTATCTTTGTTATGCACTAGATAAGTTTCTTTTAGTGCAGATAGACCAGCATAACTAAAGTTAACATCTTTTGATGGGTCAATCATTGCACCTGCTTCTTCTAGTTCATCACGAGTATAGTCTTCTAGTAATGAAGAATCGTATAATCCACGCTCAACCATTGCTAGTACGTGAGATGCATAGTCTCCATATCCTTCACGATAATCGAATCCACGTAACTTAGAGACCCCTTTATACTTAGCTCGTAAATCTACTGCTGCTACGAAGTTTAGTAGAGGAAGGTTTTCTTTCGTTACACGAGATTGTGTCTCTCGGATTAGGTAACTAAATAATCGGTCCGCTTCAACTGTCTTCTTAGCTTTGATAAACGAGATTACCGCATCTGTAATTTCTTGTAACTCAGCACTATCAATCTTCTCTAAATCTTTTGTTACTTCAATGATACTATCTACAAATTTCACGAAGCGTTGCTCATCAAATTCTTTACTTTGAATGTACGTGCCTCGATTCTTTGTAATCATTGTTACTTTCTTTTCTGTCTGCTTTAGTGTGTCCATGCAATCTCTCCCTTTATTTTGTCTAGACTTATAATATATCAGATTAACTTCCATGCGTCAAGAGATAATTTATCTGACCATCCACATTTCTCTGGTCTACGTTTTACGAATACTGATAGAATTGAACCGTCTTTATTAAATTCAAGTTCAACTTTCTCGATACCTTGGTGCGATATCGTGGACTCGTTAATCAGCATACCTTTAACTGGTTGATTCTCCATTACATCTCCTCCTTGTTATTTATTTAACACATCCCAATCGATACCTCGATAGTAATCCCAGATGACATTTTTATCGAAAGAAGTAAATCCTTCAATAGTTGTCATTAACGTATCGAACTGTTGCTCTTCTTCTCGTATATCTAGGAATTTGATTAGCTGCCTTGATACTGGGAATTTACCCGCTAACTCATTATATACTTCTTCTACGTATGGCATAACGAAGTAAACTTTATCACGGTTTTTAGACCAGATAAGACATGGAACAAGTCCGATATCTGCACAACGTCGAGCATCTGTAACTACTTGCTCCCAGTAAGACTTAATCTTACCACCACTCATGAAGACATCTTTAACTTCTACGCCTTCCTGTTTCTTACATTCGTGTACGAATACGTTCTTGCTTCCTACAGGGAATGTAATATCGCCGTTCATACGCATATCAGAACCGAAACGAAATCCTCCGGCACCTGACTGCGGTACGCGTTGTACATTTTCACCTGACCATGCTGTAAGTTCTTTTGCCATCTTAAGCTCAAAACCTGAGCCTTTGTTTCTTGCACCTCTACCTTGACTAGCCATTACTTAACCCACTCCTCTAACGATGCTTTATACTCTTCCTTGCCTTGCTTGATTATCTCCATGTTTCTGTTATGAATGAACTTACCTAACAGTTCATGTAGTTCAAGTACTTGGTCTTCAGATAGATTAATATAACAATCTTCATCACCATCAACAAAGTTACTCTGCTGTATATGAAGACCTAACCATTTCTTATCTACGTAATCTTCTTCTGTAACATCTAGTTTAATCCTTGGGTCTTCCTCATCGTGCATAGTAGCTCTGATATCGAACACCATGTCATGTACTTCTATATACGATTGACAATCTTCACAGTGATAACATTGGAAGTATCCATCCTCTACAGCGTTCGTGTGTTTGCATGTAATATCTCTCATTATACACCTCCTAAAAGGAAGAGAGGCTTACGCCCCTGCTGTTTCCGATTGTTGTTTAATGATTTCTTCTGCTTGTGCTTTTGTTAGCTCCTCGACTTTCTTATCGTGAGCCTCAGCTACTTCGTCAAACATTTCTTGTGTAGCACCTAGCTTAACTGCAATTTCTTCCAGTACGTGAACTGTACGCATTGTACGTTGTAGCTGCTTATCAAACTCACCTAAGATTTGTGAGAATGCGAATCGAGCTAAGATTGTTGCATCAGCGATTGTTGCGGATGAGTTTGCGAATACTGGAATGAAATCTTCTTCCTCTTTGAATTTAACACTACCTGTTGTGATGTAGTCTAAGTAAATCTGTAGCTCCTCTGGAGTTGCAGAACCCTTAGATAATAATTCCTTAATTGCTGTAACTTCCTCAGTTAATTGTGCTTTTGTAAGTGCCTTTTGGTTTTTAGTCATGTTATTTAATCTCCTCTTTGTTTGATTTTATGAAGTAGTCTCCATATTCTTCTAATTCGTCTATGATGTTTAACATTGTTTCTGGTTCAAGGTGACTGACAATCACTCGCATACGTGCTTCCATAATAGCTTGGATTGCGTCTACGTGCTGTATTACACCTTCTAGTGAGTCTACAATTGCATCTCCTACATCGGTTACACTTACATTCATATTTGCATACTGTTTTTGCAGCTGCAACATAGTATGACCATCGTTGTTTAACTTAGCCTCTATCATCCCATCAATGTAATCTGTAATTCGATTTTGCATTACTTCACCCCTGTGCTGCCGTATTTTCCTTCACCGCGCTCAGTTTCTGTTAATTCTTCCTTATCTTCCACAACTTCATAAACAGGTCGTACAATCTCTTGGAAGTGAATCTGCGCTACCTTCTCCCCTTTAGGAATATATACCGTTCCTCGAGGAACGTAGTCTACAAATAACGTGTGTTGCGCTGTTGGCTTCGGTGGCACCTTGTCTACCCATGTAGCTGCATCTTTCATATTTAAGATTTCATTATTTTTTAGTAAGTTCTCGATTCGAGCTAAGTTACCTTCTCCGAACTCACCTGTATCTTTACGTTTCTTCCAAGCGTTAAGTTCAATCATGTAGTCGTCAAAAGTTGACGGTTTGTTATAGCCGAGAAATACTGCTTCTTCCTCATAGAACTTACGGGCTTGGTCTAATACATCTTTAGGAATATCCGCTACAGGAATTCGTTTGCCGTCAGATGTAAATGCGAAGTCTACTAAGTTAGTATCTTGGAATGTGTTACGTAGTAATACACCAATAGTTCCTCGATATGTCGCCTCGATAATACCTGTTGCATTTGATAAGATTAAAGGTGTCTTATAACCCATGCCGCTACGCGTGTTTAACTTCATGCCATAACGAGCATCGAAATCAGTTGTAATATTCGTAGGAACTAGAACTGATTTAAATGTAGCTGGTGGAACTAAACGTCCTTCCGCTGCATATACGTCATCACAGAAGTCATCCCCGTGTGCGTTTGTTGGTAACTTAGCATCTTGTCCTAAGAAAATCTTAACTGGAATCTCTGATACTTTTAATTCGTCTGTCATATAATCTCCTCCTTGTTTTATCTACTATTAAACTATATCACACGATTAATAGATTGTCAACACTTTATTTTAAAAAGGTTTCCAGTTTACTAGACCATGCAATGTGACAGCATCCATACCATGCTTGGAGATAGTCTCTGTCGTATCATCGTAGAAGTCAGCAGCTGTACAGTTTGCTAGATATTTTAGATTCTCTGGAGAAAATAATCCATCTATCGAAGTACAATAATAGTTACATGCTTTACAGATAAATAGCTTAGCTGCATACTCATCCGGATAATCTTTTTTTATCTTCTCAATGTTCATGTACGCGTTCTTAGTTTCTTCCATGTTCACCCCTCCTACATATATAATAATTCTAGTTTTAAAATACCTTCGGCATCTGCCTTTATTGCATTGTTGACTCTAGCCCACGCATCTTGAAATCCTAAGTCGTTGGCATCGCGGTCATCTTCGCTATAGACAAAGTATACTTCTCGAGATGGTTCTTTCTCTCGTATAACGTTAGCTGTACGAATCATCTCAAGCTTTGCATCTCTATCCAAGTACAGATAGATTGGCTGTTTCCATTTCTGTGTAGCTTTTAGGATTAAATCAATCTGGTCGTTCGTTACTTGTTTACCAAATGTAACTACAGCACCATCACCTAGTGTTGTCATATTAAAGAATCCCTCTACGATAATAACTTTGTGATTATCTCCAACTCTATCTAATCCCATCACTACGTCCTTACGTGAGTACTCCCAGTCCCTCGCTGTGGCGTTAAATGATTTTATATAAGCATTACTATCAATCGAGCGAGTATTCCAGTACACGGGCTTACCAGCGTTGTTAAAAGTAAAGAATACGAGACTATTTCGTAGGGTTAGTGTCTTATCATTTTCTAAGTAGACAATTCCCTCTAGTGTGTAATGCGCATCACACTGTTTTATCTGTTCAATAGAAACACCTCGACCATGTAAGTACTGTAAGAACGGATACGCTTCTGGGTTATTAAAGTTATCTAGTAACCTTTTACAGTTTGTTGGTGGCTTAGGACATTTCTTTTTCGTATTTACTTCGATACCTGTATTAACATCTCGACCTTCGTTGACGATGAAGAGAAGCAATTGCTCCTCCTCAGTCAGTTCAGCGCCATAACGTGTATGAGACATGTTGCCCTTTCGGTACTCGTCTGGGTCATAATCATATCCTTCTAGAATCTCTCTAGCGGGTCTGTACCCTACTTCATACAGTTTCATAACAAAGCTGATAGGATAACCTGCTTCACCACAACGTTTACATTGCCATAATCCTCTAGGATTCGTCTCTACGTATAGCTTATGCTTATCGTTACCACAGAAAGGGCAGTTGAAACGCATCTCACCATTTGCCGGAACACCTATACCCAGCTCTTGCTCTACAAAATCCATGAACATCTCAACTCACCCTTTCTAGTCTTCTCGTTGATTGTGAATGAATAACGCTACACTTCGTTCTCTTAACCTTGTCAATAGGTCCAGATACTCATTCATTTCTGCTTCCTCATAGAAACATTCACCGTGGTCTACCGTAGCGGATAATTCTTCTACTAGTTTATTGATATATGATTTGTCTGAGTTATGCATTTGTAACACCTGCTCGTGCGCTCATGCGAAGGTATGCATACGTTTCGCCGAATAAGCGGATACGGTTCTTCTCTGCTGCTGTTGCCACTTCGTGGAAATTTAATTCTGCTTTATCTTCAAGGATATCTTGTACGTTCCATAGATTCTTAGAATAGTATCTAGATTTTAGCATAGATTCCAGCGCTCGTAAGTCTGTTAATACTCGTTTAATAGATTCATCGTAGTTCCCTGTAAATACGTAGTTACTATCATATGTTACATATCCGTTCTGTTTTGCCCACTTAAGTGTAGCTAAGTTCTTATTGAAGATATCCTGACTGAATGGGATACCGTTCTTCTGCGGTAACTTCTTTGCTCGTTTAGCTCTAACTACTTTATACACGTCCACTGTAGCAAGTTTATCCTGTGTGATATACATGAACCCTCGTGCGTCTGAGTGCTTGTACTCGTATCCGTTATTTAATGGGTACCAGAAGACCATATTTGTCTTCGGGAAGAAGTATGACACATTTTCCTTTTCGTTGTTTGTATTCTCGAGCACTAGCTCGATACTCTCCACTGAGTGATTTTTAATTTTCATTTACTTTTTTCTCTCCTCTGTTTTAATTTTAGAAATTCCCGTGTTGTCTTTTGTAACTGTTATAACCTTCTCGAATAAGGATTTAAAATGACTAGATTGTGTGATTACGAACACTGTACCAACTTTATTAGCGATGTCTTTCAATACCTCAATAGATGACTCAATACCTTTTTCATCTAAAGCATCGAAGAACTCATCACATACAACAAAGTTCGTATAGTGTGACACGATATCCTGTAATGCAAGAGAAATAGCTAGGTCAGCACGTTTCTTTTCCCCTCCAGATGCTAACTTGTAGTTCTTACCTCCTACACGGTTGGTTACCTGCACATCAAACTTGTCCGAGTACGTTTTATCTTTCTTAAGGGTACGAGTAGTAAAGTTTAGCTCCATGTTTTCCCCTGCTAAACGTTTAAGGAACTCGTTACCTTTTTTATTAAGCTCCGGTGTGATTAAGTCTAGTACGTGAGATTTAACTCCATCGTTAGAGAATACTTTTACAACATCCTCGTCTTCTAGTTTCTCTTTTTCTAGTTCGATAATCTCCTTGTCCACTTTAGCGATAGCATCTGACCATTTCTTACGCTCAGCTGTACGTGGTTTTGGTTCCGGTGTTTCTTCTAGCATTTCTAATCTTGATACAACTGCGTCCTTGTTATTCTTCAACAACTGTAACTGATGTTCATAGTTGCGGATGTTGTTGTCTAACTTTGTAATATGCTGCTGAACACCTTGAATCTGGTTTATCACGTCTCGTTGCTCTTTTCGTTTAGCGTCTAATGCTGCACTAGCTTTGTCCATAAGACCGGAGTATGGCTGGAACTTAAGTTCTAATTGCTTTAGCGCGTTAACAACAACTTGTACTTCTGTTTTAATATTATTCTGTTCTGTTTTAATGTGTGAAACATCCACCTGTGAACCGCATACTGGACAAATATCTGTAGCATCAAGTGCCTTGTAATTCTTCAACAGCGTCTTCTGTTGCATTCGTAGCTCTTTATCTTTATTTGAGAACTTTTGTAAGATGTCTTGAACCTTGGCTACTGTCTCTTCCTCTTTACTTGTATCTACATTTGCTATCTCTGCTATTTGTTCTTCTAGTAACTTCTTAGTATCCCTATCTTTCTCGATGAGACCAAAGTTAGCTGCGGGATAATCGTTTAACTCTTTTACCGCTAGCTCTAATTGTTTACGTCCGTTGATGATATTGTTTTTCGTAGATTCATAGTTTGCTTTATCATTCTGTTCTAGTACATCAACTTGCGATAGTTCCCATTGCAGCTTCTCTTTTTCTTTCTTCTTATCCTCAATCTTGCCTTCTGTCTCAATAACTTTATCTTTAGCAATCTGCTGCGCTGTAGAGTAGACGTCTAGCTTTAAAACCGACTCTAGTATTTCTTTCTTCTTGCTATCTGTTAAAGATGCAAAAGAACCGATACCTTCTCCTTGTGCAAATAGAATACTATTGATGAAGGTTAAATGTGAGATACCGACAAGTTGCTCGATAAGCGTGTCTGTACCTGTGTTACTCTTCTCTGTGATGTTGGTTCCGTTACGATATACAAGCACCTTATTACCAAACTTACTATGCTTTCTATATCTAGAAATCTCGTAACGGTCATCACCATCTCGTCCAATAAGTGTCACTTCAGTATCCTTGCCAACCTTGTCATTTACAACGTCGTCACTGCCGCCACCCTTGGAAATCTTATTATATAAAACCCAACGAATCGGCTCAGCTACTAGAGATGATTTACCTGCTCCGTTAGACTCAAATTTATCGTCACTCTTATTTTCCCCTTCTATCAAAATAAGACCTTGGTTCTCTAGTGGAATCTCAGCGTCATTGATAGCTAGGAAGTTCTTTACAATTAACTTCTCCCAAATCATTCGCTTTCCCTCACTTCGTAGTAATTCAAAATGTCTTCTACGTAACGCTCGATTACATTAGCGTCTACGTACTTACCGTCTAAGCGGCTATACCATCCTGTTCCTTCTTCGAAGAACACTTGCTCTTTGTTATAGTACCCATCGATAATTCGTTTCATCATACTTTGGAACTTATTCATTTTTCTCCTCCTTTATTTGATGTAAACCAAATATATCATAATACCATAAAAAAGTCAAGAAAAAAAGACTATTATTTAAAATAGTCTTCGTCCATAGTTCCGTACCAGAAATCATTCTCGTAAGATACCTTTGCAAATAACGTTCGATTCCCTGAGCTATCTACCTCTTTCGCGATGTGTAATACTTCATGAACATAATAGATTCCATCAATGTCAGTAGTTGAGGACTCCTCTCTAAACTTGTCTCCAACTTCAATGCTATCAAAGTCTAGGTCGTATCCTAAAGGTATCGCTTGATTCTCTAGTTCCCTAGTTATCAACTTTTGATTGTCTGTTAATCTACTGAGTGTCGTTTTAGCTAAGTCGTAAGTTCCATTCTGTATCTCGATTTCTATTTTATCTCTAAGTTCTTGTTCTTTGTCTGTAAGATACTCCATTCTACTCATTGTCAATCTCCGCCTTTCGCTGTTTCGCCTCTTTAATGATTGCTAGCGCCTTACTCTTAGTATGCGTAAAGAACTCGTCCGTATATGCATCGACAATATCCTCCTCAGTAGAATCTACCTTGATATCGATACGTACTTCAGACTTAAACTCCCTCTGTACTTCAATTCGAGCTGTTGGTACGTCCTCTGTAATTGCAGCTACTTCTACAGCTAACTCTTGTGGGATGACAAATCGTACATAATGGTCTTTCACAGTTTGCTCAGTATTCTCATCAATCTCGGTGATAGTGATGAACTGTTTATTAGGAATCTCAATGAATATAGGTTTCTCGTAATACTCTCCGTTAACCAAGAACACACCTTTTACTTGTCCCTCATCAGAGAAGCTTTCTTGCAACGTATTGCCGCAATAGAATACACTGTCCCATTTCCCTATATACTGTCGTTTATGGTAGTGTCCTAGAACGATGTACGTGAATGAGTCTGGGTTTAGGTCAGCAATACTAAACGCTCCACCTAATCGGTGTGAGTGTCTTCCCGTTTCACTACCATCTACGCCGAGGTGAGCTACTAACATTGTAAGTCTCTCTTCTTGTTCCGCCTCTACTGCAAATCTGTCAATCTGTTCTTTTACAAAGTCAACATCGTCAGAATAAGACACTGGATAAATGACTACGCTGTCCGTCTGGAAGCTTTGGAAGTCGTCTAATACAAATACATTGTTAATCGCTTTAAACTGCTCTAACGAGTGCTCTGGTATCCTAGAAGAGTCAGATTGGTCGTGATTACCTACTACCATGAACAGTTCTATATCAGGTCGCTTATCCATGTTCTCCTTAATCGCATTGAACCCCATGTTGAACACTAATGACTCCACACGTTTACGAGCATGATAGTAATCCCCTGCAAACACAATATGTGCATTATGCTCATCCGCTAACTCAAAGATTTTATCAATCGTGTTCCACTGAGCTACTAGTCTATCGGTAGCTTCAATTTCCTTACCGTTGTAGGTAAATATTTGTGGTTTAGCGAATGTACTCCAGTTGTGCCAATGAAAGTCCGAGAAACAGATAATATTATTCCGCATTAGGGTGTTCCTCCTCTAGATGGTAATTTGTAACTACTACTTCTTTACCATTTTTGAAAGTAATCACTAGAGTGCCGGACTTATTTGAGCGGTAGTAATCTTTGATGTCTTTTCCTTCATAGTGTACTTCAGTAGTACCTTTCATAGCCCAGATGTCCACACCACGTTTCTCTGCTGCTGTTTTCTCTGACTTATCTTTTGGTTTCTCTTCAGATTTACTAGCCGCACATCCAGTGATGGCTCCAACTAATAGTGTACTAGTTAATGCTAAAGCTGCTAATCCCTTTTTCATGTTATTTCCCTCCAACTGCTTTATTTATTTCATCACTTAAGTTAGGCATAGCTATTTTAGATTGAGGTTGCTTTTGCTTCCCTTTACCAAAGTCCATACCATCATTTTCAATCTCTGCAAGTAATGCTCTGTGTGCTTTCTCTTCCGCTGATGTTTGATTACCGGAACCTTCATCAAACTTGTAATCTCGTATTAACTGTCTTGTCCCATCTACAACAAAGCCTAACATCTTATCGTATACACCTTCGGGAGGATTTCGGACCTTATCCGCGTACATACGAAGGAACCCTGCTTTGTACTCTTCGGGATACTGGTTGACAATCAATACCAACTCACAAGCATTCTTCTTACGTACTGAACCTTCCATGTGTTCTGATGTACGAATGATTGCGTTATAAGCTGAACGGTTAAGCTGTGAAGCTGCCCACGTTACTACGTTAAAGTCTTGTGCTACACGTCGAACCTCTTCAAATAGTTTACCACCATCATCAGATTCGTTACCTGTTGCATTAGGGTTACGTAATAATTCTGGGTAATCGATAATCAGTACGTCTACTGGAATCCCTAAACGTAACATCGCATCGGATAGTAATTGCTCAATCTTTGCTAGTGTAATAGTTTGTGGTGAATAACGAGAGAATAGTAAATTACCAAGCTTACCTTTAAGTTTATGATAGATAGCTTGTCTCTTCTTAAACTTCTCTTCATCTAGGTTATCTCCATCGATGATATCCCCACGAGTCTGCGCTAACATAGATTGCTCGAATCGTAGTGTCATACGGTCTTTCTTTTCCTCTAATGCTACATACAGAACGTTATAACCTTTCTTAACGTACATTGTAGCTAGGTTAGTCATGAATAATGTTTTACCAGAACCAGATAAGGCAGCAATTAGCCCTAGCTCACCTTTAGCTAGTCCACCACCATTTAATCTATCTAACTCTCGATAACCTGTAGAAATAGTATTACTTTGGATTGATGATAGGAGTGCTCGTTTCTCCATCTCATCGTAAAGCACGTTGAAGATTTCATTCTGTCCTCCAGTTACGTCTAACGCTTCTACATCTCGAAGGTCATCGATAACTTTCTTCTGGAACTCTTCATCGTCTAGTCTCATAGCAGATTTCTTCAAAATGTCAAGACGTAAATGTTTCTTAATGTAAGCCTCGATAGATTCATCGATTACACTGTCGTCACTCATATCTCGAACCTCATACAGACTTGATACTGTCTCGTAATATGTCTGCTGCTTCTCCGCATCCGCTTTCTGTCTGTCTAGCTTTTGCTCCACTAGTGACAGTAACGTAGACTCAGTAGCAAGAGACGAATTACTCTTGTAAAAATGCTGGATGACTTGAGAAATCTCCACGTACATGTGGTTCTCTTCTAGTGTTGATTTAGGAAGTAAAGGTAAAATCTCCTTTGCAAATGAAGGTGACTCTACCCCTTTCCTAAGTATTTCTTTAATAATTGGTTTCATTAAATCTCCCCTCTCCTAGTATGTTACTACTATATCACACTTTTAAACTAATGTCAACCAAAACCTTGACTTGTTACCCACATTATGATATGTCTACCATGTTCGTAACAATCATGGGGAATACAGTCCTTGTACTCATCATTAAATACAAGTCCCCCATGCCACCAGTCATCGAACATAGTGGCTGCTTCATACGAATGTTTTAGGGCTTCTGCGTACGCTTCTGTATACTTAGCCTCAAATATAATCGCAGTCTCTTTATTTAATTGGTCCATCTGCTCTTCGCTAAGTTCACCAGTAGCCAAAAGTATTACCATAGTTTCATCTCCGCTTCTATAGTAGATTGAATATCGTCTGATATACTTACTTCTTTTGCCAATTGTTCTGCTTTAATCTCATCACGTTTTACATCTAGTTCTGTCTTCTTAATGTTGTACTTCGGTGTATATTCTCCCATGCTAGAAATGAAACTTTCTTGCTCTAGTACAAACGGAGAGAACTCACGCGTAATTGCATCGATATCTAATTGACTGAACTTAGTTACAGGTACCGTGTTGAATCCTACTTCCTTGAATGCTGCATGTAGGTTGTCCCATGAGATGTAATTACCTTTATACTCTTGGATTAAATCTACTAAATTGAAGAAGTTACAATACTTGTCAATCTCAATCATATCGCGTAGTATCTTATTCCACTCTGTCATTGTTCCTTCTGCATTAGGAAGAATGTACTTACCTACAGTGTGACAGACTTTGTTATACCAATCTGTATCTTTGTTAATAGCCGACGTAGGATTGTCATGCTTTGTCGAATTGCTCAGGTCCGCCAAAGTAGTACTAAACATAGCCGACATAAATAGTTCTGTCTTAGTAACATCTCTTGTCCCTCTTGTCAACAGCAATGTTTGTCGAACAATGAAGTCTTTAATCGCACGTTGTGAGGTTTCACTAGTACCTTTCGCTTCCATTGTTTCGCTAACATTATTAAAGTAGTTCAACATACTAAGACCTTTGTTTGTTGTAGGGGCAAAGAATGCATCGTACTTACGTTCTAGTGTGTAATCATTGTAGTTCGTAGATGTTAATGCATATTGGCACATGCTGATAATTACATCGAATGCGTACTTGTCATAGTTAGCGGTAGCTTTCCAGTGTCGGAGCTCACCTTTATCACAGTACTTAATATGATTCTTGTAAATCTCCATACCTTCAGCAGATTTAAGTGTGCTCAAGTAAGGTAGTGAGTTGTTTTTACCACCGAGTCTCCCCGTAACAAGTGCATATCTATTCATTTGCGCGCTAAGGTAAGTACCAATATCAATACCCTCCTCATCACACATCTTAATGAAGTTCTTGAAGTACGTCATTTCTTTAGAACCGAATACACCATCCTTGAACGGTGAGTAGTTTTGATTGATTTGAGGGATTTTACGAGTCATAACAATGTACGAGCTGTCCTCTTTATTCGATTCAACGTTCTTTTCATGACGTTTATTATGAGATTCGATAGCTAAATAAGCATAACGAGTGTACATAACGGACACAATGTATGCTTTAAAGTCCTCTACTGCTGTAGGTGACTTCTTGAATGTCTCCCATTGAGGAATAACACCTTCAATAATGTCGTTGTTTGCTAGATTGTAAGCACCATCAACAGCACGACGCTTTAGTAAATCAGCTTCAATTTGCTTGCTATTACGACGCTTACGGTCAGTTTTAGGTTTGCGTTTTGGAGCCATAGCTAATACTTCACCTTTAATCTCCTCTGTAGTACGTTGCTCAGGTTTTGTACCATTAACTAAAGATGATTCTTCAGACGTAGCGAACTGAACAAACTCTTGGTTGAATACGACTAATGTCTTTCCTCCACGACCGGATTTAGACTCGACATCGCATACTCCCATCTCCTTTAGTTTGTTTAACTGCGTGCTAATAGTACTAACAGACTTACCGACAAGCTTACCCATCTCAGTCTTAGTCATTAGTACCGTCTTATCGATTGTTGTTTTAGCTATTTCCGTTAACTCAACAAGTAACTGGTGACAGCTAACACCACCGTTTTTAAAGAACGATGTATTAATATAAATGCTTTGGTTCATAGTAGTTTCCATGTTCTCTTCTCCTTATTATTTAGTTATACACCCTAGATAGATTTGTAACATAGACAGTATAGCACACTTGTTTGTAATTGTCAAGATGTTTTGTGAATTGTCTGTAAAAGGACGTATTTAGTTGTGTATAACTATTATAACACAGGATTAAAACTCGAGGTTTTCCTCGTCCATGAACTTCTTGTCAAAGTAGAATTTACCCATAAGCTTGTCCACTACTCCGTGGAAGTAAGCAAAGATAGATTTATTGAATCGTGTACCTGATTTCATTTTCATAACTAACTCTTTAAGTGCGATGTAACCAATGTGGGCTTCCTGCTCTTTGTTGAATGCTGCTGTTGTATTGTTTTGTAACACTACTCTCCATAGCTCTTCAATTGTTTTCGCTTTAGAGAAATAAGAGTTTGCTAGATTAGTGAAACGTGGATTTACCCAGTGAGCTACAAATTCCGCACTCTTTAAGTTGTTTAATGTATCTTCAGTAGAGATATTATTATTACGTTGTTTATATGTTTTAAATGTATTTGTTTTAAGGTCTTGAGTAGTTGTTTTTTTAGTCGGACATTTAACAGGTGTTTTTGCAGGTTCCTTGTTGGACTCTTCCTCTTTTACGATTGGTTGAATTGTAACGATATTTGATGTCTGTCTCATATCTGAAGGACGCTTCATATCGTACTCCTTTACCATACCTAAATCACGAAGACGAATCATTAATCGTTGAATCGTTTTATAGCTAACTTCTAAAATCTTAGACATCGAACGTTTTGTTAAAAAGCTAACGCCAAAGTACTTGCAGCTGTGCTCCTTAATAATCATGATAAGTTTAGATAAGTTCTTCTTCATATCTCCGCGGATATCCAACTTCTTAATTTCATCACGGTAAACGCGAACTACTTCGTTAAGCTCGTCCACTGATTTGAAAGTTACTAAACTATTATATGTTTCTTCGCATGCAACTAACTCTATGTTTGTCTTAGCCATATGTAACATCCCCTTTGTTGTTTTTAATATATTACGAAGTATATAATAGAAAAAGAGAAATAGCAACAACTATTTCTCTTAGTAGGACAATTACTATTAAATTTTTACTAGTTTCACATCGAACTTCTCTTCTTTATATAGGCGCAAACGCTCTTTACTGTGGGATTTTAGTATACGGTGAGTCATGTCGATAAAATCGAAAATTACAGTTTGGTTACCGTCCACTCCGTTAAGACGAAGTCCACGACCGATACGCTGTAGAATCTGTCTCATCGATTTACCTCCGTTTAGTAAAACCATACATCCAATGGAGTTGATGGAGATACCTTCATCGATAATGGTAGAAGCTACCAAGAAGTGCAGCTCGTTATTATCGAATCTAGTTAATAGTTCGGTACGTTCTTCCAGTGTAAGTTCCCCGTGAAGGAATCCAACTTCGTAACCTTTTTCTTGCAACATTGCGACAGCTCTGTTACCATGTTCAATATGGGTAACCGTGAGAACTACTCCGGCTTTCTTGGCTTCATAGAAAGTAATTGCCATCTTGACACCTAGTCCAGTACGGTAGTCATTTTCTGCGATACCAACTTTGTAAGCTTCCAGATAGTTCTCTGCAAGTTCGATGTTACGTGGTTCCTTAACTTCTAATACTCGGATTCTAGGTTTAGAAGAAATACCTCGTTGTATCATCTCGTCATTTGATACTTTCGCGATAATGTTACCGAACAATGCTTCTAGTCGATGGTTCATGATTACGTCTTTAGGGTCAACAGTACCAGTCAATCCGATACGGTATTGCGCATTTTCCATAGCTAGTACATTGTTGTACCAAGTATCACCTTTCGCACGTTGACACTCATCGGCGATTAGCACGCGTACAGAGTTGACAAAGTCATTAGCTTGTTTCCACTTATCGAAGTTCTTCTTATTCTTCTTCTCTAGCACTTTCTCAAATTTAACTTTGAACCCCATAAGCTCCATCTGTACTTTAGCTTGTGAATACGTATTATCGTAAGCTAGTACTGTAAGAGCCTCTTCGATTTCTAAATCATTCTTCGTTTTAGGCGTCCAGTTCTTCAAGAAGTTTTTAATAAGCGTTTTTGTATTAACTGTTCCAATGAATCTAGGAGCAATGTCTTCACTCATTTTTTTGAACATTCGCTCTTTTGTTGTCAATGAAACACCTTTCTTCGGGTCCGATAAAGCAGATGCTAAAGAAGGGCTCATTGCGAATACTAGTTTCTTATCCTTCACATCAAATTTACCCTCACCGACTAACCCTGTTTCTTTAATGTCAATACCCAAACCTTCACAGATAGATGCTCGTGCTTGCTGCAAGATATCTTTCGAGTGAACCATGAAGCATATTCTTTCGTCTCTGTCAAGTAGTGGCTGAAGTATCTTGATTAACCCTGTTGCTTGGAACGTTTTACCTGCGTTCGTAGCTAGGTTGACAACTCCAGTCTGTTCTGCTAGTGACTGTTTAACGGAACCGTATTGATAGTCATGGAGCGTTAATACTTCACCTTTCTTAATAACTGTAATTTCCTCATCGATAGAATCTTGATGAATTAATGGTGATGGTCTATCATCTTCAATGGTATATGTCAACATCTTTATATATGTCTGCATGTGACGAATACCTTCTAGGAATTTATCAAGGAAGCCTGTAGGGAATTTATCGTTCTTCATATCATAGTAATCTGTAATTCCATCCCAATGACCTAGCTTGTAAACTCGTGAGTGAATTGCTTGAGGGTCCTTTAATCCAAGTTGATGATGCATGTAATCTCTTACTTCATCTTGTAGTTTTACGTTATTCTGGAAGTCTACTGTTGTGTAGCTATTACCTACCTTAATTATCATTTAACTCTCTCCTCTTCTTTTGTATAAATTAAGTATAGCAGAGTTAGAAATTATAAATAAAAAAGAGTCCACTAAGTAGTAGACTCTTTCATCTTTCTCATCATTTCTGCTAGCTCTTCTTTCATCTTCGCAACATCCTCTAAGTCTTGCTTAAGCTTGATAGAATTGCGTAAATCTTGGTTCTGCTGCTCAATCTGTCTTTCCATCTCAGCGGTTGGTACAAAGACCAACGCGCCGGATGCTGCTCTATATTCTGACATGTTATTCCTCCTATGCTCTTATTCTTTGGATTACAGAAGCAGTTAACTTTTTAACACGTGGTCGAACTAGTCGGTTAGGTGCAGTCAACTCTAGTTTGTAGCGGATTGCCTTGTACGTTTTCTTCTCATTTTCTGGCTTACCATCTAACTGTGTATCTAGGTTAACAGTGTATACAAATCTGTTAAACTCTTGGTTATCTGGTTCTACCTTGAGATACGTATCTGGGATTTGAATCCACTTGAACGAACCATCTGCGTTAAGTGCACTATCTAGCTGCACGTATGGAGTAACTTTCGTGTTCGATGGAAGACTTGCACTGTATGCTAGAGTCAGTGTATCGAACGGAGCCTCCGGTTGTTCTGTGTTAAGAGATGTGTACGTAGCTTTCTGCTTACTTACGAAGTTAACAAATAGTAAGTCATCCATAGATAGCATTGGTGAGATATATCTATTTGTCTTGAACGTTGCTCGTAACTTCGCCTCTTTCACTAGGAACGGTGTAGGCTGGCTCGCATAGTTTGCTAGAGGTAACCACTCCATGTTGTTGATATTACCTGAGCTGTTTGATGGTAACACCTTAACTTCCCACTTACAACCTGTGTTGTCTGGTGTTAAATATGATGCCATTAACAATAGACCATTAGAGTCGATATTACGCATCGTATCAAACTCAATTGTTGGGTCTTTATCTAAGTTGAACTCAGCAGAGTAAACCTTGAACTTCAAGTCTGTTGATTGGTGAACTGACCAAGATACTGCGTTAGATGAACTGAATAGTACGCCGTTAACGTATGGTTGAGATGTTACAACAGTTCCATCTGCGATATTCGTTTCACCCATTGTAGCTGTCCACATGTTGTAGTTCGCACTATCTGTAATGAATACCACACAGTAGTTAACTCCAGCTTCAACCATTAATGGGTCATCTAATGCAATCTTTGTTTCTACTAAACCAGTATCTGATACGTTAATCTGTGTTGGCTTCAGTACACGCTCTGCATACACTGTTCTGTTCGGGTTACCTCCATCAGATAGTCCGCGAATCTGCATGATGATTGGTAGTTTGTCATCTTTTGTTGCGAAGTAAACTCCGATAGATGATACAACACGTGCAGCTGGGAATACGAACGATTGTGCTAATGGGTCATATAACTGGAATGTTACGTGAGTACGTGTAATCGTATCAGTTGTAATCTTAGCTGTTCCCTGTGCAGAGAATGTTGTGATAGCTCGTCCATCGCCAATTGGTTTGTTCGGGTCACCTTTCGCATTCGTAATAACTACTTCACGAGTACCAGTACGGATGTTTTGTGGAATCTTAAATGTTCCACGGATAACGCCTTGAGCGTCTGCTTTAGCTGTACCAGCCATACCACCAGTGTGACCTGTATCAGGTGTTACTGCTGCTCGAACACCGTCGAACATGATGTAGTAGTCAGATGTTAATGGTGCGAATCCATCTGCTCTGAACTTAACATCAATCTGACGCATATACTCAATCATCTCACTACGAGTCGTTTGAGCTGAACTCCACATTTCACCTTCCGCTTTATCTGTCTTAGACCAACCAAGAGAAGCTTCATTCCACTGTGCTCCACCTAGTAAGTTCGTGTTATCTACTAACCACTGATTGTAGTCATTTAACTGTCCGAACTCCCCGTCCCCTTGGTGAGCCCACCAACGGTTTATGTTCGTAGTTGTAAACTCTTCATTGTACAATGTAACACGAGATTCGTCAATCCAGTTATCAGCAGATGGAGTTAATGAGATTGTACCGTTTGCTTGGAATACTTGGTACGGATTGACGTTCATAGGGCTAGTTGCAATGTTCTGAACAATCTCTGCTGTCTCTTTAAACGGTGCTGTGATAATACGACCATTTACACCCCACGCTTTAGCGTTGGATTCGTTCTCTAGGAATGTAGGGCGAATCTTTTTGTCATCCGGTGTTTCTGTAGGGATGGTAATATGCGCGTCATCAAAGCTGTAAGCTACGTCAGTCAGGTCCTTATCGATACGTGAGAAGTCTGTGAATGGGTCTACGAAGATTCCTCGTAGTCGCAATGGCTCTTGTCCTTTTTGTGCCACACGCTCTAACGCTAGAACCGCTTGGTTCGCCTCTACATGCTCTAGTCGGGCTTTCATAAGCTGTAGGTCTTCAAATCGTAATCTCGTTACTGCCGTGTTCTTAACTACCGCTTTCTCCGAGTCTGGGTAAATATGAATATTACCTAGCTTTAGAGATAACGGGTCCAAGTTACGAGGGATTGTTGCTTGTCCTTCTTCAGCTGGTTCCCCTTGGTGAACATGTACATTTCCTTTTGCGTCTAATGCTACGATATCTTCTCGTGATAGTGTTATCTCGAAGTCGACACGAGTGATAGCATTTGCAATTGGTTGTTCCTTGATGAACGTGATAGTTGTTGTCCCACCGATACCGTTTGCATTAGCCTTGTACGCTTGTGTGTAATCCACTTTATCTGCAAGGATTTTATCATATGTGAAACTTGCTGTGTAAGCTGTACCTGCTGTTGGTCGTTTAGGGTCTGCGATTGTTTTTCCGTCAACTACTTCTCCCGCTACAACCCAGTGGATATATGAGATACCACCACGAGTAACGAAGTAGTAATCTTGGTTATGCTTGTAGGTTACTGTATTTGTTTTTACAATAGAACCTTCACCTTTGATGTTCGTATATTGGTTTGGTAATGCATCATCATCACCTGTAGCAGCTCTCGTCATAGCTTGTACTGGACTTTGATACTGGGATGACATGAAGTTTATCTTGTTGACAAACATGCTGTTTAATGTTATAGGCTTATTCGGTTGTGTTGTGTAAGTAGAGTTGGTGATAGCTGTCGTGTGTCGCTCTTTTGGTATTTGTATAAGAGTAGTAGATGGCTTCTCTACACGCCAACCATTAACGTGAGCCACACCTTTATCGACTACTAGCGTGATATAGTTACGTGAGCTATTCGCTGGCTCTTCTTTGATATACATTTCGAATCCGTTAATCTGGTATGAACCAAGCGTCTCACTATCGAATGTAGCGATTGCTTTATTGACTAAATCAGAATCCGGTGTTACCGCTTTTGTAAATAACTGACCATCGTCAAATACATAGATTGTAGTTGCGTTAGGGTCGTTATACGTAAGCTCCACTTTCTCTTCTAGTCTATCAGCACCTTCAGATAAGTAGTTTTCTACATCTTGTGTCAGGTCTAATAGTGACGGGTCCATCGCTGCGGTAATGATTCTGGATGTTAACTTAACACCGATTTCCTCATGACCTTTACCTGTGAACGTTTTTAACTCCTGCTCTTCGAATGTTCTAATCTTACCTGCAAGATATAACTTACCTTTACGGACTTTAATACCCGTAATTGCTGATGCAGGGTCAGCTGTTGCGCGTAGGAACTGGAAGTTCATGTCATCTTGGATGGAGCCATCTTTAAAGATGCTATCACCCAAAGAACCTAAATAGTGGTTCTGGATGGATTGCAGCTCATTTAACTCAGATTGTTGTAAGGCTTTGTCACCTTGGAACAGGACCTGAGTCCTGTTCTGAGTGGCATCGAATCTATCGTAGTATGGCTTATCTTTGTAAATGTTTTGAGGCATATTTCAATCTCCTATTCTTTCGTTATTTTTATCATAGATTCATGGATAATATCTAACTCGTCTATGCGTTCTTGTTTGTTATTACCTTCAATATAGGGGATATTGGCACCCTTATTAATCATGATGTTTCTTAACTGAACTGTCTTGTTAAGATTCGTAGGCGTATCGGCAAATCGTATACGTCCCATTGTCCCTGTTGTGTTTTGTAACGCTTGTGAAGAGAAAGTATACCTTGTCCACTCTTTTGTAATGTTATAAAGAGGGCTGTTCTTCTCGTAGTACCCATTAACCCAGAAGAATAATCTCAGGTACATCTGAACGTTTTCATCATCTGTTCTCATCTCTACAGATATTGTTACGTCATCACCGCCCTTTATGTCTGTCCATACTTCATTGTAGGCACCTAACTGAAGGAATGCATCTCTTGGTTCGATACACTTAAGCTCACCGTAACCCTGTGCTTGTGTGTACGTACACTTTGTAACTCGAGATTGTCGTGGCATATTGAGTAATGTGAACACTTCACTATCTCCGTACGGGAAGTTCGTATCGACGTTACTGTTAATTACTTTGTTCTTGTTGTACGATGGTAGATACTCGGCGATTCTATTAGCTGGATTGAACTGTGATAGCTGTTCTGGTGTCATCACATCTTGGAATCCGCCTTCTGGCTTAACATTACCAAACTCACTAATGTATACACCTCTATAACCTTTGTTATCTAACATACCACCTTTGATGTTAGATGAGTAGTAGACGTGGTCCGCACCCTCTGCGTTTATCTTATCCTGAGGAATCATGTACCATTCTTTATCAGCAAACTTGATTTTCGGGAACGGTTTAGGTGCATTAGGGTTAGCCTTAGCTACTGGGATAATCTTCTCCATTCGCTTATAACCTATTATATCATTATCTACTAATGTATAATATGTGCGGTCCTTGTTGTTGGCTAGGTATGAGATAAGGTCTTGTGTGTCGTATAGGTGTATTGGTGCGCCAATGTCTTCCGGTGCAATTTTCCATGGGTCTCTAACATTCGTACCTGCGTATATCGATGGATATCCTACATAGATATAGTCCGCAAAACATTGGATATATATCCCTGCTGTAACAGAACGATACACGTCTTGAGTTAGGGTAACTGTGTTATACACACGACCTTTAAAGTTAGCTGTGTTGTCCGTGCGTTGCCATGAACCGTAGAACTGGTTTTGCCCTTCCGGATACGCGGTTGTCATTTCTGTACCAACACGGTTAGAGCCATTTCCTAAGTTTATTGGTTTTGCGTTAACTATCTCAACATCAACTGCGATTGTAACAGTCTTACCGAGTTGTGATTTCAAACCATCCGAAATAGGGTATTGTGCATTTTGGTTCATTGTATATTTGCTTATTAAATATTCCTCTGGGGCTTGCTCGTAAGGAACATTAATGTCTCCAGTAGGTTTTTTAATCAGCATGTAGTTAGCGAACTCGAATGTACCACCAGCTGGAAGTGTACCTACCTCGAAACGTAACGCGGAAGCTGGTGCTGTCATCCCTGCGGTAACTGTAGTCTCTATGGCAAATCGTTGCCATTGGTTCGTTACCTTACCTGCTTTAGCTCCGTTGTTAGGCGCGTAAGTCCAGTAGAACTCTAAGTCTCGTGAGTCTGTGGAAGATAGCTCAGGTATTCTACAGTCTAAACTAAGTACAACTTTGTCGCCTACTTTAAGAATATCTCGGCTGTTTAGTGTCTCTGTTTTGTATCTCAATGAACCCCAGTTAGTAGAGGTATAGGCTACCGTACCACCGTTATACTTTCGGTTAGTGATGAACGATACGTTATTGTGCCATATGTTAGCGCCTTTGTTGGGTTCTGCTGCACCGTACTCTACACCCCAGTCTTTCGTCCAAAGCAGTAAGTTTCTATTTTCACCTTTTGGTATTGAACTTGGATTAGGTAACGATAACCCAACACGTAGTTCACTGTACGTTAATTCAATCGCAGCTCTAGTTGTAGTGGCATCGGTATTGCGTCCACGTAAAGCTAAATTGATATAGCCGTTCTCATCGACAATAGAATCTCGCCATGTTATAGGAACGTCTATTCTATAATCAGCGTTAACAAAGTTTAAAGTGTTGTCTGTGTTCATTGTCTTTAATGGAACCCATCTCTTTTGCCCTACGTTGTAATATGACATCTCGAATCCGGAAGACGTTGTTCCTCCTGTAGTTAATACACCACGGGCAATCATTCTAAATGCTAAATCGGATAATAGGTTCTTAGATATCTGTACGCGACCTTGGTGGTCATCTACACCTCTAAATATATGTGCGCCTATAGCCTTCTCAATTACGTCAGGTAGATAATACGATGTCATGATGAACGGGGACTGTGTTGGCTTTGTTACATCCTGCTCAACAGACACATAAATCGTATCACTGTTAGACTGTAACTTATCGTAGTCAGTAGCAGGTAGTGGTTTCCAAGATGCGTCATCGGGCAAAGGTGTAGTAGCGAACCCTGATGTAGTGAAGACTGTTGTACCGCGTTTAAACTCTACTCTAGATGTGAAGTAGTCTACGCTTAATGTCATAGGTGTTGTAGTGTAGTTACCCATACCCGACACAGCCGCGTATACGTAACCGTCTTGACAAATGTATCGTTCTATGTTATCTGGAGTAATTGTCAGAACTTCTATAGCACTGTTAGACTTAGGTGCTACGACAATCGTGTTATTATAGTCCCACGCATTGTTTAATCCATCCCATCTTCTAGCAGAGTAATACGTTGTAATATCTGGCGTATTAGCAGACGGTGTTATCTTAGCTGTGACTCGTACATTTCTTATTAGTCCTTTAATATGCTCCTGTTTTTCTTTTACAGTAGGTTTGTTAGCAAAGAAATTAGCACCATATCTGTCTGTGAAAACTTTAAAGATATCAAACTGATACACTTGTGTCGGTGTAGCGTTTAACTTACTGGTCGCATTCGTATCTAAGGAATTGTTATCATCAGCGTTAACTTTTGCGACATCAGTTGCATTGTACCAAGTAGAGTCTTGTGATAATGTATAGTCTCCTTGAACGAGCTTAATATTTGATATCGTAAGTTCTCCGTTTAAATTATCCATTCGACAGTTAATCTGTGTGTATGGTACTAGAGGGTGTACATTACTCGCCGCATTTACTATGATTCTTCCTGTAAGATTTGCGTTTGTGATGGCTACCTGCGATAGTGTTGGGTATGGATTACTACCTTGTAGTGTTATTCTACCATTTACAGTGTCACCTGCATTTGTTGGTTTGAACGTGTAATCATAAGCAAGTGTCATAAAGTTAGTTGCTACATCCGCAGATGTTCCTTTTACGAAACCTGTTATATTAGCTGTCTGGTTACTGATACCTGTACCTACTTGGACATGTGTAGGTTTGTCTACTAGTACGTTCACCCCACCAATAATACCTGTAGGAGTACTACCAGATAACGGTAATGAAACCGCTTGTGCCGGAGTTCCTGTGAATTTAGAAGTATTAAGGTCTTGGGGAACCTCATCGTACACAGACACGTCGATAGCTCTTAGTATAGCGGTACCTTTATACCCTCTACTAACAATATTGAGAGTTACAGCTTTTACCTCTTTGTTTGGGTCTGCTCTGTGTATACAGTATACACTTACAGCCCCATAAGAGTACTGTGTTCCTCCCTCATCTTTATACTTCCCGTATACCCCAACTGGCGTTGATTTGTCAATACCGACAAACTGCATCCCTGTAGAACCGGAGTCTTTGATGTTGTCGTCTCGAACGTTACGGTATTCATCAGTCCCATCAGTGTACTGTATGCGGATTTCCGCACCTAACCAATAGTTCTTACTGAACACAGGATTACCTGTCATTATCTCTGTTACGTTCTTCTCAATATTGAATGACATCTTAAATCGTTTCTTGTTAATTCTAGCAGCTACGTCAGGAACGAGATTAACTACAGCACCTTGAGCTGGACTGTCTATTGTGTCATGTGTACGAACAACAGGTGTTGTTATTGTGTTTGTTGTTACTAACGATGATGTGTACGACATAGCTGTTCGGTTAGCGTATATGTTTCTTGGTTGCAGTAACGTTGTCTTCTCCGCAGATGAAGGTACCATACCAATACCTGCTGGTCTCCACATCTCTAACCATATGTTCGACTTCATCGCGTAGTTACGACTTCTAAGAAGTTTGGCTTCTTGGATTGAGTAGTCTGCGCGATTACGGTTAGGAATTCGTGTTAGTTTAGCGGTGATACCTGCTGCTTTAAACTTACGTATTTCATCGATAATCTCAACTGGCACATGCTTAGTGAATCGTACATCGATAACCGCTGATGTGTAGTAACGACCTAGTAAGTGGTCAGGACCATTTAACTTAGATTTGTTTAAGAAGAATACGTTCTTAAATGGTTCATAGATTTCCACATCTGCTTCTGGGTCATCTAACCATTTTTCGATAGCATCTTTAATTGAGCCGATTGTTCCGCGCTCTGTCAGAATCCAGTTAATGATACGACGACGGTAGTCCTCATCTGCTTCATTATCCTTACGGAATACACCGAAGATATCTCCGTACTCATCTAACCATTCTCCTGTAGCAGTTTCTAGGTTCGCATCTGTGATTAATCCCATAGCGTCCTTCTCTGCATCTGTAAAAGCGTCCTCTATAGAAGTAACGACAGCTGTGTGGCTGTCGTTAACCTTCCCTAACATTGATTTCCAAAGTGGATGTAAATATTTAATAAAACTCATATATGCCCTCCTATTTCAAGTTTACTTTGACTACACCTGCTCTAATTATCTCGCTACCTTTTGTTAATAGATTGGAAGGTGGCTTCTTATAAACGATGTCGTAAACTAATCTTTTATCTACATCTTTAATTATACAAGATAAGTCTGTCATGATAAGGTCTTGGGACACCTGCATACCGTTTAGGTAGTTCTCGATAGCAAATCTGATACGAGTATTTAGTGCGTCAGTGATAGCTGCTTTTGGTTCGATGATTACGTCTACATCAACATCTATGGCTAATCTTGTTACAGGTTTTACATCTACTCGGATACCTGCTGCTCGATAGTTTTCTAGAGACTTCTCGATAGCTGTCTTAACGTTATCTGGAAGGTCACCATTGCTATCGTGCGCATATACGTTAACCTTACCTGTGAACTCTTCGATGTACACTCCTGATACTGCTGGTACTAATCGTGTTCCGTACTCTAACGCTGGTTTCGTAGCTTTACTTAATGACTCGATGTACTGACGGAATCGAGAACGTAGTAGTTCTAGTGGCTCCTCATCTTGACCAGTCTGTACCGCTGATTTATTCGTAGACGATTTAATATTAGTGATAGGTGTAACCATGATATCAATCGCATTAGCTGGAACGTTACCGATTGTTCCGGATTGTGTACAGAATACTTGTACGACAGCTGTAACCGCTCCTTGAGGAATGTAGTAGTCTTCTAGAGTCTCATACACATTCGCATACTCTGGGTAACTAGATGTGAACCTTGTACCTCGAGGTATAGGCTGGATTACTTGTGTTGGGTTATTAAGTGTAATCGTAATCGGTGTGTATGCTTTCTGTGGTAGCTTACGTTCGAACCCGAAAGAGCTGTATACGCCCTTAGAGATGGCTTCTAATAGATTCTCCTCTGTCATTACATAGAACGCTTCTAACTCCGTTGCAACGGCTTCGTAGATAGCTCTAATCGCAGAACCGACAGAGAAGTCATTTATCTTATCGGTAGATGTTAAAGTCTTGTCGACCATCTTTCTATAAATTTGACTCATACTTTTAAATTTCATGTTGACCTCCTAGTTTAATAGTGATATGATACCACTAGTGTTAGCACTTACGGCGAAGGTAAAAGCTTCCTCTGTCGTAATTGTATATATTGACATCTCTACTGTAAGTGTGTTACTATCAAAACTGTTAGCACCTCGCTCCACATGCTTTACCCTTCCATCAGTACGAATACAACGCTCTATCTCATTAACCGCACGCAATGCAACTTCTTCGGTTTTCTTACTCCCCATGATATCTGCTAACACAGAACCATAGTTAGGGTGATTTAGATAGCTGCCCTTAGGTGTCAGTAATCGTATTAGTAAAGATTGTTTTAGATTCTCAATACCTCTACAAATCTTCAAGTCTTTCTTGTAGCTTGTACTAGCAGGATGACTTACGTCCCATCCATTTCCATTAAACCCTAATATCTCTCCGTCAAATCCAGCAGCCCCGTTATCATCTAAAGCTGGTAGAACATCGATGTCCATACCTAATGTGATATCGTAAATGTTAGCTGTGTTAAATTTGTCACTGTATCTCATAGATGTTAACACTGTAGCTCGGTTATCATCATTAACTGCAAATGTTAATGTATCACCTACAGTTAGTAAGTGTTCCGGATTCTTCATCTTCTCAGCCACCGTATTGACTATGTACGGATATCTGAGTTTGTTAAACTCGGCTAACTCTCTCCATCGTTGTGCATCACCTAGTTTGTGTTGTGCGATAGATTGTAGAGTATCACCGCTTGCAATTATCTTTTCAATGTACTGTGCCAATTATCGCACCTCCATTCCGAATGTTGTCATTGATTCTACTTGATTCTCCATGTAACCAAACGATAGTTCAAAGCCTCTAAATGCCTCAATCATGTGACGATACTTACGCTCAGTTGACAGGTAGTCTGTAATGTAATTTACATTCTCTCTAACTCGCATGAAGTCTTTTCGTGTCAAGTATGAAATGTCAGAAGATTCGCTCTCTAATGTGTAAAGGATAGCAAATGCTTCTAACACAGTTGATACGATGAGTGTGTACATCTTCGAGTTCGTACTAGCTAAGTCAGAGCTTCTAGTCAGTGCTACTACTGTCTTCTCATCCACGTCTAATGTATTCGTGGCTATTTGTTCTGCTCTAATCTTCTTCAGCACTAACATCGCTACAGCTGATAATGCGAATGTAGGTGTGTACAGTTCAGATTTAAACATCGGTGCATCGTTCATTGTATTGAATGGAATCACACCATTTTCCATCGGATATACTCCAGAACAGAATGTAACTAACACATCCGGTTTAGATTGTACTTCTTTCATATTAACTCCACCTTCCGTAGTAACCTATACTATATCCAAGTCCAGTCGTACCGAAGTTGTACGCACCACCATTAGATATCTGCGGGTTTACTGTGGCATTGTCATTCTTTGGATTGTAACTTCCTCCGTTACCTTTATTATATACGTCATCTCCTACAGAGCCATCACCAGACGGTCTAGTTGGGATAGGGACACTTGTCTCCCCATTAGGGAATGGTGTAGGTAGTTTAGGATAGTTCGGGGATGGTCGATAGTTACCGGAGTCTGGTAGCGTCGGGAACCTATTACCAATCTCTGGATTTACTACATCTGCATCTGCTGGTTCTGATGATGCTCGTATGATTATAAACTTCATACTATATCGATACAGTAATGGTGACTGTGCATCCTGTGAAATGGTAATACCTTCTGGTGCTAGTGTCACGATGTGGCTTTCATCATTTGTAAAGTTATGAAAGAAGAATTCGTTTTTAGATAGCTTACCGTTACCACCAGTAGCTGAGAAGTCTGCTATGAACTTCTTCATCTCTTTAATCTTATTAACACCTCTATCGGATGATTGACCTGTAGGATTGAATCCTGTTGTACCGGAGATTGTTAGTGTAGGGATATCATCTTGGAAATCCTCTACGATAATACGACTCTTTGTTTTTAGTGCTGTTGTTCTGTGTGGTCGCGCTTCTTCCATTGACTCGGGGTTTAGTGCGAATCGGAATGTTCGACCGCCTACTTCAAAGGCGATACGTTGTAGTCTAGATTTACCATTAGCAATAGTCATTTAGTTTCCTCCCTTTCTCGTTTGTAATATAGCAGATAAAGAAAAAGAAGGAGGCTATTTGCCCTCCTTCTCTCCCTCGGATTCATCAGTTGTTTCTGCCGTATTCTGTGACGCGTTATACATCTCAATCAGGTTTTGGTTCTCCTCCATCAACTGTCTCACTAGCGCCTGTGCCACTAGGTTCTCCTTCGTTAGTTCCTGTACCTTCGCTTCCAGTACCATCAGGTAATACTTGTCCTGTACTTGAATCTCCTGCATTCTCGCCATCTCCTTCTACATTTGGATTAGTCGTAAATTTATACCAGTCTAGCGCTAGAATCTCTTTTGTAGAATTCGACATCATGATAGCTTCGTTCATTCTAATCAACTTCGTATCTAGCTCATCCTTATACGAGATAATCATTTCGAATAACTGTATGAATTCTTCCCTTGTATGAGTTACTACACCGGAGTCCTCCGTGAACAAGTCTACTGATTTCTTATCTGTCGTTTGCATTAACACACGAATATCAATCATGTCAACTTGTTTCTTTATCGTGATGTCGTACATTCGAAATGTTTCTGGATGAAAGAATCCTGACTCTAGGACCATCCGATGTATCTCTTTGGTCTCTGCAAGTTTAAGAGATTTGTGAACATGTAGAATCATGTCCATGGTTACCTCGTTAAATGTGATACCAAAATTGTTAGCTAGGTCCGATACAATCATATTCTTAAATTCGTATGGCAAGCTTTCATAACCATTGTACAAAAGCTGCTCTTCATACGGTCTATTAAAATTCACTTAAATCACTCCTTATCTTGGGTATCTTAGTGGTGGTACTGATGTTAGCTCATATGGGTCGGCTTTATATGTCGTTAAATAGAATCTCATTTCACCTAGAACTACCTTTTTAAGCTGTGCTCTTATTATAACCCATATCTTATTCTCGAAATCTATCGGGTCCATCGTGTCTACTGGGTACATATTAACATAAGGTGTATCTGTAGGAACGTAAGACCATCCGTTAAAACGTTGGAGGAATCCTGCCTCCATCATATACACATTGTATTGTGAAAGAACTGTACCATCGTAAGCGTACATATCTGCTGTTAGTTTTGCCCATGCATCTTTAATTGTAGACTTTCTGTTATTATAGTCGAACGGAACCTCGTAATACTTCTTTAATTCTGTCATTTTGTTGCCTCCTCTAATTTTGTAAGTCTTGCATTTGCTTCTTGCAGACCTTTCCATAGAACACTAGACATAGCATAATCTTTGATTGCTGTATCATCATCGTTAGTCATGAGACTAAGAGATTCATTAATAAGTACACCTATGTCTTTTTTGAGTTTATTATGGTTAAGCTGTCGATATTCATCCTTATAATCATAAGCGTATACGTTGTTACTGTTTATGATGTCTGTCGCATTGATGTCCAATAACTCTATATGTTCCTTGTACTCTGGTCTTGATGGGTTAGCTCCTGCGTTGTTTGAGAATATGTTCTCAAAGTAGGCGGTCATCCTCCCTCCATTACCTGAGTTTGTGAATGACATCGCACCATTAGGAGCCATGTTAGAAGGTGCCCTGTTCATCTTAAAGTTAACTCCACCTATTGTTACCAAAGTCACGTTAGGGTCGGTATCAGCTAATAAGTTTATTAGTATCGCTGCGTTATGCCCTGTCGACGACTTCTGGAATACTCCCCACGTATTTTCCGGTCTAACTGCGTCTTGCGCCTTAATATTACCAAACTCGTCATCGTACGTACCATAAGGACTATACGAGTAGAACTTACCACCTAATCGAATATCAGGAAAGTTACCTACCTGAGACAGGATAGTCTTGTCGTTCATCATAATTCTATCATCTTTTATTCTAAACGAGACGTACTGATTGTTCGCTGCTGCGGGGTTGTTCTCTGCACCAGTTTTAGGGAACAATAACACCTGTGTCTTGACATTGTCACTAACATATGCTGAACCTGTTACCTGTAGCTTGTTCTCGCCATTACCTGCGACAGGAATCATGTTAACACCTAGCGACTGGGTCTTAGCATCCATGAAGGCAATAGGAGTACCTTTGTTCAGTATGAACTTACCTATTGATGCAACGGTAGAAACGTCGTCTTGTATCGTCACCTCTATTTCATAGATTTTATCTACGTCAAACTGAATGTTAGCTAATACGGCTGAGTACGTTCCATTATTAGCGGTTAATTGACCTAGCGTGTTATAAGGACCGTACGATGCAGCACCTAGTATTCTACTTCGATATTGATACTTAGATATCTTGTTCATATTCGTTGCACCTATTAGAACAGGAGAATACGCACCTGTAGCAGACACCGTTGTAGATATCTCGAAGTTATTCTTACGCATACCAGTTGCAGATACCGACGGTACAGAATAAGGTATCATCGATATAACTCTATTTATCGGTGTTGACCTTCCTCTTGAGTCTACTGCGTTGATGTTACATGTTGTATTTGCAGCTGCATTAACTATACCATAGTTTACGATTAGGTCACCTGTAGCAGGGAACTGATAGGATGATGTGACACCATTTATTGTTACATCGTAACGAACGATACTAGCACCAAATTTAGCTACTGCTTTACTTGCTGCTGGAACTTGCACCTGTACTGTAGATTGTCCTTGGATAATGTACGCACTATTTTTTGTTACTCCTACTGTTTTTGAATTCGTATCTACTATTGTAGGTATACCTGTAAAGTCTGGGTTGATTCCTGCCATTCTTGAGATATTAATGCTACCATTAGAGAATGCTGGCATGACAGTATTACTGTTAAGAACAACGCCTTCACACATCGTGTCAACCTGATAGGTTACGATTCTAGCTACTCTATCGGGCATGGTGTCTGTTGCTATCTTTTCCTGTTCAGCTTGAGTGAATGTTATATCAAAGTTCTCACTAGCATTAGTGTAAATCTTTCTAAACTTTGCTTGTTCGGGTGGAGGCGGAGAGCCCGTTCCACCATTGTAATTCATATGAACACATACATGAACTCTGTACTGAAGTCTACTATCATACGAGCCGACCCTAGCTCTTATAGTTTCATTGACAAATAGCTCCGGACATGCTATGAATCCTAAGCTAGGTCTATAATATCTTCCTTCTGGACCCCACTTCTTACCGCCTACCTGATTTCCGTTGGCATCATATGTTACTGCGGTTGCCCAAAGTGCCATCTCACTCCTATTACCTAACGTTTGTGCTAGTTTCTGTCGAAGAGCGGGTACAGCACTATAGTACGCTCGTGAACCTACATTTGTCTGTGTTTCTATTAACACATCTTGGTTGCTCGCATTCTTTGCCCACAACTCAACTGTGTGACGAAATGTACTATTGTTCACATTCAAGTCAATCCAGATATCGTTCGGTAATGTTGCAGACGGTTGTGATGATACAGTACTCTCTCGAGCTATCTTATCCGCTACAACGTCGCCCCCATTATTGTGTAAGGAGAATACATCCGAGTCCTTACCTACCGATAATCGGAAACTTAAATTACCACTAGCGTCATGAGCTTGTTCCCATGATGTACTAAGTACCTGTGTACCTATTCCTCCGTTAGGGTTGACAAATGAAAAATATTGTGTATTTCTAGCTTGCTCACCGAAAGATGAGTAAAGCATAAAGGTAAATGTACCTTTTGTTTCATAACCTCTATTCGTACGGTAGAAATATACCGAAACGTTAATCTTACTAACGTTTCGGTCAGGGACTGACCACGCATCCCAGTAACATCTACCCTCGACATATTGGTTCGTTGTACCTATTACAAAAGAACCACTTGCCATTGAATAACCTCCCCTAGTAGTTAGAAATAAACGCCCATCCTGCGTTGTTAGGATTCTCAACACGTAGAATCTTAATCGGTCCCATGTTTATCTCATTTTCGGCTCTTAACTTTTTAGTCCAAGTTTCATCACCGTCGAGTCGGAATATCTCTTCCGGTTTACCGTCTCGGATGTAATAACCTGCGAAACGTTCCGGTGTGATGACCGTGTACCCAATTTCTGTACCATCCTTGTCAACCTGAGATACTCGGATACCGTTTAAGTTCATACGAACGTTCGTGTTGTAGTTCTCCCCTGTAGACATTGTCCACTTGATGGGTTTTTTCCCTATGTTAACCATTATACCAGAAATCTGTGCTACGCATTTAGGAGCGGCAATTAACACCAATCGAACCTTACTCTTTGTTGGAGTAAACTCGAAGTAAGAAGGCATAAAACCACTATGCTTAATACTACTGTTATCCGATATTTGACCTCCTTGGATAGTCACCCAGTCATCACTTGATGTTGGGTTTTCTTTCTCTGTCTGCTGGATTAGGATGTTGAATCTGTAGTTGCTGTCTCCTGCATTCATCTTCTGCAAGAAATAACTTATCGTGTATGGTTGGTTAGGGATAACATTAAGCACTTGAGCTATCGCTGTCCAGTTAGTGTTCGGTGATTCGTTAAACATGAACCCACTAGTGAATCCTAATGCGTCTAATGCGTTAGTCTGGATATTAACTGGTTGATGGTATGCCGTGTTAATCATATCGTCCCAGAAAGTGAACGTCTCTCTATTTAATTTAGCACTCATCGATTTATCGAACCCGATAGAATTCTTAACGATATTCATACCACCAGAAGAGTAGAATGCAGCTGTCCATTGTCTGTCTAACTGTTCAATCTCAGACTTTTGTACATAAGGAGTGAAGTCGATATTTTTCATCGCCTCTTCTAATTCACGCTTACGCGCCTCCTCGCTACTCTTTAACTCGTCCTTAGTCGCTAAATCGGTAAGGTCCGACTTATCAGCCTTAGCTTCTACATCTGCTACACTTGCTTTATCTTGCAAGCCTAACTCATACTCACGAGAACTAAATACAACACTCTTGATAGAGTCTGTCTCTACTTTCTGCTCTGCGTTAGCAATACGTCTCTCAAGAACAGGTATGAGGTACCTAGTATCCTCTTGTGCAGTTGCTAAGTTAATCCCGTACATAAATGTACCGTCTTTGTCATTAAACGGCGGTGTCCAGTCTACATACGTATAACGGATTACTGTAGGTGATACTTTCTCTGGGTCACCTATTAAATCAATAGCTCCTGTGAACTGACATGTAGAATCATACGGTAGCGCTAACTGATACACAACTTGCCACTGTTGACCTGTTTGTTTTGTTCTTATAGGCGCAGCGACTTCAACTGGGCGTTTGTATTCTCCTGTAGAAGCGAGTACGCCTTTATTCATAATCGCTTGGTCCTTTTGAACGTAACCGATTGGAGTGAAGTTAGGAGCTGAGTTATCGGAACCAGAGTAAGTATTGAACGTGTACGTTACAACACCGCCTGTAGTTTTCTGCACTGGCTCACCTTGGAACATTTTCCATCCGCGCATAAAGAACAATACTTCTTCGCCTTTTACTTGGTATGCAGTTGCAACGTTCATTTCCTTTGCAGATACAAGGAATGACATGTTTGCATTAGCAAAATCAACTTTGAACTGGTTGTACTTAGTAAAGTTTCCAGATGCCAATCTCTCTAACTCTAAACCTTTACCATTAGCTAATCGAACCGTACCATTATTAGCCATCGGTCTACTAGCGAAGTTATTAAGCTGTACTTGGATGTATCGCTCTGTAACTCCGTTCTCATTAGGAAGTTGAACGTTTTGGTTTTGAATAGCGAGAGAGAATCCAGTATCTAACAACATATCTGCAAATTTGTTGGTTTTAGTTGGAGTGCCATCCTCTGTCCAATGGAAGTCATCGTAAACAGAACCGTTACCGTGGAACACTTCTTGGATTGTCATGGATGAGCGAGCTGTATCTGGTGTACCATTTTTAGCTGTATAGAACGTAGGCATTGTTACACCTGCGATAGCTCTGTTACGGTTGTAGTACAGATACTCACCATCAGCTCTTAGCTCTGTAGGGTTTGTAGAGTACTCTACAGTCTCCAGTGTAGTGTTCGTTGTTAGCATGAAGTTAGTAACTGTTACCGTACCTACAACACCATCTAGACGAATTTGCAAGTCTGTTATACCTGAGCCGTTACTTTGCGCTATGTTTCTATCGGCTAAATAGACACCCGACATGTTACTTGGAGAAAAGGATATAGCAGTTGCTATCTGTGTCCAAGGTGCTCCACCTAATTGAACATACATTGAACCTTGTACGGGGTTGTTTCCGTCCTGCGCGATTGACCAGTAATAACCACAAATGAACTTACCAGTATTGATTAAGTCTAGTCCATCTTGCTTAATCGTAAATGGTTTTACTGTCTGGTTTGTTGAAGCTGCACCATTACCTTTAACTTCTACTTTGTTCGCTGTTCCGTATGCATAGTTCACACCGCCAACTTGCAAGTTGTTCTTTGTGAAACCTTTGAAACTAGGTAATGCAATTGTTGTTATCGGAGCAGAAATAGATGTAGTCGGAACTCGTAGGTCTGTTGTTGCATGTTGACCTGTTTTACTAATGTTCTTGATTGCTGAGTTCACATCTTCAATACGATTATCCGTGTAGTCTTTTTGTTTTTGCTGTACAACAACTGTTAATGAAGAATACGCATTCTCGTAATCTGCCCACGCTTTGTCCCATTCTGTACGTTTAACATCCATGATTACATCAGAGGTAGTATCCCATGGGTATACTGTGTTTCTACCAGCACCTGTTTTAAGGGCTCTTAGACACGTTCTAAGCGCATCGTAAGCTGTAGTTAGGTTTTTGTACGCTGTATCGTTTACAGGGTCTATAGCGATGTCTCTAGCCTGTTTACGTAAAGCGTAGAACTGACCTTTGCCCCATGTGTCTGCATCTAATTGAGCTGATGTCTTCATGTCCTGTGTTCCAAGAAGTGACTCACCTGTAATGTCTGCTAACTTAGTTTTAACTAATCCACGCTCAAAACGAGTTAGATAGTTGTCATTACCAAGAGCGTCCATATTCCAGTTAGTGTTGTCTGAGTCGCGCTTTGTATCTTCTGGAGCTGGAACCCAGTCAGAAGGGATAACTCCTTTAACAACCATATGAGACTTAACTTCTAATTGTCCTCCGGCTCCAACATCTGTAAAGCTTGTCGGTTCTACACGAACAGTCTTTGATGTACTGTTAGGGTCGTTAGCTGTATCTAAGAACAGTTGAGTTACAGGGAATGTTCCCCACACCATTCTCCACTGCTGCGTAGCTCTAATTGACACAGGTGCTCCAGTGACTGGTTTGCCATCTGTCTCTTTGTCTTTCATTTCGAAACCAATTGTACCAGTCCCACCATCGCGATTATCTGTTACATATAATCTAATAGGTACGCCTTTATCAGGACTAGTTCCACCTACCGTTCGTACATAACACACGTAAGTAACCATATCCCCAACATCTAGTAGACCACTGCTAGCAAGCTTACTAGATTTGTATTTCACTCCGCCCCATTGACTTTGCGTATAAGATATCCATGTATCTTGATTCGTAGCATTCTGTGGTGAAGGTTTAACCCCTGTCTTAGGTGGTGTTCCTGATGTGTCACCTGACATAACCCATGCGCCTGATATGTTGCCTTGAGGAGTTGAGTTGTTAGGGTCTGTTGGGTTGTTAGAGTTCTGTGCGCCATAGTCACGAGAACCGATTAATAAGTTACGGATGTTAACATCGAATCTATTAATCTCTACCCATTTGTTTTGCTGCCACATCCACACGATACCTGTTCCACGGTCGTACCATAAAGCACCTTCACGTGGATTTGTTGGCTCAACGTTACCTACTGTAATATCTTGGATGTTCGCGATTGTAACACTACCTGTAGCTACCGGAGGATTCTTGTAATCGCAGAAGAATGTTGCTCTATCGATTACATCAGCAGCATTAATGTTGAATGAGCGACCAGAGCCCTTGTGCGCATTGTTCCAAGCTGTGTCTCCTGCTGTGTTATTAGAAACACGAGTCCATATAAAGTCGTTCGCGTTAACTGTACTTGTTACATCTTCAGTACCTTTTGTAATCTTAGCTGCTATTGTAGAGTTAACGCCACCATTTACGAATATCAAACCGTTAGATGATGTCACTTCTACCTTGTAGGGTAAGTTCTTAACTGTGTTATCAATCTGAGTTTGGATATCGTCTAACGCTGTCGATGTCTCTTCTTGTGTTTTTTCTAGCTTTGTATTCAAATCAATGAATTGCTGTGTTACTTGCTCAGAACTAACTTTAAGGGAAATCATATCGTAAAGCTGCGTAATAACTGCGCTCTGATGAAGTGACTCTTTGTTGGCGTAATTTACCGCGTTCTCAAATGCCTCGACGATACGTTGCTCGTAACTAGCATCTGCTGCTTTATCTACTTCCGTCAACCATGAAGACAGGTCATTGACGTACGTTTCACCTGCTGCTGCAATGTCGTCCTTATCTTGTTTAGTAATGACTTTATCCTGCATAGCTGCCATAATTGTTGTTTTCAACGCGATATGGTCAGAGTTTACTTTATCAGTCCATTTCTTAACAGCTAGTTTCTGGTCGTCAGTCAAGAATGGGTCTGTTAGAATTGTTCTAGCACTAGCATCAAGTACAGCTTTCTTAACGTCTAAATCCTCTAGTTTAGAATTTAGCTTTAGTAAATCGTTATCTTGGACGTTGGTGTTCATTTCTGTATTAGTAAACTTTACAATATCTTCGATAGCTTTCTGGATGCTATCTTTGCTCTTTCTTGCCTCGTCTTTCATGCCTTTAATCTTAGCTTCAATCTCAGCAGTGTCGATGAAGTACGTGTTCTTTTCTACTTTCGTTTCAAGACCACCTTCAATCTCAGACATTGTAATTTTTAATAAAGAGAATTGATTATTAATCTGTTTTATGATATTCTCTAACTCAGGGGATATACCTCCACCAGAACCACCAGAACCGATTGGCTTACCATTAACCATTACACCCTCATCAGTAATCTCCATTTTCGTCTTAGGATTCTGTAACACTACGTTACCGTCCTTTAAGATTTCGATAGAAGATAGGTCGCTAGATTCTTCTTCTGGATTCTCCGTATCATTCTTCTTAACGATTGAGTAAGAACCATCTGGTTTTAGTTCTTGGTACGTAATACCTCCACCATTAACATGACGAGAACCTAATCGGAACGTACCGTCTGCTTTCACGAAGAAAGTTGTACGATGGTTGTCATATACGCTTTGGTGAACGTACAGTACTGTCGGTGCATCAGGAGATTCTGGTTCGATTAACTCTCCGTTTGCATAGCGAGAATGTGGAAGGTCCATATAGTCGAAATGTGCATCTTGTACGTACATGTTCTCTTGGTCACGGTCTGTCGAAATCAAGAACGTCTTACCAGAGAATGTCACTTCACGGTTACCTCTACCATCGACATTTTCATAAGTCATTGATGGATATAGATTGAAAGTGTTCCACAGTTCTTGCTGGATAGACTCAATTGAATCATCTGCTGCTGTGAAGTCTGTACGTGTTAATTGTTGTTGGTCATCGGTCTTACCGTAGATGTTGATTACGATTGGTGTGTCCACCTGACCATCAATGAAACCGATTAGTACACGCGTACCTACAGTTACTAATGTAGTAGAACCGTAGATATTACCATTAGCTGTACGACCAGACATGTGTGTTGGAAGCATAGCTGAGTACTTACCGTTATCGTTAGGGTTTTTAGCTGTAGAGTTGTTTTCTCTTACCGTGATAACGTCAACTGTATTATACTTATAGTTAACTTTTACGACATCAGCAAGAGAGAGAGTAACAAGATTGTTACCCTCCTTGTATTTACGTTTCATTTCTTTACCGAGTTGTGATTGGAATCTCATTGTTTCTAAAGGTTCAAATTCTACCATAAAGCTATTACCTCCTCTTTTTTATATAGTATATCACAGTTATCCGACAAACCGTTTTACGTGTCCTTTAAACACTCGGTCCCAGTACGAACTACCTAAGTCCTCCTCGGTAATACCCTTATCCTGTGAACCTATGAATTTACCATTACCTGTGTATATAACTATGTGTCCATCAGTCTTGTATGTGTCGAACCATATCAGGTCTCCCACCTGCATCTGCGCTTTAACCTGTGCCTTATCGGAGCCACGAGAACCTATCGTCTGGAGTCGGGAATCTGTTTTAATCGTATCTGTTGTCATCCCATGCTCTCCACCTTTTAGGTCGACACCATTTAGATTAAATATCCACCAGATGAATGATGAACAGTCGGTCTTGATTGGAGATTTAGTGAACGGGTTACCACCGGAACGACCACCACCGAATACATAGATAGATGGTTTTGTCGTCATCTCTTTCGCGATAGCTACTGCATTCATTGCTACTGGTCCACCTGCAACAACTCCGCCTGTACCACCTGTATTTCCTCCTTGTCCTCCGTTAGCCATTTGTGCCTCTCGAGCAGCTTTAGCTTTCTCTAGCAGTGTAGCTAGTGTATCTTCACCTAAATAACCACCTTTGAAGTCTTCTGATTTACCCCACAGGTTAGTGAATCTGCTAGCTCCTCTATTTTGTAATCCGCGAGTAACACCGATGATAGTTGAGTACCCATTCGTGTAACTGAATTCGTGCTGTATAGACTCAATATAGAACTCCCACTTCGTCTCTTGCTCAAAGTCTTCGTAGTATAGTTTTGCGCCAACACGGAAGGCTGGGTTACCTAGAACACGAATATCGCCGGAGTAGAAGTTGGGATTCTCACAATACCAGTTATAGAGTCTGTCAGTGAATGCTTTTAGCTTTGTACTATCTGCGGATTTTTCATTGTTATTTGACTGGTTGACATCTCCAGTTGCAGATGATATAATCTGTTTATACTTATCCGGATTAAACTTCTCATCCGCAATCGCATCGATGATATTATTTGTCATAGACACAGTCATTGATGGGAATTGTGCCTTCAGAGAAGCAGACATCTCGGACTTCTTCTTACGGATAGTCTCCTTATCCATGAAACCTTGCTGGTTGATGTACAACAACAGTTCATCATAGGTTGGTTGCTTAGCAGTATTCCCAGTATTGTTAGCGGCGTTACCAGTGTTCACATTACCGCTTTGTGCTTTGTTAGTAGATAGTAAATATCTGTTAGAGGCATCTAGTCTCTTGTAACCGTACTTCTTAATAAGTTCTGGATGGAAACGAGGATATACCCCTAAATCTAAACTAGTAAACTCCGCGATGTTTGGCGCATCCACGCAATAAACTGAGAAAGCTTCGTTATCATTTCTACTGTAAGACTCCTGCAACACGATATCACTCGTTATCTCGTAAGAATGTAGAGCTTCCCATTTGTCCTTATCGAATGGTGTTGGTCTCATTAATGCAATACATCGACCATCTTTAGTGAACTCGAAGTACAGCTCATTAAATGGTTTCGCTACAATGTCTTCTAAGAACTGTCTCATAGAACCTTGGTAGTTTACGAAGGGTGATGGGTCTTGTAATGATTCATCAGATTCCCAGCTCTTAAACTCATGAGTGAAATAGTCTTGTAGACCTGTTCCATTTGCGAATTCATATTGCGCATATTTATACAAGAATCTATCCATTAGCTCGTTACCTATTCCTGCTGCATTGTTACCAGAGAACTTCAGACCTTGTTCTGTTCCATCAGGTAACCATCCGATATCAGGGGAAATAGATGCGAATTGTTGGATTACACCAACTTGGAAGTTGATTAGTGCTTTCGTCATTGCTTGTCCTGTTACACGATAGACAAGTGTACCATTCGCGTACTCACCGTCTTTCTTGATATCTGATATCAGTCCAACCATTATCCACGGGTTATCCGGAACTGCATCAGTTACATCTGGAATGGCTTTGATACGGATTAAGTCGTTTGGTCCGATAACTTTATCCCACTTATCTTGTGCCGTTACAATTAGCGAGAAAGCTGGGCTATCATCTGCCATTGCATTTTTAGTAGATAGAGATAGGATTGCATTGTCAAAGTTCTTTGTCGTCAATGTTTCTCCTGTATCATATTGGATTTCGTAAGTAGTTTTTTCTGTAATTAAGTCAACCTCTATACGAGGATATCTAGCAACTATTGTAGTCATGTATTTTCCTCCTTTTATATACTACTAATATAACAGAAAAAGGATGGGTGAGCTATGCCCACACCACCCTATTAAGCTATTGTCATCTCCCTAGAATAGAATCCTAACAAGCTTCCAATATCTTTTCCTGCCTTCTTCATATCCGAGCTATTCTTCAGCTTATCGGATACTTTCTCATCTCCTCTCACGTTGACGTTAATCGTTGCTTGAACATTGCCGCTACCGCTTCCCTTAGGAGCACCAGCCATGATAGAAGCAATGTTTGGAGCCCACGTAGCATTCGTTGCGTAACCTGCTGCTTTCATCTTGTCTAACGTGGTATTACCTTTACCATAGTACTTCTCGGATATCCACTTAGCCCCACCCATGATTCCTTTTTCGGCAGCCGAACCTGTTCCGTCTTTGAATTCATAGGCACTTGAGTACGGACTGTCATCGAACGCGCCAATACCAAAGAAGTTACCTTTATCTCTAGCAATCTTAGAAGTACCCCATCCAGACTCTTCAGCTGCGTGAGCAACTAGATAACGAGGGTCTAGACCGTACTCTTGTCCTGCTTTAAGGAATGTGGCACCCATACCTCTCATCATAGAACCTTGAGGGGCTTTCGAGTCAATCCATTTGTCAAGGTCTTCTGCTGTCAGGTTTTGGTCTGTGAATCCTAAGTCATGCTGCTGAAGATTACTTGAAGACCACTTCTGCCCATCTGCTAGGAATTGTAACTTACCTCCACCTGTGAAGCCATTTATACCACCAGCTCCAGCAGTTCCACCTCCACCTACTCCCATTATACCATTCTGTGCTCTAGCCTGTGCAAGAATCTGCTCAGCTCGTGTTAATACACGTTCGTACATAGAAATGTTTTCACGTTCGTAAGATAGATTGTCTCCTTTCTTAGATTCATTGGCTTTCTTGGTATTCGTATTCTCCTTATCAGTCATTGTCTGGATTTGATTCTCTTGACCAGAAGATATACCCAGTTGAGATGCTAAGGCTCCGGATGAGATTCCTAACGCTGAAGCCATTGAATTGATTTGACTCATGTTAGAAGGGTCAGTAACACCTTTTGCCATCTGTGCCTGTAGTGCTGATGAGCCAACTGCTCCAGTAGTACCTGCGGCTGCTGCTAATGCTGCTGCTGAAGCTGTTGGGTCTTCTTTAGGTTTACTATCAAACCATCCACCAATAGTCTCGCCGATACCAGAACCAGCCCAACCACCTGCAATCGCACCACCGATACCTCCAACTGCTGTACCGATTGGTCCAAGGAATGACCCTACTGCGGCTCCGGCTGCTGCACCACCAAGAACACCACCACCAAGTCCACCTACTGCGGAACCTACAGCTGCACCTTTACTCTCTTCTGGAGCTTGCATGATGTCATTAGCACCCATAAGGATACCAAGAGGTAGCATTAACTTACCTGCGCCTTTCATGACGCCTTTACCAACACCTGCAAGTTTACTTCCTCCAGCTGCTGCGCCCGCTGCTGTTCCACCTGCGGCACCTGCTACTCCCGCTCCTATTTCTCCGGCTGCACCTGCTGCACCAGCGGCTCCCGCTGCACCAGCTCCGGTAGCTGCGGCACCAACACCACCTCCACCGCCGCCGCCTCCACCGCCGCGACCGCCTTTCTTACCGAACTTACCTGCTACGCCGCCTTTTAGTAGACTAGCTCCCTTGAACATGATTGCTGAACCTGCAACTGCTGCTGTGAATGCTACTACCGCTGCGATTGCTGCGTACATAGGAGCAGGTAATCCACCTAATGCTGCGTTTGCTTCACGTAGTTTGCTACCCATGTCGTTTAACTCAGTAGACTGTTTAGCCGTAGCTGCTTCAGAAGAGTTATCAATAGATGCTTTAGAATCTGAGTAGGCTTTATCACGTTTGGCAGATTCAATGGAACCTTCTTTCAAACCATCCTTCATGACCTTGTCAATGTTATCTTTTGTTAGGCTCTTAGGGTCCATACCTAACAAACCACCTGCTTGCTGTGAAGACATATTGACACCCATTCTAGATGCTAGCGTCTGTAGGATTTCGGCTTGTTCTTCCTTATCTCCAGAAGGTGCTTGAGCTTTAGCTGCATCGATAAGAGTAGTTAAGTTATCAGGGTCTGAGATACCTTTCTCCATCTGCTTACGTAGTTGAGCTCGACCTTTTAGTCCTTGATACTTTGTACCTTGACCAAACAGTACACGCATTTGTGGGTCGTTGAATCCTTCGCGGATACCTGTATCAAGCTGTTCCATTAACGCTCCACCTTTTGAACCTTGTAAAGACGATACTCCAGTTGCAGAGATGGTAGATTGTAGACCCATGGTTCTCATCATTTCTTGGTTCGTAACTGTTCTGTTTTGTGACATAGAAGTTAGGATACCGTTCAATGCTTTAAGTTGGTCTTTCTCACGACCTACAGCACCAGATTGTTTCATGGCTCCAAGGAAGGCATTTTGGAACTGTTTCGTTTGGTTACCATCTACACCACCAGAACGATAAGCTGTGTTGAAGAAGTCTTTAACATCATCGGCACCAAGACCAGTAGCTCTAGCGAATGTTGCTTGACCAGTAGTAGCTGCTTTCATATCTTCAGCACCATGATAACCATTAGCAGTTAAGTAGTTTGATTGGAACTCCATCATCTCTTGTCCCGTGAATCCTAGATGATTACCTAAACCAGAACGCATTGTTGCTGTACGGTTCGGTCTCCAGTTTGCACCTACTGCGCCTGTCTGCTGCCCTACATATGCCTCATCCGGTCTCATAGCTTTACTGTGGTTACCACCATCGCTGTATAATTTACCAACTGTAGCAGTAATTGCTCCACCGATTGCTAATGCGATTGCAGGAGCACGCTCATACATCATACCTCTCATCGTACCACGTTCCGGTTTAACAGTTACGTTAGCATCTAGTAGAGATTGATTGAACTTGTTCATGTTAGCTGTAGCTTCATCTAGCGAGTTATTAAGCTTCTTACGTGCTGTTAACTCTGCATCGATACCTTCCAGCTGTCGCATTAACTTCTTACGCTCTTCACCTTCACGAGCAGTTAGACCTTTCTTACTATTTAATCTATCTAACTCTTTACTGATACCTGTAGCTTGACCAGATAGTTCTAGTACTTTCGCACGGTTATCTGTCTTCAATCCACCATAAGTCTGTTGAACCGTACGTCTGTCTCCTGTGAAGTTAGAGTACTGTTGGAATGACATATAACCAGATGCGGATGCTCGACGAGATAAGCTCTCCGAACGTCTATTTAACTTGGATATCTCTTTCAATTGCATTAATGCTTGGTTTAAGCCGTTTGTCGCCTCGTTCTGACCGGATAAGAACTTGTCTACAGCCTTTTCCATGTCTTCACCTGTAGACTTATTACGACCCATCATAGACGGTTTAGAATTACCCTGTGCATCTTTACGGTTCGTTTTCAAGTTCTCGGTATATTGTTGACCTCTATCTACCATGGCTTTACGGTGATTGTCAAATTGTTTGTTCATGGAGTTCATTTGTCGTTCCATGTTCTTTAACATCTGACCGAATGAATCTGTAACCTTACCACCTTGAACTGAAGTCTTGGCATTGTTGATTACTTTACTGTCATTAAAGTCCTTACGGCTTACTTTACTGCTATGTTTGCTAAGGTCTTTTAAAATACGTTGCATCTTCTGGTACTCAGCATTAACCTCTTTTGCTGCTTTTAATGTAGCAAGCATCTCTTTCTCTGTACGGTCTCCACCAGTAGCATCGATGTCTTTATTTAGCTTTTGTAATTTAGAGAGTTCAGCCTCTAACGACTTAATACTCTTGGCAGCTTTACCGACCTCAGCCTCTACATCGAAAATATACTTTTCCCTTTTAGCCATTTTTCCACATCCTTATATCTAAAATAAGAGAGGGTTACCCCTCTCTCTAAAGAACATCATAATCGTCATCGTCTTCAAATGCTGCGATTGCCTCATCCATTGCTTGTTTGTCGAGCCTGTGCTCCTCATCCATAACAACTTCTCCTGCGCGCTCGCGGTCATCAATGAAGTCTTTGTTAGACGTTGCACCTGATTCCAACTCTCTCGCTCTTTGTTCTGCCTTAGCCAACTGATTCGCGATATGGTTAGATACTTCGGCTTCACGAGAAGTCATTCCACCGTTTTCTAGATGTTCATTGTAACCATCAATACCATCAAACTTACCTTCTAGGTCTGCTCTGTCCTTAGCGGCTGTCATCGCATTAACCTGTCTAGCAATCTCGTCCATATCATGACCGTCCTCGACCATTTGCCACTCACCAGCAGCTTTGTTCCAAATCTTGTCATCGAATGAACTATCGAAGTTTTCATCTTCAACCTGTACGCCTCTGCGAGCTCTCTCAATAGCTTTTGCATCTTCCTCTAATGAGTAAAGCATTAACTCTACTTGTGCGTCATCTAAGGCTAAGAATCGGGGGTCTGTAGGTGGCATGTTAAGTGTCTTGATAAGTACCCACATGTTTCTCATATATGGTTCCTTAGCTAACTGCTTTAGCCCACCGTACTGTTTGACCTTACTTTCGAAAGGTACTTAGCCATTCTGCAAAATCGACACCGATTAAATACAAGATGTCTAGATTGTAAATGTTCTCGTCCTTTTCTAAATATTCTGGTAATTCTCTTCCGCAAATTCTTAAGATTGCAAGAGTCTGGTAAACAACTACATAGTATTGAGATGAGTAAAGGTTCATGCCATCTAAGTATCTAGCAGTCTTGGCTTGAATCTTACCACTCTCAATTGCGTTAGGTGCTTGGATATGAACTGTAAACTCGATGTTATATTCTGGTAGATTATAGTGTTTGATGAACATATCGTTTTTACCGCGCATGATTCTATCGATAAGTTGTCGTTTCTCCTGTGCTTGTTCCTCTTGGACCTCTTCACGTGTCAACTCTTTACTTTCACCTTCATGCACTTCTTCATACTCTTTAGTAATTTCCATAATTATACCTCCTGTTTTATCTTCTCTAATATAGTACTTATATAAATAGTATAACAAAAAAGACCATCTCTATTGAGAGACGGTCCCTTTACTAGTTTAAGATTGTTACTTTTACTGTTCGTACGCCCCAGTTACTAGACTGAGATTTAGAAGGCATTAATACATCGATTCGATTTCCTTTGATAGCTCCACCAGTATCTGATGCAATTGCTGTTCCGTATCCTTCTACATGAACTTTAGAGCCTAGTGGAATTACTCGTGGGTCAACTGCGATAACTTTTGCTGAGGGATTTGCTGTTAAGTCAAAACCTGTAGCTGTCAGTACTCGTCCACCGTACGTACCGCCATTCTCTGCTGGGTCGGCAGTATAGGCTGTTGCTTTCACTACGATTGTTTTACCTTGTGGTGTAGTCTCTGTGTAAGACTCATCTTTTACTTTCTTAGGTTGTGGTTGATTTAGGTCACCTTGTAAGTAACCTAGTAATTGGATATTCTGGTTAGCTGTTCCTTGGTAACCTACAATACCATATTGTGCTGCTAGATTGCTACGTGTTCCGAAGTCGTATGATTCTCCTTTTGAATGTAGGAAATCTACTACACTAGCTTCTTCTGCTGATGCTGCTCCGGCACCTAAAAGTAATCCCGTACCTAATACTAAACCTGTTAACGTGTTCCTTAGTTTTTTCATCTCATCAAAACTCCTTTGTTTGTTTTTGTCCTTCTTAATAGTAATATACCGCACCAAGTTAGATATTATATTAATGTAACAGTTTTGTAATATTACTGTAAAAACATAGAAAAAAGAGGATGCCATGTGACACCCTCCTGTAACTTAGATGATACTAATGTTATAGTCTTTATAGAATACTGTTGTACTTTTGAAAATCTCATCGTATCCATCAAACATTCTAATTTTGAATATTTCTGTCTGCTTGAAGTTTATTAAATCCGGTTTATGCTCGTTGACACCAAATAGTAGAATCTCTTTTCTGCTAGGATATAAAGTTATTAAAGCTGGTAGACTAGGATGTGGTTTCTCTACAGTGTATGTGTCATACTCATAACCTTCTAGTCCTTTTTCTATCTCTTGCTTAATAGCATCATCCATCTCTTTACAAATCTTAATTGTTGCTTGGTGTACGTGTTCGTGCATCATGTCCGCATAAGCTTTCAATGTTGGGTCCGGTGTAAACTCTTCCACTTCTAAATTAAATCCAATCTTTTTATGTTGCATATAAATCTCCTCCTCTTTGGTATAATTTGACTGTAACAGACTTATACTTTTCTGTCAATAAAAAAAAAAGAGACCTCTTAGAAGTCTCTGTTCTCTCGTGTTCGTGCAATTAGCTCTCTTACTTCTCGTAACGCTTGTGCTCTTGCCATGTACTTCTCTTTCTTAGCATCTATTTCTTCATCTGTGTAATAATAGTGCTCTCTATCCTTTTCTGCTTCTCTAGCCCAGTCATAACATAATCCAATCCAACCACCACATACTTTATAGATGAACTTAACGTCATCCTCTAAATTCTTTTTCTTGTTCTTTAGGTCATAATTCTCAAACTCTAAATCAACAATCTTGCTGATTTGCTCCTTAATTGTCTCGTCCTTAATATTCATCATGTTATCAACTATACTTCCTAATTTGAATTCTGTCATTTTAACTACCTCCTAAGATTTGTTGAGGTAATCGTATCATGGTAGTTTTTAATTGTCAACATAAAAAAGAACCCCGAAGGATTCTTTTAGTTAGAACGAACGTTTGCTGATGTTAAGAAGTAGAAACGTGCGCTCTCTGAGCTGATTTCACCTACAGATACAGTCTCGCTGTAAGTATCGATTGAGCAACCACGGTATGCGATTACTACCTCAGAGGTAATGTTATCATATAGAACGATGTCCATGATATCCATTTGTAATACTTCTTCACCAAGAGCGGCGAAACCTAATGCAGCTAAGTTCTCCTTACGCATACGGAAACGGTCAACTGTTACAGTACCTTCATATCGTAAGTAAACGTGCTCTTTAGGCATGATAGAACCAATCTCGTAAACACCAGTTGTACCGAATGAACGCTCTGAACTGATTGACTGTGCACGAGCGATTGGTACGTTCTTAATCATGAAGTAGACGGTATTTGCGGATTGGACAGTTTGGTTAGCTAAACTTGCCATTAACAATCACTCCTATAATTTATTTAGAAGGAACCCCGAAGGGCTCCTATTAAGCTTGTATTGCGTTGTCCTTGTAGTTTAAGAATACGTTGATGTAGTCTAATCCACGAGTTGGCTGAACACCGACATTGATGATTGCTGTGTTACCATTGATGATTACTTGTACATCTTCTGGGTTGTAAGAAACGATTAAGCCGCCTACTCCAGTTTGTTTGTCAAGGAATGACTCTACAGCGTTTTTGATGATGGAAGCAGAAGTGTTACGGATACGTGTACCTATGAAGCTATCATCTAGCATCATACGAATATCTGTAGCTAAGAAGTCAGAAGTTTCACCTAATGACATTCTGTTCTGTACTACGTCTTCTACGTTGTTGTAAGTCGTTGGGTCAGATACGATACGGAATGTAGAGATGTCACGGTTACGGATGTAAGATGTCATTACTACACCAGATGCATCTAACTGGTCTAACTGGTCACTATCAAACTTAACTAGTAATTTCTCGATGTTCATTTTCTTGTAAGTGATAGGTGTTCCGATTTCTAATCCAGATGCTAAACCTGCGATTTGCGCTGCGTACATGTAAGCTGGAAGCTTAACTACTCGACCATCCATCATACGACGTTCTACAGAGTCACCGATTAAGCAAACACGAGGAGAACGGATACCCGCTTGACGTGAACGAAGTTTGTCGAATGACTCACCTACGCCACCACCGACGAATCCGCGTAATTGGTTACCACCAGTAGACTCGCTGCGTAAGAAGTGTGCTAATTCTGCGTGTACGCCTTCACTAGCTGTTAAAGGAACGACGTAGTAACCACCACAGTTAGCGATTTCCTCAAACAATGCATCCCATCCACTAGTAAGTGGTTTTGTTTCTCCACCAGCTAAGTACGAGATAGCAACTGTTGCAGGAACTGTTTTAGCTCGGTCGATTGTAGCAGATACGTACGGGTCAGTTGCAAGTACGTTCTCTAAATCAGCACCGATTGCAGTTACAGCTAAAGCTGGAGTTTCTTTTACTTCTGTAGCAGCTAATGAATCTAAGAAATCAGTTGTGATATTTTTGTAACCACCAACGTTGTTCATAGTTGCTGTGAAGTGAGCGATGTTGTTAATGTCTTCTACAAGAACGTTAACATCACGGTAAAGACCTTCACCTAATGGGAATGAACGAAGAACTGCTGCTGTCTGCTCGTCTTTACCCTCTTTGATGATTAACTCAGTTGACTTCTTGCTGTTAGCATCGACTTTAACTTCAATTGAAGCGTACTCTGTGCCTGTTGCACCTTTGTGTGTAACTGAGAAGATGTTCCCTACGTCTTGGTAAGTGTTTTGGTAGCGGTCTTTAACGAAGTAGACTGTAACGTCTTTACCTTTCGTTTTAGCTCCGCTGATACCTGTGTGTTCTTTCATCTCGACTTGGATACCATTAGCATCGGTACCATATAACTTAGAAGTGAATGTTAAACCTTCATTAGTTAATGTTGCTTGCTTTGCATCGTCAGAACGCATCGCGTAAATCTTACCTGCACCACGAGCCTCTGTTGCTGGGTTCCACGCGATTTCGATTGCATCGACAAGGTCACCACTACGGAAGAAAGTACGAGCTTGTGCTAAGTTTGTTACTTCTTCGTATTTATGAGGGACACCACCATCAGCTGGACCAATTAAGATAAGTGGTTTTTCACTAAGGGTGTTCGCTGAACGTAAAGCTGTTGAATCCACAAATACCTCAGTACGTGGACGTTTTCTATTGTAACCATATGAAAGTGCCATGTGTTATTTCTCTCCTTTTCTATTATGAGTTTTGGTAAGCTTTAAAAGCTTTCTCGAAGTCGTTAATGTCGTACATATAGTGACTGCCATACATGTGCGCTTTAAAACCTGCTAGGTAAGCGTCTGACACCTTGTGAGTGCCTTTTGCCATGTTTAGATAATCATCGATGTAGACTAACGATAGAGGTTGTGGCTTCTTAGCTTCCGATTTTATTTTCTTGGTTTCTTTAACTTCTTCCTTAACTTCTGCCATTACATTTTTCCTCCCTGTTACTTAACGTTTAATTTATTTTTAAGGACGATGTTTTCTATTCTTTCTAGAATTGGAACGTCCAGACTGTATGAAGTCGTATACGTTACTATTGTTTCTCGACCGTATAGAATCTCCGGTGCTTCAGTACCATCCTTAGAATTTAATTCTTCCATCTGACCGTACCGTATGCCTTGTAATAGATGATTGGTTTGTTCTTCCGGCTTACTACGCATATAGATGAGTACGGCTTTCAAAAGTAGGTCTAAACACCTTACTGTGTCCATGTTGGTTGAGATAACAAGGATGCTATAATGTTCGGTAGAAGTGAAACCAGAACGAACACCAAACTCACCAACTCTATTAGCCTTTATTGATGCCTCGTTATACCAGACTGTGAATCCTCCTAGCCCTTCTAAATCAGGAGAGTAATTGAAGTAGATTCTATTACCTTCGCAAACTATATTATCCTTATCTGTAAAAGTTACGTTACTTACGGATTCCATAGATGCTACAGGATGCTCAACTTCAAAGTACATTCTCTCATCCGAGAATATCTTCACATCACATACCTGCGACCTCATCCTTACTTCGGGATTATCGTACGTACTCTCCAGATTGTTCAATGAAGTGTGCGATTCCTCTCCCTCTCGTAATGAGATGTAAATCGTGCCTTGCATTTGCTGCTTTGTTTGTGGCATTGTATAAACGATAGGTATTTCTTTCGGTGCAGCTTGTAAGTATTCATCGTAGACATACGCCTTGATGAACTTATTTCGTACACTATCTTGAACCTCTTTTAATAGTTCCTCTATAATATAGCGGTTGTCTAGGAGCATTCCTAATGTTCGTTCTATCTCACTTTTAATGTAAGTATCTATACTTGGTAACATGAAGTTCCTCCTTTCTACATATTCTTCATGTTGTACTTCATGAGCCTATTAACATTTGCTACGAACGTCTTTGATGTATTAGCTACTGTTACTTTATTTCGGTTAACTATCCAGCTAGTAGGTGATGAATTATTCGATACACGTCTAAATGCTACATAATCATGTCGACCTTTACCTGATGCAATCTTTGTGATAGTATTAGATTTAGGCTTATAGTTTAGTAGTGGTGCATCTGATACTCCTCGATTATCGTACAGGTAATCAGATATGATATTAATCTTCTGTTGTCCACCCATATCGACTGCTCTTAATTGGTCATACATTCTTCGGGACATTCCACGAGCTTTTCTTCTAATCGGTACATCCAAGTACCAACCACCATTCTTACTAAACTTCCTTTTCGGACTCTTAGCGAACATTGGCTTTAAATCTACTACTCCCATACCTGTTAATCGCTTCTCAGTAACCTCTAAATATTTCGGACGTTGTTTAAGTTCGTATCCTTCCGGAAGTGACTCGGAGAGCTGCTTAGCTGTCGATTGTAGCGCTTGCTGCTGCAATGCCTTACCAATGTTGTTAAGAGCTCTCGAAGTATCTTGTCCGCCGCGTAGGAGCTTTGGAACCTTCCTTGGTTTTCTTGGTTTCCTAGCCAAGGTTACCGAAGAATCCGTTCATACCATTTGTGTTTAGAGGTTTCTTGGAATCTAACTGTTCTCTAGCAACTTCGTTAGATATACCTTGTGAGAATGCTTCTTTGTCAATAAACAGGTCTTCACGCTTAAGTAATAGCTTCTGGTACGTGTTATGTTGGGAGAAGTCCATATCACGTGCGTAACGATGTTCTTTCAATAAATCAGCTACAAGATATCTCAGTGTTGTCAACACATTAAGTGAGATGTTTTTACCTATCATACTTTCATGCGGATAAACTCTGTTAGTCTTGTAGTCAATACGGAAGTGTGTACCTTCAAATATTTCACCATCGATGCTCATAGCCAAGTCTACAGATTGAACATCGTAAACTAGATATAGTCCATTTTTGACACGCTTGTCGGTTACATCGAATAAGATAGACTGTGATAGCTTAGCGTTAGGTACCGTTATTCTATCGCGGAACGCAATACGTTGGCTCCGGTCTGGAGTACCTATAGCGGTACCTGTGTCGCTTATACCAAGGTCATCATTGATTGCGCCTTTAGCTTGTGATTGAACCATCATGGTCATCTGTACTGGTGGTCTAAATGAAATACCCCTACCGTGGCAGATTCGACAAGTAGGGTCCGGCTGAGATGTGTCCTTATCCTTACATGGACAAAGAAATGACTTCTCCCATAGTACTTTTTGGGAGAATGTATCAATATGCTGGTCTAAGTCCGGAAGCCTATTTGTTGCTTGTGCTATCTGCTGGAGCATAATTGGCTTTTCTGCCATTCTGTCCGCCTCCTAATTACTTAACTGAACTAGTATCGATGTAGTGTGGTGGGTTTGCAGGATTACCGCTAGATAGTGCAGGTGTAACCAGTTTCCTGATATCTATGATTTCTCGTGTTCTTGCTGCATTGTGTAGACAAGATTCTACATGGTCGTAGTATACCGCATCTACTAGTTTACCTGTTCCCTCTAACTCTTTTTCTTTATCTGCTAGTTGTTTTTTAGCAGACTCTAAATTAGTCTCACTTGGTTCTTTAGCAAGATACGCGAACTGTACGTAGTCGTTGAATGGTCCGTTCTCAAATACACTACCTTCCTGATGCAGCATACTCGTATAAGTCTCGTAGTATTTTATAACTTCTTTACATTTTTTAAGTTCCTCTTGAAGTTGCGGCTCTTGTTTAAGTCTGTCGATTTCTAATTGCTTTTGAGAGTTGTCCCATTCAAGTGTGTTTATGTCTGTCTTTTGCTTCTCTATCGTGGACTCTAACTCGACAACCTTATCGGCTAACGATATATTCTCGTTAAACTCACCTACTGTCATTTTGAAAAATGCTTCTCTGGACTCTAAACTTCTATGTGCTTCCATTTCCATTCCTCCTATATAATTCCTAAGTTTACTCCGTAATGAGATTTTAGTCCTTTGTACAGGTCTTCGATGTCTCTGTCTAACTGCATGATATCAGCTGATGCCCCACCATACATAGCAGACTGAGTTGTATTAATCTTCTGGAATACGCCGTCTATCTGTGTTGTCATCTCAGCGATACCCGCACCAACGATAAGTCTTCCCCATTGTTGCAGGATTTCTTTTAATGCTAGTTTAATAACTAATGTCCATAAGTCAGGGGATAACTCCCAGTCCTCTGTGACACCTCTTCGTGTAGGTGGTAATAGTCCGGCAACATATTCAACGTGGAATAGCTGCGGGGCATACTCTCCGCCTACTAGAGAAGGGATACCGGATATCATAGGATAACCTGAGTAGATGTTTGATAGACTTAAATTCTGTCCCTGTGAAGATAGTAACATCGTAGGCATTAGCTCTACATGACCCTCTAGGGTATACACTCTCCACCATTTAGGAGGGTAAGAAAATACTGTTCCTCCACCATACTCCATTCTCATCTTCTCTAACTGTATTACAGGGCGCTTACGCGTTCTTATAAAATTATATGAGTCAAAGTCATTACGATAGAAATCGGAGTGCTCTTCGACGTATCGAGGGATGATAACGATGTCAAGCATTTTCTCTGCTTGTGCAATACCTTGTTCAATCTTAGCTTCATAGAATGCATCCGGAAGGAATTCTCCTGTAGTTGGATTCTTTACGTCGATACCAAAGTGGTTTAATTTAACCGCATCAACTGTAAACCCAAAATCAGCTAGCGTCAGTTTATCTACATCAGCTAGCTCGATTCGTTGTTTATTATTATGTTGATACGGGCTGCCGCTTTCTGGTTCTACTAAGTGAGCTCCCATATCAATACCTCCTTATTTTTCTTCTTTAGGTGCAGATTTAGCTTTAGGTGGTGTCTTCGGTTTAGCTGGAGCCTTAGGTTTCTCTGGTTCTGGTTCCGTAAACTTGTAATCTGCTACGGCTGATAATGCACGTTCCTGTTCTAATGTCAAGCCTTGTGCGATACCATCCTTATCGAAGTAGACATCACCGAAAATAGTTGCCGTTGTGTAATCACCATAAAAAATACTTTTTAACATTTACATTTCCTCCTAGTTTAGATATAATAATAGGAGCAGAAAGTTATCTGCTCCTATTTAGTTGTTATTCAATTGTCATCGAACTATTCAATTAGTAGTTTTGTTAGTTCCTGTTTCGTTTTGTGTACTATAACACACTCGTAGGTTTACTAACTATTAAACTTAAAACTACTTACCATCCAATTAAGGACGGTAAGTTACATCAGCAGCTAAAGCTGGGATGTATTGAACGTTACGGATACGAACCCATTTCTTCGGAGCGTAAAGAGCTAAAGCGCCGTACCAAAGGACTGTGAACGTAGTTGTAGCATTCATTTGAGCAAGTGGTAACTTCATCATTGGAAGTAACTCTAGTAAGCTAAGAACCTGTGGAGTCATCTCACCAACAAACACATCAGTTGTTTCTGGAATTGTTTCGTTGCGGTCGATTACTACTAACTCGTCTTGGTCGTTACGTTTTGAAACTGGGAAACGAGCGATTAAGAAGTAGTGACCTGTTTCGTTACCACGACGGTATACAGAGATGAACTGTGGTGATGCTTGGTATAAGTTAGCTAGTTTAACAGTTAACTTAACTTCGCTATTAGCTGCTGCAACTGTAGCAAGAACTTCTTGAGATGGTAATGATTCTGCATCGTCAGAGTGAACTACTACTTTGTAAGATTGTTCTTTGATATCTTCCGGACGGAATTTACCTTTACCTGCTGCAACTGTAGCTGTAACTGATGCTGGAGCTTGAGGTGCGTTAGGCTCAATCATACGACCTTCTACTAAGATATTATCATTCTCCATGATTGTTGAACCGTGAAGTGTGATAGCACCACGTGTAGATAAGAATTGATTGATAGAGAATCCAGTAGAGAATCCACCAGCTTGTGACGGTTGAATTACACGTTGACGGTCTAATAGATTGTTAGTGAAGTCCGCTTGCACCCCAATCGGCATAAACGCATCTGTAGCACGACCGTAGCCTTTACCAACGATAACTGCTGCTTTGTTTAAAACTTCTTCAGTTAAACGTTTACCAGCTAAGTCAATTACGTTTGTATCCTTGTCAATTAATTTACCTAATCCATCAAACTCTAAACCTGCTTGACTATCATCTTCAGCTGATAATGCTGCATCTCCGTAGAAAATACCCCACTCGATAGATTTTGCAATAACAGAGATTGCATCTTCTGTCAAGATTGACATTGGGTCAGCGATGTTGTTCACAAGACCTGCTGCGATAGATTGTTGTTTAGTGTCAGATAAGAATTTCATCTGTACTGTCTTTTGGCGGATGTTAGGGTCGTTGATACTAGCTACCCCTACCTCACGCACGAAACGAGAATGACCTGTTCGACCATGTTGATTAAATACTGCATACTTCGCAACAGTTGAATTTACTTGTTGCTTATTAATCATTGGATAAATCGTGAAGTCTGCATTGTCGAAAGCAAGCATTTTCACTTGGTCTTCTAGTAACTCACGGCGTAACGCAGCTGCATTTTGTTGCGTATCTGGCGTGATACCTGTACCAGTTGTAAACGATTTGCTTACAATCTCAGCTAACTGGGCTTCAGCTTGCTCAGGCAACTTAACCTCTTTTTCTTTTTCTACTTTTACTTCAGTCATTATTTTATCTTCCTTTCAAAGTGGTTTATGTTTTATTCACAATATTCTAAAAATTCTGTTTCCTCACTATAAAACTAGTATATCATAACAAGAGGAAGTAGCTTAGGAGGAGTCCGCTACAACCTCTTCTGTACTTAATATAACACTTAGTACTACCTGTTTCTAATTAGTAGCGACCATCTACAATTGCTTTAACAGCAGCTACATCTCGGTCACTTGCATAACCGCCTTTAACACGGTTAACTACTCCGAATAAGAAGCCTTTTTCTGTAGGGTTTGCTTTACCTGCGTGAACATAATCAATTACCGCGCCCACATGGTCAGCAGCTTTAAATACTACTTCTTCAACTTCCTCTTCTACCTCAGCAGCTTCTGGAGCGTTAGCAGATTTCTCAATATACTCTACGCCTTTGCCATCTAAGTCTTCGTCTTCATTAGCTGATTTAGCAACAGCTTCTGGAACAACTACAACTTCCTCTTCTACTTTGGTTTCGGGAACGTCTAGTTCTACTTTGCCTTCGTCCTCTTTAATTTCTTCAACAACTTCAGCTTCTTGAACCTCTTTAGCTTTTAGTTCCTGTACGTGCTTAGCGATATTCTCAATCATAGGAAGTACTGATTTCTCAATTCGCTCTAGACGTTCAACAACAGACTCTTGGTTCTTAGCTACAGCAGTCGTAGATTTAACAACTGATTCTAGGAATGTAATAAACTCTGAACCTGTTGGTAAGGCTTCAGCAGACTTAGCTACCTTCTCATCTTTTTTCTCTTTCTTTTCTTTCTCTTTGCCCTCGTTTTCTTCGTCAGATTTCTCTACATCTTCTTTTTCATCTTCCTCGTCAGACTTTTCAACTTCCTCCTTCTCTTTATCTTTTTCTTTCTCGTCTTTCTTATCTTCTTTCTTAGCAGATTTTTCTACAACTTCCTCTTCTGCTTTTTCTTCTTCCTTAACTTCTTCCTCTTTTTCCTTATCTACTTCTTCAACCTTTTCTTCTTCTTTCACTTCGACTTCCTCCTCGACTTTAACTGGGTCTGGAACGACTACCTCTGTTTGGGCTAATTCCATAGACTTTTCTACTACCTCTAATTCTTTGTTTAAACTCTCAATTGATACTGTCATTTTATAGTCTCCTTTAACATTTTATTTTTGACTGTTTCTAAGGCTTCATCTCTCGACATGCCTTTTGATAGCTGTAAAAATAGAACTGCACTTTCTGGTTTATTTCTTCCCATGTCATCTAAGTGTCTACCAATCTTGCTCCATACGTCCTTGAATTCTTTATCCGACTTACCTTTCAACGTCCAAGTTAAATTGTAAAGACTTCTAGCGAATTGTTCTGGACTTAGTGCACCTGCATTGATAGAATCTTCCGGTGTAATTGCGTAACCTGCTGTAAACGATTTAGCGAAGTGCTCCCATACCGCGTTAGGGTTAGCTGGGTTTGTCGTTACTGCCACGTTAGTAACACGTAGCTTACGCATAATGCGAGGGTCGTCTGGGTCACGTGCTAGACAGAATCCCTCAACTGAGAATCCTAGTGTTCTAGGTACCCCAGAAGTTTTAATGTTATTTGCCAAGTCCCACATACTTTTAGCGTATGGGTTCTCTTTATATAATTTACATTCTACATACAATCCGATTTCTTCATCGATGTATGTTCCATCTGTCGGGACGCCTACTTTGTAAAAGTCTCCTTGCTTATGTTCATAGTTAATGTATCCGTGATTCATAAAGTAGGAGATATCAATTCCTTTAGGGTCCACAATATCGTCTTGTCTATCTAAGTGTTGTGTTGTCGCGTATCCACGTAGATACCAAGAGCGCTCATCAGGAGAGTCGTCGTTCTTTTTAATAGATTCTTCGATATCAATCGGAACGAACATGGTAAATGCTCCTGTGTGTTTGTCAACTAGTGTTTGCATCTCTCGTCTCCTTTCTAGAGGTACTTCCCTTAATATAGCAAAAGTACCTCTTTGTTTGGAGTTTTATCTAAAAATTCCGACAACTTTGTCTTTAATATCCCACACACCGTAATAGATTCCCATGGATAGATATACTAGAAACTCAAATGCCTTATCGCGCATTATTTCTTACCTCGCTTTGCATCTTCATTTACTGTTGCCTTATTCTCACTCTTACCACCTTGCTTCATGGCAGTTCCGGATTTAACGCCCTTCACTTGTCCATCTTGCTTGGGTTTTCCTGCATTACCGTTAACGGCGTCAGACTTACCATTCATACCTTGCTGCTTCATCTCGGACATCTGTTTGTCATCTGACTGACCTTCAGATGCTTGCTGCTGGGCAATCATTTTCTCTTGCATGATTTGACCTTTAGATTGAACATGGTATGGACTATTGATTACATCTCCACCTTCGATTGCGCCATATCCTAAGATAGCTCTTGCCTCGTTGAACGTTAGCCCAACTTGAGTACGAAGTTCTAGTAACTCTAGCGCTTCTTTCTCTGTAGCAGCGTCTCCACCTACGAATTGGAATAAGTACTCGTCACCGAATTGTTTGATGATGTATTTGTTGATTGTATCCTCGATAAATTTAAGTAATGGCTCTAGACCTTTGTCACGAGAGATACGATTCTTCTCCTTAGCAGATGTTTCGTTTAATGAGCTACCTGATGACCCTGTAGCGCCGCCTCGGTTAGGGAAGTTAATCTCAGATGGGTCAATTGCGAAAATACTACACATAACGTTGATAAGGTAGTTTAACCATCTTTCGAATTCCATGTCTTTAGATGACTGAGTCATATTGATGAAGTTTACATCTTCAGCAGACACAACTGGAATCTTCCAAGCGCCATTTACACCAGAGAACATCGATTGCCATTCACGACGGAATGACTGTAATGCAGAACGTGATTGTTCTTGTCCTGTTTTAATGTGTAATAAGCCCCTTGTCGTCCCGCCCTGCGCGAAGTAACGAGCATTGAATAGTTCGGTATTCTCATGATACTGAAGATGCTGTAAGCATATCTCTAGCTCGCTATAACCGTATCTACCAACTGTGATGTCAGTTCTCGGGTTGTGCACCTCCCAAGCCATTTCGTTAGACTTGAATGATGCTACCTTTTGGCTATCGATAATCTGTACGTATTTGTAAGCATCTTTACCTTTAGGTAACTTACCTTGTGAGTCCACAGCGGTGTAAATGGTAGAAGCATCACGTGCGGCGAATCTAGCTAACTGCTTTTCTTTGTTGTAGATTAATTCGAAGTTAACCTTATCGTAAATTAATCTATCACGTGTTATCTTCTTAATGAACGTTCTAAACGTGTCTCTCGTCAAGTCTCCGTTGTCTACGCCCGTGTACTCTAGGAAAGTCTCAATCTCTTTAATCTTGGCTTCCTCCGCCTTGCTAGGGTTCTTTAACGGGTCCTTAAGGCGAACCTCGTATCCTACACCTTTAGTTGAGTACCGCGATGGGGTACAGAACATCGATACCTGATTGACACGTGTGTTTATAATAGCGTTGACGATAATATTCTTTCTGGACCATAACTTAAGTGTATCTAGTAATCGGTAATCTCCATCTCTTGACGGTGCTTCTTTGTAATCTGGGTTGACAGTCATCGATGTTAGGTAAGGCTCTTCATAACCTTTCGTTCTACCTATATCTTTTTTGTCTCCAGATTTAGATACCACTTCTTGTTCTAGTCCGTTAATCATGACTGAGAATTCACCCATGTCTTCCGGATTTAAAATATCCATCTTTGACAATGTGGTTGGCTTCTTCTTTCTAAACCACTTAAACGGATTCATCTATTTTCCACCTTTTCTATTATTCGCTACTAAAAATCTTCCTAGCGTTCTTTACATCGTAGTAATCAGATAAAACAACTTCCCCTAAACTATCTTCTAGTTTCACTTTAGACTCATCATCGTCTGACAATCCTAAAAGTTTATATCGGTTATTTTCTAGGAATATATAAACGGTAACTTGTTTACCGCCTAATAGTTTATAATACGTAACTACTTCAATCCAAGAATAACCGCGAGATAATAAAGTTTTAGCTGTCTTCCATTTTGCATCAGTTATATGAATTGACAAATGGTTACACCTCTATCTTGTATAATATAATGGTTACTCGTATTTATTAATTATAGCATTCTATGAGATTATGTATGGTTTGTGGACATGAAAAATCCCCACACTAGTTAAGTGCAGGGAACAATACTACAGTAGAATTGTACTTGCTCCATTATCTTGTACTTTCGTACTAGGTAAGGAACGGTTAAAATCTATCTTCGTAAAGGAACTATTCGCTGTAATATCTACAAACTTAGATGTAGGTATTAAAGAGATATCCCAGAGCATACCATCGAATCGGTTATGCTGTCCACTTACTTTTAATACTTTTGTTGTTGCGGTAGATGGCTGTAGTTGAAGATTGGAGAAAGTATTACCACTACATTCGTTCGGGATTGTCTCACTGCTGTCAATCGTAATCATCTCTACGCAATCCTCAATGGATATCTTATCGAAACGATTTGCGTTCACCCAAGACATCCCAGTAGCTGGAGCTTTAGCTTCTAGTTCAATACCTTTTCTTAAACCTACTAGTTTGATGTTTGATGTATCTACGAATGAAATCTCATGGTCAGTTCCTCCAGAGTAGAATCGGATACCCACACCTTTGTGAGAACCTGTCCAGTTGAGGACGACACCATCTTTTATAGCTGTTTTATTCCATGTGTTGTAATATTTATTCTTACCATCGAGATAAAAGACAGGTGAATCGAAAGTTGGAGCGTCGATAGCTATGAATGGATTTGTAACAGAAGCATTGCGCCCTATTAGTAGTACAGGGAAATTACCGCCAATAACTAATCTTGAACGATATCCGAACAATAACTCTACATCATTCAACAAAGTAAGAGACGACTCTAGGTAATAATCTTTCTCTTCTAGCATGACAGTCTTTGATGAAGATGTTGCTGCGGCTGCGGCATTGATAGCATTTTGTATCTTGACAGCCTCGGTAATGCCACTAAAGTCCTTCACATATATCATATATTGCCCCCTTAAATAGTTTTATTCCCATCACTTAATAATATAGCAGTAATTGGACATAAAAAAACCCTACCATAGTTTACCGGACTAATAGTAGGGAAAAAAATAACCAGAGGGGGTTGTTGTACTAATTACTAGGACTGTCATAACGGTGACTGTCTATAATAAGTAGTACGCATACAAACAATAAAAGGGTTGAACAAACATGTTACCGCATACTTGTTCGAAAGGGTGTATAACAAACAAAAGAAAAAAGTGATATCCGTTCAGTCGGAGGAGAGAACATTGATATCTAGGGTTGTAAGGGGGAGCAACCCTTACACTATCCATATACCATTATCTTAACAAAAAGTCAACACAGATTGTAAATTATTTTATTTATATTTGACAAAGGTAAATTACTTATATAAAATTAAAACATACAGCTGAACCGGATGTTTATGTTTTACGAATTTCTCTATATATTATATTGTTAAATATATATTATTAATAATTAATTAGTTATTATATATTATATATTATTAAACTATATATAAATAGAAGACTAGTTAAAACATAAACCCCCAACTGCGTCGGTGGTTTAAACAGGATTATGAATATAACAATAATACAATATACATATTAACAAAATAGAAACGAACAGTATCAGATTAGGTTTACAATATGTCAGTTAATGCATTATAAATTACATCAAATTTGTATATTAGTTACGTGTTTTAAACCGTTGGTATGACTGGGTTTGTAAGGGTTTTTTGCTAATTTTACATTCTTTTAATTACACTAAAAAATACACTAAGCATTACGCCTAGTGTATCAGTTTGTTAACGATATACAACTTTGAACGATTGGATATTTTGTGCGACGATATAAACTGCATCTGCTTTAACTTTAGGTGCAGGAAAAGCTTCTAATACGACCGAACCGGAACCACGAATTGCGTTACCAATTACAGCCTCAGGTTTGTCGGTAATACCCGCTGTATGGAAATGGTCGAAGTGTAAAAACCATTTAGCCCCATTCAGTAACGTTACCTCTACATCAAATTCTCTCATTATAAAAAAACCTCCTATTTATTTGCTAAACTAAAGATGTAACTTAATAGACCTCCAAGAACAACCATCAATGCATTCTCAACTAAAGCTCGTTGCTTATCACTTCCTTTCTCACCACGCATCTCTACAGCGCTAAGTTTCTGATTCAACACTTCAATCTTATAAGCTAGCTGCGATTGTTTTTCCCCGTTAAGTGCGACACTCTTATCTAACTCATGAACAATATCTTCCAATTCCTTAACTACTTCATTCATTTCATCAGACGTGTTAGCGTGGTCTCTTAAAATCCGTTCAATCTCTTTAATCTTACTCTCTAAATCTACAGCTTTCATATAAACCCTCCATTCAAGACTCAGTTTCCGTTCGTTATACCTCCATTATACCACGTACCATTCAATCTACAGCGAGCTAGACGTGTTTAACACCTCCTTTATCACGAGAAGTCGTCAGTGAACTAACTATTACCGTGGACATAACTCCGTTTTTGAAAGCAACTGAGTCGTACTTCTGCGCGTTGAAGAGGATGATATCTGCTATAATAGAGGTATACACGATAACAATGAACGATAAAGCTTTTACCGTTGGCATCAACAACCTAAAAACAACTCCACGATGCAGTATAGAAGCTGTTACGAAGGACATGTACGATGCAACCACGTAGAAGATTATCGTAAAGACGATAGCTAACACTGTGTATAGCATACAGATACCTTCTTCCTACATTCGATGTGTTTAATATAGCGGTTACTTTTGAAGAAAATACACTAACTTCTATATTAGAAACAGTAAAAATATTTCTCAATGGAGGTTATTGTCAAATGTGGGGTAAACATACACGAGAGAAGTTTATTATTATGCTAGTTTCACAAGTTATTGGGTACGAAGCAGTGTACCTGTTTGCGCAACATCACTCAAACGTACATGTAACTACAGCCTTATCTGTAGGTTCGGGTGTTGTTACAGCTTGTCTCAGTCTATTTTTATATGATTTAGCTATTAAGATGGAGAACAGAAGAATACGAGACAGATTAGAAAGTATCGCACATCAACATAAAATTTAGGGAGGATTTAGAAATGAGAGATACGTTAGAAGAAATGTTCGAATCAGTACAGGATTACGTGGAGACAAACTTAATGGTCACACTTGACGACCATAAGGAAGAAATCACACCTGCATACACGATTGGAAGTAGGAAAGTATTAGATGTAGAAGGTTACTGCAAAATGAAAAATGATTATAAACATGTCTTGACACTTGTTATGACAAAAATGGCTGTAGATTATTACAACAAACCACATTTCCAAGGCAAAGAACCTGACACTGCTAGAGATATTTTTCACAAGTATATTACAGATTTAGAAAGTGCTATTGTTCGTGAAGGATTAAGCTATACAACTGAGCTGCTAGACCACTTACTAGCTGAGATGGTATTGGAACTTCCATTCACATATGCAAATGCGCTGTTCAAAAATGAGGAGACTTACGAAGAGTATTTAGAAAATGTGTTACCTGCATATGAGCCGTTCATTCTATTCTTAAATGCAGAGTAAGCAGCAAGTACTAAAGAAAAGGAAGTACCTGTTCAGTATCGCTAAGACACGGAATAGTTTTAATAAAGGTGATAAGCGAGTACACACTCCTCGCATATGCTCTGCTTGTGGGAGAGCCTTAGCTGAGTTCTCCCCAGAAAAGCAGAAATACGTAACGGCAGTCACACACTTCCATTGCAAAATAGAGTCCTATATATCTCTAAATGTTTGCAAAGATGTCCAGAGCTGCTACAGGTACCTTAAAAAGAAAGGAGAACTAGAAGATGGCAATGGTGGATAACATTAAAAGAAATATGAAAACCAAGAACAACTTATTTGATGCACAAGAGGAACTTCGTCAGAGTCTTAACTTAGGATTCTCGGAGTTGATGTTGCAGTTTGCTAACCGTGTACAGAACGGTGATATCAAAATCGATAACGTAGCAGATGCTGTACGAGCGTTCGGAGTGTTCAAAGAGTTAAATGGTATCGAGGATGTAATGGCTGGTCAGAACAAGTCAGGCGCTTTACCAGAGCTTAATATGCGTCAAGAGAAAGTTGTGGATGACTTTGTTCGAGAAGGTACATTAATTAAGTCCGATGAGGATGGAGAAGAAAGAATCGATATTGGTAGTTTACAAGATGCCGATGTAGCTAAGATGATTCGCGATATGGACATCGCACAAAATACAGAGAATGAGGAGACGTTCTAATGCAAAAGAGACCTTGGCATATAGACATTAACCCAGAACCTGTTTATGGACCCATGAGAGTCGTTAAAAAGTCTCGTGCAATGGGACTTAGCGAAATGAAAATAGAAGACTACAATGTTCTAGCTAAAGAACGAAGTGCAATATTTAACAATGTCGTTCTGGGGATACCGTACGATAGAAAGGAAGATTCGAAGTGTCAAACATCACAGGAGAACTAATACAACGAATCGCAAAACAAACTTTTGGAAGGACAGACTTGACGAAAGAAGAATTAACGTATATACTAACAATGGTAAACTGTTCTTCTTATTTATTGAAGAATCATAGTGTTAAGTCACATCCAATCACATTCCACGTATCAGGTAAAGATGCTGCAAGGAAACAGGCTCACCGTCCTTGGCAGGTAGACATCATCAATGATACTCACCCCGATAAAGCCGTAATCAAATCTCGTCAGTTAGGTCTGTCAGAGGTTGGTGTAGGTGAAATGATGCACTTTGCGGACATCCACAGTTACGCAGGTGTTAAATGTCTGTATACGTTCCCGACGAACAGACAGATGAAAGACTTTGTATCTACGCGTATAAATCCGTTACTAGCTTCCGGATACTACGGTTCTATCACGGACCCTTACGTAGATTCACTAGATAAAAAGAAAATTAGAAATAGCTTCTTAATCTTCCGTTCTAGTTCTAAAGCAGCAGCGGTAGAGGGTATCGATATTGATTACCTTTCTATGGATGAGTACGACCGTGTACCAGCTTCAGCTGAGCAGTCTGCTATCGAGTCGATGGCATCATCTCAGTTCAAGATTATGCGTAGATGGTCAACGCCAACTGTACCGAACTACGGTATTCATAAATTGTTTGAAGAGTCTGACCAACGTATTTATATGCACAAATGTGATGCATGTAATTACACACAAGAAATAGACTACGATTTAAACGTAGAGTGTTTAGACCCGTCAGGTGTCGATACACTTGCAAAGACAGTTCGAGATGGTACGTACCGTTTCATTTGTCAGAAGTGTAAAGCTCCTTTAGATAGATGGTACAACGGCTTATGGGTACCACGTTACGCGGACCGTTCATTAAACAACCAAGGTAAACGAGGATACTTAATATCTCAGTTAAATGCAGTATGGTTATCGGCTGATGATATTAAACGTAAAGAAATCAACTCGGAGTCAAAACAGCATTTCTACAACTACGTTTTAGGATTCCCGTACCAAGACGTTGCGTTAGCTGTTCAACCAGACGACGTATTTAAACACAAACGTGACTACCTTCCAAGAGCTTTAACTAACCGTGGAGACTACCGATTCATATCTGTAGGTATTGACTGGGGTAATCGTCACTGGGTGACTATCCGTGGATTTAAAGATGATGGTAGAATAGATTTAATCCGTATGTTCTCTATCGAACGTGCTCGTGGAGTAGCTAATATCGAGGCAGACTTATGGCAGGTTATCAATGAGATTGCGCCGTATCAACCCGATATTATCTGCGCGGATATCGGTGACTCTGGTAACTATGTGGACAAGCTAATCCAGCACTTCGGCGAAGGTGTTGCTTATGGTGTTAAAGTGAATCCTAACCCTCGTTCAACAGGTCAAATCGTTCCGGTATGGTCTGAGAATAGAAACATGGTTACAGTTGATAAGTTAACACAGAATAAGAAACACATTGCCGATATGAAAATGGGTCGTCTAGGATTCTACCAAGAAGAAGACCAATTACTAAAACTATATTTAGAGCATTGGCAAAACGTAGTTATCCGAGATGAGCAAGATGAGAAAACGAAAGAAATGTATCAGGTAATTATGGACAAGGGTCCTGACCATTTCGCGCAATCTTCTGTATATTCGATGGTTGGCATGGAGCATGTTCTGGAGCCATACATCAAGAAGACTTTCGAAAATGCATTCGATTACACAGCGCTAGATGTGATGGGAAGTTCTGCCAAACCGGATATCTTCGAGAAGGGCTGGTAAGTTCTGCTATATTAAGAGTAATGGAACCATGACTATATGTTATGGTTCTTTATTTTATAGAAGGAGGACTACAGTATGTCTAAATTAGTTAGAGATGAAATGTATTACAATATGTATATACCAGAAGGTGACGCTGGAAAAGGTAATGATGTTGATTTAACCGAGTACTACAAGAAACCAGAAGTTGATGATTTACTAGGTGCAAAAGTAAATAAAACAGATATGGTTACGGAGTTAGGTAAGAAAGTTAATACAACAGATATGACAACTGAGTTGGGTAAGAAAGCAGATAAAACTACAATTTATACCAAAACTGAAACAGATACTACATTTGCTAAAAAGACTGACATGACGACTGAGTTAGGGAAGAAAGCGGATAAGACTGTAACATATACGAAGACCGAAGTTGACAACCTTTTAAAAGCATTGTCTGATAGAGTGGCTGCTTTAGAGAAACCTGCTGGTTAATCTATTAGAAATAATGTGAACCTGCCGCTATATTAGAAGCAGCCAAAAATAGAAAGGATGATTCATTGATGAATATCAATACACAATACTTGGTAACGGACCCAGAACGCTTGAAAGTTATCGGACCTAACTGGATGAATCCTACCGAGATTACGTTCCATAACACGTATAACGATGCATCAGCTTCAGCAGAAGTACGTAACGTTCGTAATAACTCTACAGGTACATCATTCCATACAGCAGTCGATGATTTCGAAGTTCAACAAGTCGTACCATTTGACCGCAATGCATGGCACGCTGGAGACGGTACGTACGGAGCTGGTAACCGTAACTCTATCGGTGTAGAAATCTGTTACTCTATGAGTGGTGGAGAGCGTTATCGTAAAGCTGAGTTAAATGCTATCGAGCATATCTCAGATTTAATGGTACGTTTCGGTATCCCTATCTCTAAAGTTAAGACTCACCAAGAGCGTAATGGTAAATATTGCCCACACCGTATGTTAGACGAAGGTCGTGTAGGTTGGTTCAAAGCAGAATGTGAACGTCGTGCTAATGAGAAACGCAACGGAGGCGGAGGTACACCAACGCCTCCACCAGAGCCTAAACCAGAACCTACTCCAAAGCCACCATCTGGTGACTACGACTCTAGCTGGTTCACTAAAGAGACAGGAACTTTCGTAACAAATACTACAATCAAGTTACGTACAGCACCATTCACAAGTGCAGGAGTAATCGCTACACTTCCGGCTGGTTCTACAGTTAACTACAATGGTTTCGGTATCGAATACGATGGTTATGTCTGGATTCGTCAACCACGTAGTAATGGCTACGGCTACTTAGCTACTGGTGAATCTAAAGGCGGTAAACGCGTGAACTACTGGGGTACATTTAAGTAATAGATTAAAAGAATCCTTCGGGGTTCTTTTTTTTTGTAAAAAACTGTTGCATTTAATAGATTACCATGTTACTATAAGTTTGTAGCAAGGAACACAAACAAAAGGAGGAGAAACAAATGATTAAAATTAATGACCAGTTAGTAGCAGTTACAGAGTTCCCTAATAAGGAGACGTTATTAAACGGAGCAGCTATTATGGCAGCGGCAAATAAGAAACAGAACAACATTATCACTTTCAAATTCGAAGAGGATGGCGACTTAATAAAGTTAATGTTCGTTAAGAAACATCTTGATAATCACATGTTCGATAAAGATATCATTCTAAAAGTATTGTACATGCCTTACTCACGGATGGATAGAGAAGAAGGAGTATCAGTATTCACACTAAAGTATGTATCTGAGTTTGTTAACAGTTTAGGATTCCACAAGGTAATCATGATGGAGCCGCACTCAAATGTGTCACCTGCGTTAGTGAATAAAACAATTGCAGTATACCCAACGAAAGTTGACTATCTATATCAAGTTATGAGAATCGTAAACTTTGATAAAGATAAAGATTACCTTTTATTCCCAGATGCTGGAGCGATGAGTCGTTATAAAGACTTAAAAGGTTATAAAACTGTTACATGCAGCAAAGAAAGAGATTTCCAAACAGGTAATATCATCGGATTTAAGCTATTAGATGAAATGGAACCTAATAGAAAAGTTATCATTATGGATGACTTGATTTCTAAAGGCGGAACATTCGTAGGTTACTTTAACGGTAAATACTCTGGTGTAGGCGTAACAGCTAAAAATATGGGTGCTCGTTCTGTGTATCTACTAACAGCTCATTGTGAGAAGACAATCTTTGATGGTGAAATCCTTAAGACAGATTACATTGACGAAGTTTTCACATCAGATTCAATGCTAGATGAAACAGATGTGCACCCTAAATTAACAATTTTAAAATAGTAGTTGACTAGATTGGTAAAAGATGCTAATATAAAAGAGTAGAAAAAATAAAAAACGAAAAGAGGAATTTATTATGACAGCAACTAAAAACCCTATGTTAAGAACGGACGCTTACAAAACAGGACACGCTCCACAGTATCCGGCAGGAACAGAGTATATCTACTCTACATGGACACCTCGTTCAAATAAATACATGCCTTACACGGATGGAGTTGTAGCTTGGGGAATCCAAGGGATGATTAGAGAAGACTTAATTGAAGCATTTGAGAACCACTTCTTCAATTTACCAGAGTTAGTAGCGGTTCACCAGTATACTAGAATCCTAAAGTACTATCTAGGTGAAGATAAAGCAGATGGTAGTAGAATCGCGGAGTTACACAGGTTAGGATATCTACCAGTTCGTATCAAAGCAGTTAAAGAAGGTACTGTAGTTCCATTACGTACACCTATGATGACAATCGAAAATACGCATAAAAAATTCTTCTGGGTTACTAACTTCCTAGAAACTATTATTTCTAACCAGTTATGGCAAGCTATGACTTCTGCAACAATTGCATACAACTACCGTAAAATTATGAATGCATTCGCAGAACAGACAATGGACGACCCAGAACAAGTTAAATGGTTGTTACATGACTTCTCTATGCGTGGAATGGGTTCATTACAAACTACAGAGAAATCTGGTTCTGGTCACTTATTATCATTCGTGGGAACTGACAGTATCCCAGCTATTGTTTACCTCGAAGAGCACTACGGAGCTAATGTAGAGAAAGAATTAGTAGCGGGTTCTGTAAGTGCTACTGAACATAGCGTAATGTGTGCATCAGCGGATATCAATTTAGATGAAGAAGAAACGTTCCGTCGACTGTTAACAGAAGTATACCCAACGGGTATCGTTAGTATTGTATCAGATTCATTTGACTTCTGGGATAACGTGTCACGCGTATTACCTAACCTCAAAGATGTGATTGAAGGTCGTGATGGTAAACTAGTAATTAGACCAGACTCTGGTGTGCCAGAAGATATATTATGTGGAGATGCAGGAGCAGATAATGAGTGGGCTCGTATTGGATTAGTAGCATCGCTAGCTAAAATCTTTGGATACACAATTAATAGCAAAGGATACAAAGTACTACCACCTTGCATCGGAGCTATCTACGGTGATTCAATCACTTATGAGCGTATGCAAGAAATCTACAATAGATTAGAATCTATGGGGTACTCTATCGAAAACGTAGTATTAGGCGTAGGGTCTTACACTTATGCGTACAACACCCGCGATTCCTTAGGATTTGCGATGAAAGCGACATGGGCTCAAGTAAATGGTGAAGAGAAACTAATCCAGAAGAATCCTAAAACGGATGATGGAACTAAAAAATCTAACAAAGGTCGCGTAGCGTTAGTTGAACGTGATGGTAAGATTGTCACAATCGATAACATTAGCATTGACGATGCTCCTGTTGAAGGAGATTTACTAGAAACTGTATTCGAAGATGGTAAACTAGTTCGTGAGCAAACATTAACTGAAGTTCGTGAAATTTTAGCAAGCTACACAAAATAATATGAGCCCTACGGGGCTCTTTACTTTAGGGGGAGCAACAATGGATTATTTTATGATAGAAGAAAATGCAGTTAACAGACTAGTTAAAGAATGGAACACTTACGGTCAGATAGTAGTAGCTTACGATTTTGACAATACAGTATATGACTACCACAAAGAAGGTCATGATTACAGTGAAGTTATTGAGCTTATTCATGAATTAGATGAAGCTGGAGCATATCTCATGGTTTACACAGCACGACCTAATACTGAGTTATATAAAGTTAGAAACTATCTAAAAGAAAATATGATTCCGTTCGATTCAATCAATAAGATGCCTGACTTTCTACCATTTACAGAAAACAAGAAACTGTACTATAACATTCTATTAGATGACCGAGCAGGTTTAGAGAGTGCTGTGAATATTTTAAGAAAAGTATTGACTAAAATTTAATAGCATGTTAATCTAGTTATAGATTCATAAGGAGGAGATATACATGTTATTCAAATTTATAGTAGAGAGTTCAAATGGGAAGAGTTACGAGTTTACTAAAGCAGCAGATACAATGAAAGAGGCTGAAGGTAATATAGACTCAGAGGCTCATACAAGAGGTATTATAGGAGAATTAACTGTAGTAGAAAGATATAACTACGAACTCGGAGGTAAATGGACAAGCCTAGAGGGAGAATCTTTCGAAGACTACGATATTGTTGAACAAGCATTAACAGAAACTGTGGAACAAAAATATGCAGAATACATCGAACCGGAACCAGAACCTTTAAAAGAGGAAGATGACGGTCAGTTCTCATTATTCTAAACTATGATATAATAGAATAGAGGTGATTAAATGAAATTTGTATTGGGAATTTTGGAAGTATTACTAGTAATCTTGCAGATTATTGTATGTGTTCCGTTACTACTAGTTATGGCTTTAATATCAGTAGCACTCGTTCTAGGAGCAATCGCATTCGGTCTAGTTTTGGTGGTTATTGCAGCTCCTTTCGTTTTGGTTGGAATGGGATATGACTATATTAAAGAGAGACTAAAAGGAAGACGTTGATGTGTCAGGGTCTTTCGATGTCAATTATCTTATAGTGAAGGTTATAATAATTGCTTTACTAGGGTACACACTCGTGCTGTTCTTCGGAGTTAAGAAGTCCGTAAAGGAGCACAAAGAAGAAGTAAGATATAGCGACTCGATAAAGAAGGCTATAGGAAAGCTTAGTGAAATTAAAAACGAAATTAAAGGAGACGATAACATGACAAAATTAGATACAAAGGTAGAAGGTATTAAAAATACGATGAGTTTAACAGATATCGTATCACGAAAAGCATCGGTAACGCAGTATGGTGAAGTAATCGACCTAGTAGCGCAGCTTATTAAAAATAGATTCGAAAATTACCAGTTTACGTTATACCCATCTACTGACGAAGAGAAGGTACCACACTTCATTCAAATTATCAGTAATTGGCACGATGACCCAGAACTTCACAAAAAGATTTTCGCAAAAGGTATGGACTATGGTGTTGACATGAAAATGTTACAGGATATGTTCCGACAACATATTGCCGATGGTCATGTAATCGATTTAGGCGGCGATGTAGTGGTTGTAACTGATGACGGGACTAATTCTAACCCTACTAATCTAAGCCCTATCCAGACCGGATTAGAAGGCTCTGAAGTAGCTGTTATTATTTCATTCGTTAAGAAAGAACACTACAAAGAGTGGGTTAAGAACACATTCGAAGAAGAAGAAAAAGTTAAAGAAAAACTACAATTGGTGGTGAACAATTAATGGAACTAGGTAAAGAGGTAACCGAAGAAGTATCATCAGCGATTGAAGAGGTTAAAGTAGAGAAGTTCCCATCACGACGAACATTCTTAGAAAATTTCATTCTATCAGTCGAGAAGTTCCAACGTCGAGAGATTCTGGGGGGTACTACACTTGAGGGTGCGGTATTCCTTCCGGCTGAGTTGGTCCAAGCTAAGGATAAAGAAGTTGTCAAGATGATGCAGACAGCTAAACGTATCAAAGGTACGGACGAGTTGAACACTACAGTTAGCCTAGAGAGTAAAACAATCCCTGTAACAGCTGGTGTAAGTGTTACCGGAATTGAAATTGTTTTCGGGTTCACCAGTGACACTGATTTCGACAGTATTCTCAAGATTGCTAGTCATTACAAAGAGAGAGATTAGTTCTCTCTTTTTTTTTATATAAAAGTATTGACATACAAACTCCTTTAGTGTATAGTAAACTTATACAAAGGAAAGGAGATAACAAATGGCTAGAGAGAAAAATACACATGTAAAGGAGACCAGCCTAAGATGTAGTGAATGTAACCACGTTACACGACTATGGAGAAGTGGAGGTCGAATGAAAAAGAGAGACCATACAAAAGACCTGCACTGTGTTAAATGCAATAAAACAACGGCACATAAAGAATTGAAGTTGGAAGAGGAGATACCAGCTTGGATTCTAGAATTTCAAAAGAGACATGAGGATGAGAGAGGGGATAGGTAACATGTTGAAGGTTACTAGTGAGTTATTGGATATTCAAGTTAAAGAGGCGTATAAATTACACGGGGTTACAGATGTACAGAACGACCAAACGTTCCGAGAATTCATTCAAGAAAGCGAGAAAGAGTTCGGTATGGCACCACGAAATCTAGATTCACTAACAGATGATGAGTTAAACAGCTATAGCGACTTCTTGGACGAGTTATGGAACAAGTAAGACTATTAATAACTGCATTTTTATGCGTGTTCTGGATGTTTGTGAGGGATATGAAGAAAAGTCCTTTCTTAAGCGGCTCAGAATACGCTAGCAGTTTTAAAAGAGCATCACTTACCTGCTGGTTACTAGGTCACTGGTGGTTCCATATGAAAACGGAACAAGGTTATTATTCAAGACACAAAACATATTTTTGTCCTGTATGTGGGGCTAAATATTTATATCATTGCTAAAGGAGCAAACAAATGACAACATTACAACAGATTAGAGAAAACGACGTAGACTATTTAACGAATGCCATGTTTAAGGATGTATTAATGCATGGTGAGCGTAGAGAGGACCGAACTGGTACAGGCACTATTAGTCTATTTAATGTGAATCACACATTCGATTGCAGCAATAAGTTCCCTGTAGTTACGAATAAGAAAGTACCGTTACGAGTAGTATTTGAAGAGCTTATGTGGTTCTTAAGCGGAAGTACGGACCTTAAGTGGCTGCTAGATAGAAATGTTCATATCTGGGACGCGGACGCGTATCGATTCTATCAAGAACTAGGTGGAGAGTTAGATTTTGATAGTTTCATTGAGATGGCGAGTATTTATGGGTTTGACTTAGGACCTATTTACGGTAAGCAATGGACTGACTGGAACAGTGAAGGGTTTAATCAGATTGAATGGGTTATTGAAGAGATTAAGAGAAACCCAGAATCAAGACGATTATATATTAGCGCATGGCACCCGACCGCATTCAAGAAGGCAGCACTACCTTGTTGTCACGTATCGTTCCAATTCTATGTGAGCAACAAAGATACTTTGAATCTTAAATTCTCAATGCGTTCTAACGATTTATTCTTAGGTTACGCATTCAATGTAAGCTCTTATGGGTATCTATTATTCTTAGTAGCTGCTATGACTGGGTTAAAAGTAGGCTCGCTAACGTATGATGCAGGGGATGCACATATCTATTTAAATCATTTAAAACAAGTAGAATTACAGATTTCTCGTAAACCATTCCCGCAGCCACAACTTATAGTTAACGGTGTGAAAGAGAAGATTACAGATTACAAGTGGGAAGACATGGAATTTACGGAGTATCAACACCATGAAACTATTAAAGGTAGAGTATCGGTTGGCGAGGTGAAATCATGACAACTAAGTTCGAAGATGACATGTTAAGCCTATACATGTGGATGGACCGTAGAGCAAGAAATGGTCATGTAACTAAAGATATGGTAAAGTACATGCTAAAAGAGTTCCAGACGGCAATTAAGCGAGATTTCCCAGAAGAGATTGCGAAATATAAGGAGGAAACAAAATGAACAACGTACAATTATTAATTAACGAGTTAAAGGACATGCAGGTATTATTCGATAAAGGGTTTATGAGTGCAGCGGAGTTTGACCGTATCAAAACCACGATTAATCAAGAAATTGAATTAGCGGAGGTAAAATGATGAGTTATAAAGACACGCATCACACATTCGAACGATTAGGGATTAAGCATAAAATCGCGATTACAGGACTATCTCGTACAGGTAAATCGACAGCAGCAGATTACCTTAGTGAGATGTACGGTTTCTATGTGTATGACATGAGTGATGACTTAAAACTAGATTACGATGAAGACGCTAGAAGAGGTCCTTATGAGTTTGCATACCATGAAGGAAAGCCACGAGAGGGCTATCAGTTATTCGGTCAATTAAAGAGATTTGTTCACGGAGACGATTACTGGATTGATAAGGTACAAAATCGCATAAGTCGCGATTCGTCCGCTATCCAAAATAGAAAATATGAGACTGGTGCTGTATCGCTTCGAAATAACCCGCATCAAAAGGTTTTATTAACTGGTCTTAGACAGCCTAATGAGTTCGAATACGCTCGCGCAAATGGATTTACTATAATTAGACTAGAAGTGGACGAAGACATCCGTATCGAGCGTATAAAGGCGTCTGGTGAGGCTGTAGACGAGAAGACTATTAAACACGAGACGGAAGCTACATTAATGAACGAAAAAGTAGACTATGTGGTTAAGAATAATACAAATAATCCAGAGAACATGATTGATTGGTTAGACGAGATTGCTAGAGAGGTAATTCATGGAGGGAGATTCTAATGAGTAAACGTGAAGAGCTAGAGAACAAGTTGTCAGACCTTAAAGAAAGTTTAGAAGTATCGGAAGGATTACTAGACGATGCAGATACGGAATGTAATGAAGCGGAGTATGAAATTGAGAGTTTAAGGGAACAAAAGGCAGAACTAGAAAGCGAGTTAGAAGAAGTCGAGAATCAATTAGACAATATGAGAAGTAAACTAAAAGATAGTGAAAGACAATATACGCGAATAGAAGAAAAGGTAGACGACCTAGAAGCGGAAATAGGTGAAGTAGAGTATGAGCTGGAGAAATTAGACGAAGAAGAGTAAAATCTTCTTCTTTTTTTTTATATAAAAGTCTTGCAATCTATTAAATCGTGTGATAAGATTAACTCATATCAAAGAGAGAGGATGATAAGCATGAGACACGAAGTAGTATTTTCGGAGATTAAACAGTGGGAAATTGAGAACGGGGAATCATTTGTAGACCACTATGGTTACAATCTGCATGCTCCTGATTTCATGGAATGGGCATTAGAGAATAAATATATTACAGAGGAGCAGTTCGCAGAATGGCAAGTGGAGTATCCATCGTTAGAGGCGGATGACCCTAACTACTACCTGTTTACGGATGATGAGGATATTACATTCGCTTTAGTTGTCGACCCAGATAGAACAGAAGAAAAAGAGGATGAGGCACTTGTTATCTTAGCTAAATACATCGCAGAACATGACGAAACATTAGAAGAGTTCCGTGAGTTTATGGACGAGGAGGAATAGGATTGATTATCAGCAGCATCGTGGCACGAGACAGAAATGGTGGTATCGGATTAGATAACAAACTACTAATCCACCTACCGAAAGACCTAGCGTGGTTCAGAAAGCAAACGATAGGAAAGGTAGTTGTGATGGGTTCTAAGACTCATCTATCGATTGGTAAGTTCTTAGAGAAGCGTGTCAACGTGGTATTAACTAGGAATAAAGATTTTGTACCACTAGATAAAGATGTGATTGTGTTCCATAACATCCATGAGATGTTGAACTACTTTAAAGATGAGAAAGAGATTATGGTTATCGGTGGAGGAGAGATTTATAGACAGTTTTCTCCTATGGTGAACAGACATTACGTAACGGAAATCGATGCGCTGTTCGGAGCGGATACGTTCTACCCTCCATTTGATACAAAAGTGTACAAGCGATTCTACAACAAAGGGGAGACTAGAGAGGTTCATGAACATAATGGAATAAAATACGAGTTTGCAATTTATAAAAAGGTGGATTGATAACATGGCATATATTGATGTTAATTTCGGACATGTAGAAGGAAGTAGATTTGATAGCGTAGTTGAAGATTTAGTTTATGAGTTCGGGTATGAAGGTGACGCGTGGGACATGGTTGTAGCTAGTGGAGATATGGAGATTCTAGCAGATTTCCTAGCTAGTGATGGTCTAGCGGTAACATTAGATGGTGAGGACGTACTGTAATGGGTACTTTCTTAGAACTAGTAGGGGTTGTCCTAGAGATGTTAGGTCTCTGGGCAGCTTCACAAGATGAGGAGGACAAGTAATTGGATATCAAAATCGGAGATAAATATAAACTTACATCTGATACGCATAACATCATTATCAATGAGAAGGTTGTTCCGGTACAAAAGAAAGATGAGACGGATGCAGCTTTTGCAGAACGTAGCAAAATCGAAAAGTATAGCGCGACAGGATATCACGCTAACTTAGAGAAGGCTTGCTTATACCTAATCGATAAAGTAGGTAAAGAGGATAAAGATACTATCTTAACGTTGGACATGCTTGTTCATGAAATCAGAAAAGCCAAAGAAGAAATAAAAGAAATGGGATTATCTTTAGAAAAACCTTTACAAGAATAGCAATCTATGATAATATATAAATTATAGAAGGTGGTGATGAGATGAGTAAGACAATATAGTTTCACAGCCATTATAAACAATAAAAAAAAAACTCGGAGGTAGTTAACATGAACTTAGAACAAGTTAGAGATTTACTAAAGGATGTATTAGATGGCGGGAGAATGACAAAAGAAAATAAAGAGAAGTTAGCTGAGGCTTACCACCAAGTTAACGAAAAGGTAGAAAAGAATAAATACCGCGATGAGCAGCGCGCTAAAGGTGGAGAATTTGCAGACTACGGAGTATCGGCAATCATTAAAGATATGACAGGTGCAATGAACATCTTCAATAAGTATCCTAAGGCTCACAATTGCGCAATCGATGACGTTAAACATTTAGATGGAATCCGTCAAGATATGTTCCATGACGCGGAGTTCTTACGTAAAGGGAAGACAGTAGAAGAGAAAGCAGCTAAATGGGACGAGCTAGGACGAGCAGCAGAGCGTCGTCGTGTAGCTAAGGAACTGATTGAAGCAACGAAACCTATTAAACTATTAATGGCTAAATACAAGAATAATGATATTGCTAAAGATATGAGAGATTTATTAGCCCAGCTACGTAACATTGAAAAGATTCAAAGTGAACGACAATATGAGCCTCGTGTACTAAATGAAATGGAAGAAGCATTTGCACAGGCGAAAGGGGTGAAACATTAATGGGTAGACTACTATATACGATATCGGACGCAGTAGGAACTATATCAATATTCCTAATGGTAACGGAAGGGTTCAGTTGGACGTATCTTATAGCACTCCTTGCATCGGGAGTTATAAGCGCATTTTTACCATATGAAGTTAGAAGGGTGGAATACTAATGACAAGACATGCACGATATAGACAACTAGGTAAATGTACAATTAAGCAAGGAACAATCAACAGCATTATGTTGCGAACACCTACGATTGAAGAAAATGTATTTGTATTTAAGAACATTGGCATTCTAGTAAAATCAAACAAGAAGGTGAGACCATGATTGAGTATAACACAGCAATGAAAATGAAGGTGGGAATGATTTTAGTAACTGTTCTATATTGTACGTTTAGTTTTATAGACACGCCGTATCAGTACAGATTGGCGATGTTCGGTCTACTAGCGTACCACCTATACCTATTTTGGGAACAATATGTAATTCTACCAAAAGGAGCTGGAGATAATGTTTAAGGTTCACGATAAAGCGGTAATTAGGTTCTATAAAAGATACACTGGAGCAACTTATGTAGATGGTAAAGTTGTTAACATTGACGACGATGTCATAGTAGTTCATGTGGATAACCCTATCAAGAAGGAAGGAGAACCAAAAGTTAAATCGTTCTTCTTCGATTCTAAGACACTAGGAGAGAAGAATTCGCGAGAATGGGATTCAAGATATCCTATGGATTACGACACGAACCATGATAGAATTACTGTAGAGCTTCTAAGCAAAAAGGAGGCTCGTAAACACAAATCTAAATATGTGTTAATTCATATGAAGAACGGAGATACGCTATCTATGTATCATGAGTATGAGTCTAGCATTGAACAGCTATTAGAGGATGATAACAAGACACTAAAATTCTTCAACTACGAGTTCACTAAATCATTTGTGATTCGACTAGATGAAACCATCATGTTTGAGGAGGATGTAAAATGAGTGCTGTAGGTATAGTTTGCGGACTTAATATTCTAGCGATTATTGCTTGCTTGTTCGTACTATGGGCAGAATACGATTACTTAGAAACTACATCTAAGATTATGATGCTAGCTTTAGCAGCTACGAACGTTATTAGTCTACTAATAAATATGGGGATGATACGATGAATAAATGGTGTAAGTGGTTCGGTCATAAACGAGGGGAAGTGTTACCGTGGAAGCCAACGCCTTTAGGAGTATCTAGAGGTTATGTGAAGGATGAAGTAGAAGTACTATTCTCTATAGAATCACATTGTCCTAGATGTGGAGACAAGATAACAGAAATTAAGTGGTTCAGACTAGAGGAATGGGAAAGACGATACACATATAAAACACTAGGGTGCGAATTTTTATTAAAGAGAAACTTAGATTAATTTCTAAGTTTTTTTTTTTATTTTCTCTTGTAATCTATGGAATATTATGCTATTATTTAATCATAAGGAGGAGATACAACATGGAATTTTTAGAGATTGATTTATTTAACAGATACTGGGTGTTCCACACGGTAGAGTACTACCCAAAAGGAGACTTAAGTGACATTGTGTTTACGTCTGAACATTGGATAGATGCGGAACGACTGCTAAAAGAACCAGATATGGAGACATTGCAAGATTTCGATTTATTCTTACAAGACTATAACATTATGGTGTTCGACTCGGAAACGAAAGAGACGTGGACTCCTAATGGAGGTTGGACGGAACATAGACCTAGAACAATAGAAAAGGTGGATTATTAATGGCAAAACATTCCTTGACATTTTATAACAACGGTGTTACAGTAAGAAAGTACGGAGGAACAGCATCAGATGTAGATTGGTGTCATAAAAGATTCCTAAATGGACAAACTGCGGACCCGTACTTCATGGAAGGTAACCTAGTTTTAGTTAGAAAACAGAATGCTAGAAAGTATGTTTGTGGTAGATTCACAATAGATAAGAATGGAGTGATAACAGATGTTAGCGACAATGGAAAGACCGAAACGAATGGAGCCAAAATTAACATCACCTGTGGATGATGAGTATTACGTACTAGTACTAAACGGGAGACCTTATGGTTCTGGTCGTATGGACTACATGAAAGAGTTGATATGGGACAGGCTGTTTTGCTTCCCTAAGAACAATGATGAATTTAAAGTGTTGACAAAAGAACAAGCGAAGAAGGAGTTTATCTATGTCTAGAGAAAAGATTAAAGTTGTCGATAAGAACGGATTAGTAGGTTACTATTTTCATGAGGAGCTAATGTCATTCGGAACACTTTACCAAGGTTGCGTAGTACAACTCCAGAAGCAGCCTTATGTAGTTGAAATGTTAGAAGTAGAGTACATGCATAACATTATAATAAAAGTACGGAGGTTAGGGCGATGATTAGAGAGTATGACAGAATTTATTTAGAAGATGCGGGATACAAGTACGAAGGGTTAATCGGAGTAGTAGAAGAGAATCCATATAGTAAGCAGGTGTGGATTAAGTTTCCCAACCATGAGAGCTCTGTTGTCATGCCGTTGAATAAAGTTAAGTTGTTAGACAGACCTTTCTTATCATTCTTCGACGCTATCAGAATCGCTGAGGAAGACGATGTTCTAGTTTGCGAGTACGCGGGATACCAAAACATCGATTGTACTGACAAGTACGCGTTTGTATGGGAAGACAGCAGAGAAGCAGTTAAACTTGTTGGTGAATTTATCGGTATGAAATGGAAAATAGCCATTGACAATTAAAGATAAGTAGTGTAATATACAACTATAAGGAGGAGATAATATGTTACAAATCGTAGATAACGAGAACAATGAAGGTACATTAACAATTACCGATGCAGGAGATAGGCTTAAGTTTAAGGTTAGTGATAATAATACGGACGAGCAGTATTCTATTAAACTAGGCTATAAGAAACTTAAAAAGCTATCGGACAAGCTTACTGCCTTTCTAAATGCAGATGAGAGCGATATCGAAGATGGTACATCTATTATTATCGAAAAGAAAACCAAGTTCTTAGAAGTTGAGATTGCGTATGTAGACCTTGGGTTTGTAGTAGGTACTATGGATGGTAGTAGACAGGCTGATTGGGAAGTTCTCACGGTTCAGCACCACCATATCGAGAGTATTGTCAAAGAGATTGATGACAAGTTGATTTCTCTAGAGGAGGATTTGCTTCATGTTTAAAATTGTAGACACCACAGTAGAGGATGAGTTTATCGAAGGTAAGTTAACTAAGAAAGGTAACATAAAAGTAACTGTTATTGGACGAGCTATAGCTGAATCTATCGATAAAATTACATTTAAATTCAAGTTTACGAATGAGTATACAACTAGATTCGTAAGACTATTAGAGCATATTGCATTCGGTAAAGTTAGTGAAGATATTATGAATAGAAATACATTCAATTTCATAAATTCGTATAATGGTAGCCAAGTTAAGTTTAAGACACACGTATCGATGACAGGAGACACAATCATGGTAAGTGTGGTCGAGGAGTACGATAGTGTAAATAAAGTAGTAACATTGTCTATTACGAGAGAAGATGCAAAAGAAGCGGTTAACAGCATAGACGCGAAAGCAGATGAAATACTAAAAAGAAGATACAGACAATAGGAGGAGCTATAATGGATAAGTTAATATCAATTGTTTCTAACGGTGTGCATGGCGCGGATAAGGACAAGCTAAATATCGAGTATTATCAAAACAGTGAAAGAGTAACGTTTTCTGTAATCGAGGATATTGGAAATACGAATCCTTACGAAAAGAGTACTAAGTTGAATCATAAGCAACTAGAAAAGTTAATATGTAAGTTAGTAAAAACAACAGAAAAGTTTAGAGAAAAATTAGACGACGATACAGTAGCACGTGGCGCTATCTCTGTAAAAGAGAGATTCGTTAAAAAGAATAGTAGAGCGTCACTATCTGTATGGGCTAGTGGTGGGGAAATTGGTATAGCGGTAAATCCGGATAATGCGACATGTGCGGTAATGTTTATGACAGTCGATAAAGCAGAAGACTTAACAATGAAGCTAATCGAACTAGCAGAACTATTAGAAGGAGGGAACTAATATGTTTATTATTCGAGATGTAGATTATGATGATTCTTACTTGGTAGTTGACCTAGCACTAACAGGGATTGAGTTTAAGTTTGTGGATGGACCAGAAGAGGATGATGAGCTAACGGTAATCCTAAATAACAAGCAGCTGCAACGAGTAGTAGATGTTTTAGAAGGTAGAACTACTAAATCAATCGGTAACTATATACCACTACCTCAAATCAGCGGAAGAGAGGAACTGGATGTGTGCAACCTACGTTCATTTGAACAACACATGCTGACACTAGAAAGAGCGGCGCTAGGCATAACATTCACTCCAGCAGATAAAGATTTACTAGTATCATTCATTAATCATTATCTGGAGCGATAACATGAATATTACTAGATACAATCACGACGATAAGGGAGAGACTATTAAATGTCTCTTCTTCGATACAAAAAGATATAGATTACTGTTTGCGTTAGCAGAAACACTATGGTATACTAAAATCATAGATTTGAAGAGGTATCATTACATCGAGTATAATAGACAGAGAAAAGAGCTCTTCATATTCAAATTAGCTATTAGATGGGGGAGAAATAAATGATTAAGAGTTTTGATTTTAATAGTGATAGTGAGAATATTTTCGCAACCATGCACCTAAGACTAACGGATAAAGGTAAGTTTAAGTTAACGATTAGAGAGTATGAAACAGAGAATAAAACAGGTAATAACAGAAAACAAACAGCTGTGCTAGATGTGGCAGAAACTCATAGACTTCTAAACAATTTAGAAAAGAAACTAAGCGAGTACACTCACCGCGCATCAACAATGACTATTACTAGAGAGTACTACTCATCAAATCATCTAGAAGGCGTATCAACTTGGATGCTAGAGGATAAAAGTATGTTCGGTATGGCGACACTAGACCCAGTAGATATTCACAATGTGGCATTCTTCAAACTTAGAAAATTCCAAGAGGTAATCGATGCGGTTAGAATCATCGCTGTTCGACAGGAGGAGATGTCACGTGCCAAGACACTCAAGGAATAGACAGTTACGTAAGATTCACTCTATCATGGCTACTGTAGGCGGTACATTAGAGATTAGACATAACATAGAGAGTGTATATTTTATGGAGATGGATGAATCGTATGTAGAAATGCCATACGTACAGACTACACATAAAGAAGTACGTAAGCCGAACTACCGTATCAGGAACACGAAACGGTACAAGATGGACAAGTTAGGAAACGTACTAAGAACTCCTAAGTCTACGTATCTATTCGGAGAGGTGTACTTTAGAACGGATACACGTGTTTTCTTCTTCAACAAACCGAAACCAGATGCACATAAAGTGGAAATGCTAGATTGTAAGACCGGAGAGGACATATTTTGATTACGGTAGCTATCACTCTACTAATCATAGTAGGTGTGGTAATGGTTGTTCTGGGATGCTTGTTTAAAAGTGACAGGTTATCCCAGACATCCGCTATAGCTGCGGTAGGTTTTGGTCTAATCATATCGTGTTGGTCTATGTTTCTAGTACTAATGATATTAATATTTATTCTAGGAGGAGATATAAAATGAACTTCGAAGTAGGATGGATATCTCTAGTGAATAACACGATTATGGCACTTGTATTCTTCTTTCTCATTGTTATCACATATGATGAACTTCGATACTCGAAATTTGATATAACGAAAGATAAGTTGTGTGGCGTAGCAGCGTTAATAGTACTAGTAGTTTTATTTGTATGGACGTTAATAGCAATCAAGGAGGCAATTCTATGAGTCAATTATCAACAGTAGATGCAGTAATGTTATTCTTTCTAACATGGGCGCAAGGATTAGCATACATGGTATGTGCGTTCATGCTCTGTAAGGGGCTTTACACGACGATACAGAAGCTTTGCGAGAAACGTAGTCTAATTAGTCGAGCTGGATGGTGCATTCTATTAATCGTCATCCCAGCACTATTAGGCTCCACACTATGGCTATGGTGGGAATTCTTAGGGATGAGTGCAGCAGACATGATTCAAATATATCAAAATCATAAAACTTCCTAACGGGGGTTTTTTTTTTGTAAAAATATGTTGCAATTATAAAACTAGAATGGTATACTAAGAGTAACTTAAAGGGAGGTAGTAAATATGAGAAAATGGAAATGTGCACACACAACGTTAGGAACTAACAACTATGATATTCTTAAAATTAAAGTAAGTAAGAAAGGCAAACTGATTATCGCTATTGGGGAAGAGGAGCATAACAACAAAGAAAAAGTTAAGATTACGCAGAAACAGGCACAAGAGCTGTTTAGTGGTATGGAAGATGTAATAGAGCATGGACGATGCAACGTAATAGACGTGAACGATGATAAGCGTATTGATGTAGATTTTATCAATTGTCTAGGAACGCCACATTACTGCTTCGGTATCGAATCAGAGTACGACTTCGAATCGGTGCACCTAGAGAAGATTCAATTCAAACAAGTCTATGAGCAAATCCGACACTTCGGTATGGAAGGAGAGTTACTATGATTGGTCCACGTAAGATGTATCCATGTGAGCATAACGGAGATTTTAACTGCGGGGGTGAGTTCCTAATCGTAGGTGTAACGAAGAAAGGGAAACTATCACTTGTTCACGTAGATAAAGAGAAAGACACGCATGTTAAAGTAAATATAAAAGTTAAAGAAATACACAAGATAATTACAGGTCTTAGGGACGTTATAGAAGGGGATTGGAAAGCGTTCCAGTACGAGAAAGAAAAAGAATATCTTAACATAGAAAGAGCGGACTGCACGGATGATAGACAACATATAATCATACTATTAGAAGGAGAAGATGCAGACATGGGAACAGCTCATCTATCTCAACGTAATGCAGAGGACCTATTAAAAACAATAGAGAAGATTCTGCGTGATGGGAGGCTGTACCCGTAAACCGATAAGACGAAATTTATAAACCATATTTTAAGAGGAGGATACTATGTTTAAACTTAGACAAAAAATTAAATTCCCTTGCTTTTATAACGACCGAGCGTTCGACCAGAAAGACTTCCTTATCGTAAAGGAAACCAAGAGTGGGATTAAATTTACCATACAGGACAAGCTAAACGGAGTAGAAGTAGCAATCAATGTACCTCTACTAAACGCGATGGAGATACGAACAGCAATTAGTTCAGCTATGGTAGGCACGATAGACGAACGTTTCGATATTAACCATAACGTAGGTATATGGGTACGTGACACTCGTGCGTATAACACCCCACTAGTCTCACTACTACTAGTAGGACGTAATGACTCCGAGAGTATCTGTATCACAACCAAGCAAGCATTGCAGCTAAACGACTTTATCGAGGAGGTATATAAAAATGGCAGTAGTATACAAGTGTGAGCATAACAAAGAGAACAATGATTTAGACCAAGTTAAATTGTCCGTAGTTAAGAATAAGTTAAAGTTCGTGTTCCGAGATGATGTCCGAGACGTAAAGATTAATATAAAACTAGATAAGTATAAAGCGGAACTTATAGGGAGAGCTTTATATGATGATATACACGAAGGTAGAGATGGTTACAAGTTAGGACTTACAAAAGATAGAGAGTTGGGCGTAATGCGTTCATACTGCGACTCTCACGAAAAACATCACATTATCTACGGACAGCAAGGGATTGCTCTTGTATCGGTACACTTGGACGATGACGATATTAAAGACCTACATGATAACATTATGAGCTTTGTAAAATACGGGGAGATATAAGGAGGCGAGACAAATGGAATGGAAGAATTGGAAACCGCGCTTCTATAATGGACAAGATGTATACATTATTACTTGGTTCGGTTATGAGTTGGTGATTTCTAAATGATTCTATTAGGGCAAATATTCTTTGTTGTATTTGCATGCTTTGGATGGTACGCAATCTCATGCACGGTAGCCTTCTTGTTTATGTATCTGATGAACGCCTTCCAAGGTATGGGTTCTACCGTAATTGAAGATAATGATATTGCAGTCGGTGGTTTTATCGTTTGGATTCTATCAGCGGTAATTTTATGCTTTACAATTTAGTAGAGGGGTGTTATAATGACTATAGGAGAGTTAAAGAATTATATAAAAGACATGGATGATAAGCTAGACTTTATGGCGTTCGACCACAAGACAGGAAAGTATACGTCATTCTCGTTAGTTAAAGAGGATTACAGTTTAGATATCGAAGTAAATATACTAGAGGAGGAACAATAATGTTAACAATTGAAGCTACTAGAGACGGAAAGTACAGTGATACAGTAATCATCACAACAGAAAGAGAAAAAGGTAAATTGATGTATGGTTTATTAATCGTCGAGGATAGAACAAAAGAAATCCAATACGTACAACGAGCTATGATGAATGAGGGGCAATTCTTAAAACTAAAGTATAATATCGCACAAATACTAGATAATAAGGTTAAACTAGAAACAGAACTTTATGCAACTAGACAAGACAGAAGTAAAGCAGTATCAGTCATCTATTCATCTAAAGAACGATTAGGCATCGCGATTACACCACGACACGAACTAAGTGCAGTAGCATTTATGACACACGCTCAGGCTACAGATTTACTAGAATACTAGGAGGGGTTACTATGAGTATACGTAAAATGATGATTGAGTTTTGTTATATGAAGATGAGAGAACTTGGTGACGAGTGTGTAGTAGGGTTTGAAGAAGTTAGTGCAGCGGAGTTATGCAGCATGTATAACCGATACAAACAAAATAATCGACTAGGGTGGGTGTGGTAGTATGACAAGACATACTAGGAATAGACAACGACGTCTAGCAGCAGAAATGGAGACAGGGTTAAATCACGATTTCTTTATGAAGGATAAGAACCTAACTATCGCTAGATATCGAAACGCCTTAACTGGTAGAGAGCTGGATGTTACATTTAAGTGGATTCGTACAAAGAGACACAACTTCGTATACGATGAGGTTAACGGCATTACAGAGTACCTTGTAGATAAGAATGTAATTTCTTGGGTGTCACAAAAAGATGGACAACTATTTAAGAGTAATATGAATCCTAAAGGAAGTAGTATCATGACATATCAAGTCAAAAAGGTAGTACGATGAAGGATTATCTAGACATTAAAGAAGAAGTGTTAGTTGATAAGATAGCTGCTATAAAAGAACAAATGGATTTATGCACTGACAAGGATGTTAGGGCTCACTTAATAGAAATCAGAGCTAAGCATCTTCGTGAGTTATATAGAATAATAGAGAGAAAGGAGAGATTTAGACGTTATGAAGACTACACATGTTAAGAAGCTAATACTAGATGAATTTGAAGTAGGTGCGACGTATGATATCTGCGTACAAGACAAATTCACTGGAGGTACAATAGACATGCTCGATGTGGTAGTACATCAGGCGTTTGATGATTATATACATGTTCAGTATATGACAGGTAAGTTCGCGAACGTGTATTGGTTCGATATTAATTTCTTCACATACAAAGGAGTGAATTCTGGTGTCGTTCATTAAAAACTTAGTTTGTAGTCTAGTAGGTTGTAAGATGGAACATAAAGGTAGCACGATAATGAAAAACTTTACAATCCGGTATTATGTATGTAAGCGATGCAATCACAAAACAGAAGAAACAGTACATCACGATATAGTATGAGTTTAATAAGGGGTGGACTTATGGAAATGATTCTAGCGTATGGGGCAGTGTATGTGCTTTACGGCTTATGCTGCATAGTTGGGTGGTTCTTCATGAGAAAAGACAAGCCAGCTATAGATGATGTGCTTATATCTGGGTTACTCGTGTTCTTGGCAATCGCAGCGGTGGCATATGCGGTTACGTTTATTCAAGCATTATAGGAGGGATGGTGTGAGATGCTGGTGTTGTGGTAAAAAGAGAAGGTATCTATATAAATACGCATCCAAAGAATTATGTAAAGACTGCTACGATGAACATTGGTGGGTGTATTATAGAACGTACAAGTATACAAGATATAAAAGAGGAGACGTTAGCACGTAGAGCGTAAGGAGGAGTTACAAATGATTTGGATATTTGGTTGTGGGCTATTAATAGGAATGTTTATAACTGCAATGTTGTTTGTTTTAATATCCTTAATCTTTTAATCAGGAGGGAATATAATGAATCCAGAAGAACAAGAGTATTACGATATCGATGAAAAGAACCGTGTAGTACTACGAATTGTAGACGATAGAGAGCTTAGTCTAGTAGAGAGAGGAAGGCAGCTAGGAGAGACTATAGAGGAATGCGTGGCAAATGGTAGAAGTGAATCTACATTCTTAGAAGTATTTGTTAAGGAATTAGCAGTCCTGCAACATATACTAGGAAGGTTCGATAATCTCCGAGAGTTAGATACAGAAGGTTACGACATTGTGAACTATATAGACGCGTATCTAAAATGTAATAACGCAGTAGACCAGATTAAACATTTAGGGAAACACAGCCTAAACATCTGGAGTGTAGGAGCAGCTTATGAGAAGTTCATCTATGATAAAGGATTGCTAGAAGTCTATAAAGAAATACTAGATGAATTTAATAAAATGGATTGACTTTCCAATCAATCTGTTGTACTATAATAATATACAAAACAAGGGGGTGTTTACATGACATACCAACTGAAATATGACCCAGCAGCTAAGGTACGGGAGTGCAAGAAGTGTGGTGTAGTAAAAGACATTGAGTCGTTTGATAAGACAGGTGTAATACGCCGAGACGGGTCTTACGGTAGAAAGTTTACATGTAGACTATGTGTCGAGGAAGCAAACAAGGAAAGAAGTAAACGCTACTATCAAAATAACAAAGAACATGTTCTCGCTAAGACCGAAAAGTGGAAACGAGATAATAAAGAACGAGTAAATGAGTCCAGACGAGAATGGTATTACAACAATAAAGATAGAGTGAAAGTTTACCATAAGAAGTACATGGAAGAGGGTAACGGTAAACAGAAACAAAAGGAAGCTGTACAGAGATTTAGAGCAAAACAAAAGGAGGGGAAACAATGAAAGTAGATGAGTTAGTACTTGCAGATGTGGATTATCCGGAGGAGTCACAGCTAGTTGCGAGAATAGAAGATGGTTACTTATACGTCCTAGCGGAAGATGACAAGAACATCCCTAGAGAAGGGAATAAAGAGAATAGAGAGTTCTTTATAGGTAAGTTAACAGCACAGAAAATGTACGACCAACTAAAGACCATTAGAGCTCCGTATATGAACAGGAGACAAGTACACACCGACCTAGAAGGGAATGACTTCTACATCTCAATACTAGCTGGTACTCAAGAAGTATTCCTAGTAGATTACGAGACATATGTAGGAGCAACAGTTACCTACGAGGATGCAATTAAGTTCCGAGAATACTTGTGGATATTCATCAACAAAGAAGAAATAGGGGTGGAAGTATGACAAGACACACACGTAATAAGCAAATGGAGAAAGCAACGAAAGGTAAGTTCGGTAGAAGTTTCTTTACAGGAGAAAAGTTAGGTATCCGAAATATACCTATTGCAAGGTTTAACCTAATCGAACTTAACTTGGACAAGTCCTTTAGATGGGAGAGTGGATTTGAAGTAGAATCTGTACACCATAAAGGTAACTATCGTCAACAGAAATCATTCGGATTAGGTAAATTCAATCCGTTCTACATCTATACGTTTTCACAAGTGTCATTCGAACGAAAAGGTACATCAGAGAAAACAAGAGTATACGTTTCGCACCAAGCGAACGGAAGAGTTAAAGTAGAGGAAGTAATTACAGAAAGCTGGTGGAATAATGTACAGTAAACACAAATTCTATTGTCAGCATCATAATAGTCAAGGTGTTCACGACGAGTTAATCAAAGTACATCTTAAGTCAGAGTTTGAGATGGTTGTAAAGTACGAGGATACAGATTGTGACACCAAATTCAAACTAGTATTAAACAAACACCGTGTAGAAAGATTTATAGAAATGATGGAATCATCGTACCAAGGAGAAGATGGTTATGAATCTCCTAAGATTGTAATGGAAGACGAAGATACGGAGCTATATATTGAGAATCAAGACTGTGCAGCTTCTATGCATCACGTAATCTCATTTGAAGACGGCTCTCGATACGAATGTGTACATCTATCATCTAGTGACCTATTACTACTTAGCGTCATTGTAGGTAACTTAAATAGAAAGATGAACTACTAATGAAAGAGCTATTCGAATTCTATCTGTCGCTAGCAGTTATTATTCTAATTGGGTATGCAGGGATTAATTCTCTTGTGTACCTAATATGCTCATATATAGAATGGAGGAATAAACGATGACTAGGCATACCCGTAATAGGCAGCTAAAGAAGATAGGCGTAAAGCACTATAAGATGAACGTAAGTATACCAGTTAGATGTCTCCTAGCTATAGCAGAAGGTGAACTGGACCATACGTACAATTACTATGAGCGACTACCTAACTTTGTACTACCAGCAAAAGGATTCAAGAATTTCCATAAAACTGCATTGGAGAGATATGAATGACAAGACATACAAGGAATAAACAGTTAAGAGACTTAAACAAAGAGATGTACGAGAACTACGAGATTAACATGAAAATGCCAACGAGTATCATGTTCGAGAAAGGTGCAGGTACACTAGATAAAGACTTCTGGTGGCACCGTAACCAACGCGCGATGGTATCTGTGGATAGATGGAAGAAAAAACGATTCAATCGAAAAGAGCGATTTAAGGTTCATATGGAAGTCGAGAACTTAATTTTCTTTGGTAAGAATGGGTGTGTTAGGAGCAAATATAACTAAGGAGAGATTCATATGACAAGACATACACGTAATAGACAAATGGTAGAGGTTAATAGACGTAACCCACATAAGAAGCTGATGTTACGTCACGAAATGAGCAGCATCAATGTAACAATGGAAAGTATTTACCGTGAACCTGTAGTATGGGACTTAGACCCAAACTTCCATACAGAACGAGTCACCATTTACATTCACAACTTCTTTAGAGACTTGTTGCCACTAGCGTTACATCGTAAATCGAACAAAGTAGAAGAACGTACCGTAACGGTCTATTTCTTCACAAAGAAACAGAGCCATGTATCAGGTGAAGGTAGATACTTTAATAGAATCGTAGGGAGAGATAAACGGGGATTCCGTCATTACACACATCGTCAGTTACCGGAGCATATGCAAGGTATATTTGATAAAGAAGGGTATCGTTTAGTAGTAGACCATGGTAACGGTACGCATAGTAAAACATACTAAGGGGGTTAGACTGATGTTTGCACTTGTTACAATACTAGGTAGCTTGGTAGCGGGCTTAGGAGCCTTCTACCTTATCAGTGAAGTACTACTAGCAATCTTAGAGTTTGCGTTCAATGTGACAGACGAGACAATAGGTTACCGTATCATCGGTGGACTCATACTAGCTATTGTTATACTTTTCTCTGTTATCCCACAGTTACCATAATATGGAAGTACTCCATAACCAACGTTTAAAATTTTCTGGAAAATGATAGGGGGTGGGTGAATGGGTGTTATTCTAATTATATTAGGTATAGGACTTCTAGTACTATGGTACATTGTTAACGATGAGGTAAGTAAAGCACAGAAGATAAAAGACCAGATAGGGTATAACCCTAGTACGTTCGATGAAATGATGAACTTTATATTCGCAATGGTAACTATTATCCTAACAATCTTATACGGCGTGTGTACAATATGCTACGTTATGGGGGTGATATAGATGATAACATTATATATGCTTACTACCTTAATTGTAATGGGGTGGGGTGTTAAAGTAATCTGGGATATGTGTGAGGAAGTTATAACGGACCCAGACCCTCCAACAGACGGACAGGTAGTATACATCATTGTTATGGTAGTACTTGTATCAATTATGGAAATAGGTTTGTCTGGATTACTTGCAATGTTTTGGAGTATGTGGTAAAATATACTTATAAATAGATAGGGGGTAGGTATTATGGGACTATGGTTGGTTATACTTATTATCGGAGGAGGTATGTATTACCTCTATGGGTTCGGACAGTACGTTAAAAATGGTGGTATTCGCGCAAACGGAACAAGTGTTCTTATCTGTATTGCTACAGCACTAATTTTTTGTCTGGTAATTTTTTTCATCTGGGTACTTGCAGTAGCAGCAGGAATTTTGTAAAATAAAAGTATAGGGGGTGGGTATAGTGGATGATAACATTACTTACTACGGAGTACTTATCTTTCTATGGCTCATTGTACTATTATTTGCGGGAGGACTAATTGCTCACGTTTACGATAGTATCTAATATATCAAAGTTTTTCACAGTTCCAAAAATTTTAACCTCAGGTAGAACGGTAGTAAAATACTACTTGACAAATTTATGGTTTTATGATAGGGGCGGGGTTATACCACATATCAAACCGTATGTCAAGTAAGCATATAAAAAAATAATTGTCAATAGGGTATAAAGGAGGGTCACCCCTCCTCATACTATTTATTCCATTTGCGCAAATTCTCAATCAAGTCTTCTGCTGCTCTTTGCAGGTCTCTAATAGCTACCTCCGTTTGATGCTGCTGCTTAACCACGCCTGATACGATAGCGCTAATACGCTTGGATACATACGTAGCCTCCACCAGCGCTAAATCATGTCTAACGCCCTTCATACCCTTATTAATAAGCGTCGATGCATCTATGATATGAACGTGCATATGAGCAGGTAATACAATTGAGTACGTTTGTCTAGTCTTATACATATCACCAAGCACCTCAGCATGTTTGACAATCTGCTCCAGTTCAATAATGGCAAGTTCGATATTAGCGTTCATAATATCCCATCCTTTTATCTATATAATAGTGAGCTTACAATTATAAGGGGCTTCACGCCCCGCCTAGCATGCGTACGTGTACACTTGACCCTTAATGTCATAGTATTTACGTAGCTTAGTTCTCATAGCACGAGCAGCCTTAAGAGCTTCCTTCTCATCGTAGTACGTACCGAAGTATACGCAGAATAGATATTTCCCGTCCTCATCATATGCAGAGAATTCGCAGTCATACACTTCTTCTCCGTCTTCGTCGTTATTAAATACACGTACTGCATGATAGTCCGGTTCACCGTCCCATAACTCTGCAAGCTCCTCTTTATATTCCCCTTTAATTTGCGTAATATTCTTAACGTCATAAGGTGCAGGAGTAGCCTCTTTAACCTCATTCGCTAACTCCTCGCTGATTTCCTCTTTTGGCTCGTCTAATACAGTAATACGAGTTTTAGCAACGTTAATTAAAACCCACTCATCTGTAGTCGTACGATTAACCCAAATGATATTAGTATCAAGACCGATATCAACGATACGCCCTGAGAAGAATTCACCGTTTGGACATTCAACGAATAGCAATTGACCCATATGATAAGGTGCTTCTTTTACTTCCTTAACGTCCTCAGTAATAAGCATAGCACATACCACGTGGTGCATATTGATAGTTTCTAACACTCCGCCTACGTTTAACCATACAAGCGTTTGACTATCAGTGAAGTCAGTCACATAGCCTTTGTATTGATTGCCTGACATCATTGTAACCTCTACCACTTGACCTAATTCTAATTGACCTGCTTTAATAGTTGTTTTCATATTCATCTACCATCCTTCATTATGTATGCTAGCAATGTGTTTCCCTGCTGCTCCTATAATATCTCATATATCGACTTATAATACAAGCCTTTGACAAAAAGTAAATTTATTCGCAATTGTCAGAATATTATAAACAGTTAATTTGTCAGAATATAAGATTAACTTGACATATAGCTATTACTATGATAACCACATATGCGCGCTCCTATGCAATGTAATAGGAGTTTTAAATTGTCTGATAGTCAGAATTATCTGATAACTTCCCATAACACATATTATTCTATTTGTCAAATCTATTTTAAAGCCCCTCACAAGCCCGTACAGCGATTCTAAGATATAGCCCTAGTATTTGTATTGCCTATCCTCCTAACAGCCCGTACAGAGGAAATAGCCCCTCATCCCAGCAGTACCAAGGGCTCACAAATTGTCAGAATATTTAGTCATCTTATTATTGTCAGAATTGTCTAACTATTTGAATTGTCTGACAAATAGCTCACACACGTTTACCACATATCAACGCAAATGTCAAGTTAACAATGTATTCGAAATAGTCTGATAACTTGAATAGTCACAATTGTCAGATAACTTACAAGCAGCTCCGACCGAAACAATTGTCAGAATATTTAAAATAGCCTGACTAACATAATTGCTTGAATAGTTTGAATAGTTTGAATTGTCAGTTAATTATATTGTACTCTCTTACAATTGTCAGACTATTTAGACTATTCATAACATTCAAACTATTCATAACATTCAAACTGTCAGAATATTCAAACTGTCAGAATATTCAAAATAACACGAACATTATAATTGTCAGACTATTCTATTATTCGCAATTATCAGACAATTAAGAATATTCAACTAATAATTCCCGAGGGTTTTTATCTAAATGTTCAGACAATTTAGAATAATCCGAACAATAGCACAATTCATACTATTATGACTGTCAGACTATTAGCCCCCTACCATTGTCAGATTATTTATACTATTCTTATTGTCAGAATATTTGCAATACTCTTTTAACTTGACAAATAGCCCCGTCTGTGATATTTATACGAGCTGCTAATTGTCAGAATATTTAGTTAGTCAGAATATGTATAAAAAACTTTTATTTTGTCTATGCTTGTATTGTTGTCGTTTTATGTGCTATTCTGTTTAGGCAGGTCGATGCACATTTTGTAGATACCTGTTGTCGTAATTGTCTGACAATTGTCAGATGCTGCTATTAGCTCCGATGGGCGTATTTGCTCACGAGCTAAAGGGACAAGCCCTATAGTTGCCTACGCGTTCTAGGGAGCTACTAAGGATTTTCGGCTCTGTTCCAGTGAGCTACTAGGAGTTGCGCTTGCATTCCAGTGAGCTACTAGCAAAACCACATATGATAGCAGAGAAGCCCCTCACACACCGTGAAGGGCTTTTTTGTTGTTCTAATACATTTGTACCAGTTAGTTTGTAAAACGACGTGTAACGGAGTGTGAGACACCTTAAAACACCTGTACAAGTTTGTAATACTCGTATATATTTGTGTACAAGGATGCAATCTACTCTATCTAGCATGAAGCGTATACCAGAGAAAAACCT